TTAGATATTAAAGTTGAAAAAGTCTTAGACCAAGAAAATTTAATCGCTAACCCTGTTGGTAGACCAAAGTTGAACGATGATGAGATTACCAACGATAATACTGGTAACTCTTCCAATGCTGGAACTAATGTTTCAGACATTAAGGAGTTTTCATATAATATCAAAAAGTGCCAAATTTGCGGAAAAGAACTGAATGAAGATGAAGATGTAATTTGTAACGAATGCTTGGAAGAAATGTATGAGTCTCGTATCAATGATATGAGCACGTTTACTCATATGATTCCAAAGAAAGTAAAGGAATGAAAGTGTGAATTTGATTAAAACATTTAAAGAGAAAAAGTGGCGTATTAAAAAAACCCACACAAATTCTGAACCTTGTTGTAATCATAATCCTTTAGACTCTAATACCACGTTGCAAAAAAGCACGAAAAAATTAATGGTTTCTCCTGATAAATAGTTTTACATTTGTTCGCAATGTCAAAAATGTTTCGTCTTTAATACGGACGAAAAGGGAGAATTAATAATTGAGTAAGCTTGATTATTCCCTTTTTTCAGTATTTCGTAAAGGAGGTTGATTAAATTGGACCCTACAATTATAATTGCTATAATTTCCTTTATCGGAACTTGTGTTGGTACTATTGGCGGTATTATTACCACTAATAAATTAACCAATTATAAAATCGAGCAGTTGCAACGCAAAGTGGATGCTCACAATAATCTAATTACTCGCACCTATGAATTGGAAAAGAATATGGGAATCGTTTTTCAGAAAATCGAGGAAAATAAATCCGATATTCAAGATATCAAAAAAGATGTCAAAGGAATTATGGAGAAACTATAAAAAGGAAAGTGAGAGGACAATAATATGGTAAGTAATAATTATACGCCAGAGATTGTCGAAGCTTTAAATGATTTGTTAGGAAGCTTCTTTCAAATGAACTCTGCTTCTGATAACATGGCTTACGCTCTTGATTGTGAGCTTAATTGCCCCTGCGCTTCTCAGGTGTTTCACTTGAAATTCGCTCATGTGTTTCCAAGTGATACCTTCGCAGATAAATTAAGTGAAGTAATGATTCAAGAAGGTATTCGCCCTGTTCGTAAATCTCTTAACGGTAATGAAGATACTTATGAAAATATCGAATTGCTGTTTAACGATGCCTACACAGAAATGGATTCTTTGAAGAGAAAAATTCTTGATACTATTGAATTTTTAGATTACAACAAGTCATGTAAGGTTTTTGTAATTGTTCTGGAAAATATGGCAGAAGTCGCTAGCTCCCTCCTTCATCAATGTGATATTTGGAGACAAAAAGCTAAACTGTACAGCGCTTCTCCTGAATTATTCGATGCTGAATTCGAAGGATTTACAAAAATCTAATTTGTAAAATAAGTTAACTATACAAAATAGGATATTATACAATACAATGGGCTATGTTTATTTTATAACCAACGGGGAAAATATTAAAATAGGATATACTAAAAATTCAGTTCAGAAAAGACTAAAACAATTAAATACTGGCAGTGATAAGCAATTATATATCTTAGGATATATGAAAGGCACTATGGCTGATGAGGAAAACCTTCATTCTAAATTTTAGCAATATAAAATTAGAAATAATGGAGAATGGTTTGAGCCATCAGATGATATATTGGACTATATTAATGTAGTTAACATTGTTCCTAATTGCCACGTTCGGAAGAACGAGGCTTGGAATAACAAAGTAATGGCTATGACTTCTGTATCATTGTCATTTACATCATGAGGAGAAAGGAGGAAGAAAAATATTGGATAAAAAAGTTCTGAAATTTGAACTTTCTCCGCAAAGTTTGAAAATTAAGAATGTGTTAAAAAATGACTTTATTGCTATCGACGTTTACGCAATTTCTGATGTCTACCCTAATAGAAATAATAGTTATTTTCCCGTGTCTGCTATGCAAGATGCTAAACCTACTTTCTATAATAAACCCGCTCTTGGCGCTTTTGATGTCGCTCATGATGACTTTAAAGCTCATGAAATGGAATATAGATGGGATAATGAGTTACAACAAGATTATTTTGACTTTACTAATGGTAAATGCGAAGTCCCACTTGGCGTAATTCGTGGCGAAGATTTGGTTGAAATTGTCGAACATGACGGTCAAACTTGGGTGCATTTTACTTGCGTTCTTTGGGCTAAATATGCTTATAAACAAGTTAAAAGATTGCTTAAGGATACTAAAAAGAAAATTTCTGTAGAAATAGAAGTCCTTGAAAGTCATATAGATGAAAATAAAGTCGAAGTAATAGATAAATTTATTTTTGATGGATTTACTATTCTTGGTTCTGCTGTTACTGAAGCTATCCCTAATGCACATTTAACCATTCTTGATAAAATTAATGACGCTGTTTATCAGAAACAGGAAAAATGCCTATCTTTCGCTTATAAAGAGTTGGAAGATAATAACAATAAAGACAAAAATTCTGGCTCTGATACAGATAATAAAAATGAAGATTTCGATTCCACTATTCTTGATAACGGAGTTGTTAATGAAAAAGTGGACGAAATCACAATGGATAATGAACAAAGAGGGGAGGAACCAAAAACAATGACCTATGAAGAGAAAAGACAACTTCTCGAATCTTTTCTGAATAGCGGTCTTGATGAGAATGCTTCTCATTATAGTGTCACGGAAATTAACGATAATGTTGTTTGCTTTAGCCTTGAGGATGAAAATTTTAAGGCTACTTATAGCATCAACGAAGAAAATGTCGCTAATGTTGATATGGACGCTAAAGAAAAGATTGTACTCTCTAAGGATGAAAATCCTGAAGACGAGAGTGGTAAAGAGACTGAATCCAAGGAATGTGAATCTGAAGACGGCAAGTGCGAAGTCTGCGGTAACAACCCTTGCACTTGTGCGCATGAAGATGACGATGGTAATAAGGATGACGGTCATAAAGAGAATGAGTCTAAAGATGACAAAAATGATGATGACCATGACCATGATGATGATAATGATGATAACGACGATGATGACGGCAAAAAGGAAACCGAGGCTGAGGATAACGATGGTGAAAAGAAAGTCGAAAATTGCGAAGACCCCGCTCAGTTTGCCGCTACCGATGTAACTGTCGATGAATCTCATGCTGACCATGGACAGATTGAAGGTGAAGAGCTTGGTTCTCCTAAAGTTGATACTGATATCCTCAAAGAACACGATGATGGCAGTATTTTAATCGGCCAACCTTCTGGTGAAAGTAATGTTATTCAGGATACCCACTATGCTGTCGGTGATGAACAACTTACTGCTGATGAACTTTATGAGAGATTCAATACTCTTAATACCTCTTTCGCTGAACTGACTGAAAAGTATAACGCTCTTAATGCTCAGTTTAATGCAAAGAAAAATGCCGAACTTTATGCTTTGGCTTGCTCTTTGGTCGATTCTGAAGAAGACTTGACTGAGGAAAATGCTACTAATATTAAGGCATTTATGAAAGAAAATTGTGATAACAGTACTTATGCTTCCGATGAGGAACTTAATGAGGCTGTTGACCATAAAATTGCAGATGCTCTTTATGCTCAGAAGAAACTTAGTAGAAAAGCTAAGGAAAAAGAGTTCTCTGCTGATATCGTTAAGGATAAACCTGTTGTTACTGAAGTGAACGACAGCGCAAATAACCTTAAAAATGCAATGAAAAATCTTAACAAGATTTAATTAAAAAAGGAGGATAACTTTATTATGAAATTTATTGAGAAGATTTTGATGGCTTCTGAAGATGTTAAAAGCTATCTGGTTTCTGGCGTTTGCAAAGACAAGGAACTCGCTGATGGTTCTTTGGTTGAAATTGGCGACCTTATCGACCATGAGGTTTATAAGGGTCTGAAGGATATGAATACTCGTGAGATTAAGCCTTATGCTGGTACTGGTCGTGTTGGTATCGTTGACTATGTTGGCGTTTCTAAGGGTGAAATCATGGGCGTTATTTACAGTGAGGGTGTTAAGACTTGCGGTCTTCCTTGCCCTGCTGGTGCTCATACTCGCGTTCGTTGCCTCAAGCTTGGTGACGAGTTCTATCTCGGCGAAGATAATTTTGAGTCTGCTCCTACTGCTGGTCAGTTTGCCATTGCTGGCTCTGACGGTCAGTGGGCTCCTGCTGCTGTTGCTGCTGATGATAAGCTCTGCGTTAAGGTCGAGTTTGGTAAGGATAAGATTATCGGTGTCAAGAATGAAGGTAAGAAGTTCTATTGCACCGTTATCCACGAGTAATTTTAAATTATTCTTAAATAATTGTTCTTAAATAACTTGAATAGTTTAAAATAAATATTGATATTTACTTTATGATTTTTATAAATTAATTAAGGAGGATTTTGTTATTATGAAACAAATTTTTAGTTATAACAAATTCAACGAAGATGTCGCTGATGGTCTCGTTGAAACTTGCTATTCTTTGGCTCAGAAGTCCATTGAGGGTAAGAACAACACCCCTGAGTATGTTGAGGCTAATAAGACCTTTAACGAAGAGTTTATGAAGTATTGTGTTGAGAACGCTGGCATGAAGTGGAGCGGTCTCGATATGATTAAGAATCCTATGGTCTACAAGAAGAGTGGCTTCCTTGAGACTTTCGATACCATCCTTGCTGGTGCTATCACCCCTGTCGTTCCTACCGTTGCTGCGGCTGGTTATGAACAGCTCTATGATGTCACTCAGGTCGGTTTCGGTGATGTCGCTAAGTATGAAGTCGATAGCAATGAGCTCTTCATCGTGAATAGCCTTGCTGAAGGTATTGCTCGTGGTGGCGTTCAGACTGCTTCCAACACTGAGTATACTATTTCTGCTAAGAGAGAGCAGATTTCTCTCTATGTGGATTGGTATCATGTGGCCGCAGGAAGGACCGATTGGGGCAAGCTTCTCCAGAAGATTGGTGCTTCTTTTGCCGCTTATATTCAGGCTCGTCTTGCCAAGGTAATGGCTACCATTATTACCAATAATACTAATGGTAAAAATGAAGATGGTATCGCTGGCTATATGGCTAACGGTCTTACAGATGAAAACTGGCTTAAAGTTGCACGTTTGGTAAAACTTGCCAATGGCGGTGCTGATGTTTATGCTCTCGGTACTTCCATTGCTCTTGCTTCTGTTCTTCCCGACAGTGCTAAGGGCTTCCGTTATGGTGAGGATAGCGCTATCGTTAAGGATGGCTTCCTGCCTGATTACAAGAATGTTCCTCTGATTGAACTGGGCAACGCTCTTGTTCCCAATACTATTAATGGTGAGCCTGAAGTCGTTCTTCCTGATGATATCATTTATTTCCTTCCTCTTGGCATGAATAAGCCTATCAAGGTTGTCATGGAAGGAAATACTGTTTCTGTTGAGAAGGACCCCTTGTTTGCTGCTGACCATACCTACGGTTTCACTGTTGATATGCGTATGGGTATGGACGCAATTGTTGGTAGTAAAGCGGGAGCTATTACTCTTAACTAATATAATTAACTAAAAAGATTCTATGAAAAGAGGAACCACAAACAAAAATATCTTATTGGGTCCATATAAAGAAGAAATTATTTCCTCCTACGAAAAAGGAGAAACAATAAGAAATATTGCGTCTTCTTATAATGTGGACCCAAGAACAGTTAGTAATTTTTTAAAATAGTTTGGAATTAATATAAAAAAGCCACACCCTCCTAAAATATATACTATAAATGAAGATGTTTTTAAAAGTATTGATACAGAAGAAAAAGCATGGGTGTTGGGGTTTATATATGCTGATGGATATATAGATTCTTCAAAAACAAAATTAAAAATTACGTTAACTGAAAAAGATAGAGATGTTTTAGAAAAGATAAGACATATTCTTCGGTCAAATTCCCCCATAAGGAGAAAAGAGGGAAAATAGATTAAAGGGACAAATTATTTTGGAAATTCTACTGTTACTTTAATGATAAGTAATGCTCAAATTTGTCAAGATTTAGAAAAGCACGGAGCTTTTTACAAAAAATCTTTAAAGTTATAGTTTCCTCTTTTCTTGAAAGATGAGTTAATTAAGCATTTCATAAGACGGTATTTTGATGGCGATGGATGTATAACTTTTGGCAGAAATAATTTTCCAAAAGTATCTATCGCAAGTAATGGAGAATTTTTAGAGCGGATAAAAGAAAATCTTAAAACAGAAGGAATAGTTGGTCATATATATGCATCTAGCTAGTCCAAAGTTGAAGAAATAGAAATATCTTCTCATATTAGTGTAAAAAAATTTTTGGATTACATTTATCAAAATGCTACAGTTTTTATGGAAAGAAAATATTAGCGATATAAATGTTTTTTCGAAACTGGTAAAATGTTTGAAAAATATTAATTATCATGTTTAAAAGGTTTAAAAGGAGATTGTAAAAAATGGCTGTAAATAAGAAAACTATTAAAAATACAGAAGAAGTTGTAAACGAAACTAATAAGGAACAAATTGCTGAGAATGCGGAGACTTCTGTTAAGGAGTCTCCTGCTACTCAGTCTTCTATCTCGTTAGAAGATATTCAAGCTATGATGGCAAAGTTCCAGTCTACAATTGAATCTTTGAGTAGTGAACTCAAGGAAGAGAAAGCAAAGAACGAAAAGTTGGCAGAAGCAATCAAAGAATCTACTTTGAATGATAGAGAGGGCGATACAGAAAGTTCTTTTAAGGAAAAAGAAGTACAGGATAATACTTCTAATACAACAGAAAGACTTCTGGAAATTCTTGGCAATAGAAAGAGTGACAAGGAAATTGTTATTGTTCATAATCGTGAGTTGCTTGGTGGGCTTTCAACCGCTATTCAACTTACTGGTTTGACTATTAATTTCCATACTCTCGGTGAACAGCGTGTTCTTAGCTGGCAACAGTTTGAGGAATGTGTTTCCAAATATCGTAAGTGGTTCGATAAAGAAATTATTCTTTTGGCTCCCGAATTCGCCGATGTTGCGGAACGTTATAATGTATCTTGTTTGAAGAGAGAGGGTCATGCTGTTGTTACGAAGGGAGACCTCGTAAATATTTACAAGAAGAGTGAGCGTGAGCTTGAGGATTACATGAATTCTTTGACTGAAGCTGATAAAGACTTTATTTGTTCTTATTGGCTTGGAAAGTGCTATGAAAATGATGCTAAATATCGTGTTAGAAGTAAAGTTGAGCTTCTGAACAGAATTTCTAACAAGGGTGTTTTTGACAATCTGTTGGCTCAAATGAATTTTGATTCAATAAGACATTAAACAAATAAGGAGGGTTTAAATGGGCATTTTGTTTAGTGATGTCTATCGAAAAGCAATAGCCTTATTTGATGACCCAAGGATTACGACAGCGTATGAGACTAATCCTTTGCAATTTAATAAGATAATGTACACCTATTTGCAAAATGCAATATCTATGTTTAACAACCCTCTAAGCGTTTCTTTACGTTTATCTCAATATAAAGAACCAAAAGGTATCATGCAAGTTTTTGAAGGGGATGGTAAGAATAATAAATTCGAACTTGACCCTGAGTTTGAGATTCAGGATAATTCAGTATATAATTATATTGAGGGAGAATTATTGGTGCAAGGCTCGATTGATAAAGAAGCTCACACTGTAGAATTCCCCGATGTGTTACCTGAAGGCAAACAATATGCAGTTGAACAATATTACGTCGGTGAATTTACTGATAATTTTGAAGGTTTAACTAACAAAAATGTAAATGGTACAGGTTTAGTGGTAGGTTATGTTAAAGATATTCTTGCTCGTTTGCTTGTAAAGGCATGGGGAGAAGAAGAACGCAATTTGTTATTAGATATTCGCAATTTAATGCAAGACAGCGATTTCAAGATTATGTCTAATGACCGTATCTTAAAAGCGAAAAATGAATGGGTAGACCAACTTGATTCAGAAATATACAATTATCAAAATAGACTTGCATGGCAAATCCGTTTTATGGGTGGTAGTAAGTTTATAGGAAGGGGGTAAAGATGGATAAAGACAACAAGAACTTCAAAGTAGTTTTATCTATTAATGAGAAAATTATATGCTTAGAAGAAATAATTTCAAAATTGAAGAAAGTTCTTTATGTATATGACAAATCTCAAGAACCCGATTCCACTTATAATTACCGTGTGTATTGTGGTGGAATAATGATGTATGTTTCGTCAAGTAATATTCTTTTTGATGGTGAATTAGTAAGTATTATAATTAATATCAATGCTATTTTAACGAATCAATTAGATAAAGGACAGATTAAGAAATTAATATTTGAATCAATCAATTATGCAGAGTATTTATTAAAGAAATACAAAAACGAAGGCTAAGGAGATTATGGATTAAAATGGCGATTTTAAATACTACTGATATTGTTGATAGCAGTATCATGCTCAAAGCTCGTTTAAAGCATAATATGGTTGGAGATAATTATTATATTCAAAATCTGCAATATAAACGCAATTAGGATTGGGAATATAGATATAATACTGTTGACATAGAAGAAGAAAAAGACCGACAAATTGAATACACAACCAAAATGCCTGAATATACACCTCTTGAAACTGTTGTTATAAGAAATGTTAAGGGTGAACGTGGTGAAGATTTGGGTACGGACTGGGCAGAAATTTCTTTTAGAGATTTGAAATATCCAAATCCTCTTGGAAAAAGATATCGTTTTTCTTTGGAATTTCAGGATTTAAGCGTTATGACAGAAGAAGAAAAACATTATAATACGAGTGTTTGGATTGCTATAAATAATTCTCCTATAAATCCACGGAATTCTTGTGTAATTCGTAGATGTAATGCTAATATTGCATTACTTGGGTCTTCAACAAACAGTCAAACAGATGCCACTGAAATAAGGTATGAGCCTATTGTACTGGAAAACGAATTGAAATATATGAACCAGTATTATAACAAAACTTTGGTAATACCTCAAGCTGAGTGGTATGTCACGATGCAATTAAATTATTTTTCAAATGCTGTTAAAATTAATAGCCGAGTTATTCTTGGTGGCACAGATTAGAACGACATTGAAAATAATGCTATATATAAAGTTAAAGCTGTTATAAAGAGTACATCCACCAAAACTTTTGCAAAAAGTGGTTTTACTGGATTAGAAGATATACCTTTCGTGGTCTTGGCGTTGGATAAAGATTTATGGAGTGCTAATGACGATGCTGTAACACGTGTCGCTAATAATGCTCCTTTATATCTTATTCCAAAAAAGGAAGACCTTCACGATGAGGAGTATCATATTACTCTTAAAGATTGTGATGATTATAAAATAATTCTTGGCAATAGCAAAGAATGTGAAACTGAATTAAGTTTCAAAGGTGGTACACTTTCCACTCACTTCGAGTACAAAGTTGTTTTAGATGGTATAAAAGAAGAAAATTGGTCTAAATATTATGAATTTGAACAAACTGGTGATAACACCTTTAAGATTAAAAATTTAAAAGCTTGCAATAGAGGTACATTAGATGTAATTGCTACTTGTATCGACCCTGATGTTGCAGGGGTTACTATTAGTGAGACTTTTAGTTTTAAATTGGGAGGTTTTTATTAATGTTAGATAGTAGTTATGCACCATCTGCATTTAACCGCTTTGTAAATTTAGATGGAGTAGAAGATAGAATAATTTATTATTTGTTATCTCCTAATAAAAAAACTCCTGAAGAATTAGAACAAACTCATATTATTTGGAAACTTTTATATTATAATGATGCAGATGCTCTTAATAGAGAATTGCCTACATATCAATAGATTACTTCTTTAATATGTTCTGATGATATAACACAAACCGACAAACGTATTTTTAGAAGTCCTCATTTTGAAGATGCTTGGACGGTTGAAAGTACGTTATTAAAAATTTATATCGACCAAATTATTCCTACAGATAGATACAAAGCTGTTGTTAACTTTGGAATTGATATAATTACACATAATAAATGTATTAATATCAATCCAAGTGATGATGATAAAACTTATCCTGTTGATACGGTTGACGGGGTTGAAATTCCTATTACTGGAAAAAGTCGTGTTTCTACCTTGTTAAAAGCTGTTTTGTTTTTGCTCAATGGCGCTCATGTACAGGGTGTTGGCAATTTAGAGTTTTCAACAATGATGAGTAGATTCCAATAGGCTCAATATGGAATTTGGAACAACAGAAATTTTGAAGGAATTAAAGTTGTATTAGGATGCTACATGAGTGGGGTGTCTTAATTGGCAATATCTAAAGAGTTACAAGCTAAAATGGAAATGTACGAACAAGCCTATTTCGGTCTGGATTTACCAGTGCCATTTAAAGGCTTGTTAATTTATCCAGTTTTAACGAAAGATTACTATAATTTTTATGCTAATTTATCTTGTTTTACTCAAGATAAAAATATTAAAGAAATAAAAGTTGTAGATGAAAATGGAATAGAAACCACTAAAAAAGTGGCTAATCCTGAAGGTATTGGTATGTCTTATATGGCATATTTAATATAGAATATGGAAAATCAAGAATATGGACCTATGGTTACTTCTTAGGTAATTAATATGTTCGAACTTGTGCTCCATGAAAAAAATGGTTTGTTTTGTCCTCATTGTGGATTCAAACGAACTTAGTTTGAAGTTATCAAAGAATATGCTAAATTCCAAGAAACATTACCTGATAATTTAAGCGAAACTGAAAAGAAAGTTAAAGCTCTTGAGTTTATTAATAATTATGCTATATGTCCAGAATGTAAAAGTAAGATGAGAGATATTTATGGTATAAAAACAGAAGCTAATGGTATGAAAAAATTATATATATATGATATAGTTTTAGAGCCTAAAGAACTTGATGAATTTATAGCTATTATCACGCATCAAAACATTTTAGATTATGATGGAGATAAGTATATTGACCCTAATTTAAGAGAAGAGATGGAATTAAAGGCGAGGATGTAGAACAAGAATTACACTTCTCCAAGTTTGGAAAAAATGCTTGTTTGTATATCTATTAGTTCTTCATATACTATGGAGATGTTAAAAGAACAAGTAAGTTTGAGAAAACTTTCTTTAATGCTAAAAACCATTGATGCTAAGGGGTATTATTATGCTTAGATTTAGGGTGCTATGTCTCGGCTAGTTTAGTTTAAACGGGATATTCCCCATTGGATATTTACTGATAACAAGAAAGATATATCTAAAGAAATTATGACGATGAATGATTTCCAAAAGAAGTTTGCTTCTGTTACATAATTAAAAGGAAAGGAGTTGCTATGGGAAAATCTAAATTAGATGGTACTTCTGTAATTGAAGATTATCTTGGTGGTATTTCTTCTGAACAATTGAGTGAGAGATACGGTATGAGTTCAGTTGCAATAAGAAACTATTTAAAGAAAAAAGGAATAGAAATGAGAAGTGCTTATGATGCAATTTACGATGACCGTAGAGCATCTCCATACACTTTTAATGAACATTGGCTAGATGAATTAGATTGTCCTGAAAAATTTTATTTCTTGGGGTTCTTCGCTGCTGATGGTTGTAATTTTAAAAAACAAAATGAAGCCAAAATAAAACTTCAAAAAGGAGATTTAGAGCTTTTAGAAAAATTTAAAAAATTACTTGAAAGTGATAGACCAATTTATGAAGTTTATGACAAACCAAACGGAAGTAGAAAAGGAAGTTATTCGAGCAATTTTAGATTAACGAGCAAATATTTTTGTTCGCGTTTAGAAGAACTCGGTTTACCAGAAAGAAAAACTTATTGTTTACATTTTCCAGATTATATTCCCGAAAAATATTTGAGAGATTATGTTCGACGGATATTTGATGGAGATGGATGCGTAAGTGTTATTCATAAGGGAAAAGCAAGAGGTATGACAGATATTGCTGGTTATCCTAATTTTCTAAAAGAATTAAAAACAGTTATAGAAAAAGTTTTGTCAATTAATATTGTTTTTTATCAAAACAAAGAAAATTGTGCTCATTTGAAAATTAATAGATAGGAAGATATTAAAATATTTTTAGATTGGATGTATAAAGATAGTACTTTGCATTTAAAAAGAAAATATCAAAGATATCAAGAATTCTTGTCTATTAGGGACTACTCCATAGAAACTAAAGGGCAAAAACAAAGAAGAATTAAAACTCAAGAAACAGAAATAATAAATGCTTATTTATCTTGTGTTGATAACAAAGAAATTTGTGAAAGATACAAGATATCTAATAATACTTTGTATAAAATTTTACAAAGAAATGATGTAAAACCTTTCAAAGAAAAGGAAAGAATAAATAAATAAGGAGGATATATATTATGTTATTTTTAGCTGGTGTAGGCCGTGCCACTCTTCTTGATGGCGAGCGCCTTGTCGCTACTGCCAATACCTTAATTGATTCCAGTATTACCATAGGAATTTCGTTCGAAGACCTCCGCGCTGGACAAGGCAATAAACTTTATGGTCGTTATGCGCATACTTCTACTTTTGACCTCAAGCTGACCGATGCTATGTTCTCTCTTGAGTATCTTGCTATGAATACTGGTTCTGAGGTTGAACTCGGTGGTGACGCTATGAAAGATGAGAAGCTCACTGCTGATGCTACTGGTAAGGTTACTCTGTCTTACAAGGCTGTTCCTATGGTTGGTAATACCAATGTTTATGCTTATGTTAAGAAATCTGGCACCGATGAGGGTTATCAGCGTTATGCTGTTACTGGTGATGGTGTTAATGAAGTCGCTCTCGGTGAAGCTCTGAAGGACGCTGAAGTTTGTGTTCGTTATATGTATCATAATGACATTGCTTCTAAGATTACTATTAGCGCTAATTTCATTCCTAAGACTCTGACTTGCATTCTTGAGGCTAATCTTTACAACGGTGGTTCTTGTGATGTTGAGACCTCTACCCTTGCTGGTAAGGTTATCATCAAGGTTCCTCGTTTCATGCTCAATGGTTCTCAGGAACTCAGCATGAGCGCTTCTGGTGTTTCTAACACTTCTATTGAAGGTTCTGCTCTTGCTTCTGGTTGCGCTGGTTGTGATGGCGACGGTGTTTATGCTGAAATCGTTCAGGTTCTTGAGAATAAAACTGCTGCTGATATGTTCGCCAGTATTGTTATTGAGGACAAAAACCAGACCGCCAAGGCTGGCGATAAGATTGAACTTAACGTCTATGCTTGCCCTGTTGATGGCGCTCCTATTAAGCTGAATCCCGACCAGTATAATGTTACTGTTACCACTGGTTCTAGCACTTATGCTAATGGTATTGTTACCGTTGCGGATACTAGTGTCGTTACTGTTAAGTTTGTACCTAATGACAAACTTTCCGACACTATGAATATTACTGTTGCTTAATTTAATTAACGAACAGGAGATTAAAATAAATGCTTTGCAGTAATGCACAGCAGGAAAATGGTGGAAGAATAACGTGCAGAGTCGATGGGAAAGAACCTCATCGGCTCTGTCCTTATCAAAAATATTGTCATTAGAAGTGTGCATGGGAAAATTCTCCTGCCATGACGAGCTGTGAGAGGAGATTAAAAAATGGATGAAATGAACAGCGCTTTTGATATTGAGGTTTCTCCAAAAAAAGAAAACAAAGAGAAGCAGATTCAATATAAGAAGTATGACAAAAACAAGCACAACAAGGAAATTGTAAAAGAAGAAATTGTTGAGCCTGTTAAGCAGGAGTTAAAAAGTGTCACTGAAGAAGAAGTTAAGCCTATTGTCGAAAAGTCTAAATTAAAAGAAGGTTGGGCAAGAGGTATTGTACATAGTAAGTGGAAAACTTCTGCTTGGGTAATTCTTGAAAATGGCACAGGTCTCACAATGGATAATTTTGGCAAATACTCTATTGGTGAGACTGTTGAATTTGAATTGCCTTCTTGGTATAAAGATTTACAAAAGAGTAAGTAATGACAAATAAACTGAGGATGGGGTTAATCCCATCCTCTTTTTAGACGCGAAAGAGAATAAAAGTATCATTTTATTTGGTAAAACAGGCTCGTTTTTCCCAGTAAAATCAAGGATTTTGAAAAGCATCTTTTTAATGAAGATTTTATTTGGCAAAGATTTTTCTCAAAGTCCTTGACAAAAACATTAATATTTGGTATTATGTGTATACAAATAATAATGTATATAAATATATCAAGGCAAAAAATCTACAATTAAAAAAATTGTATTATTTGTATTATAGAAATATAATATAAGTTCCTATAATAGCATAGGGGGTAAAGTATGAGTAAAAGCAAAGACAAGATTAGAGTAAGTTTTATTGGTAATAATGCTACGGGCGTTGCTGGTTCTATGACTTTAATCACATGGGGAAAACCTCAGCGTTCTATTTTAGTAGAAGCTGGTCTTGTGCAAGGAGAAAAAAGTTTACTTGGCGAATATTAGGTAAATAACGCAAATTTTAAATTTAAAACAAAAAATATTGATTATGTTTTTATGAGCGATAATCACGGGGACCATTGCCTTTTGTTTCCTTTGTTAGTAAAAAGAGGTTTTAAAGGAAAAGCATTTGTCCCTGAAGGATTTACGGATATTTTTAAACCGATGGCATTAGACAGCGCTAATATTATGGAGCGAAATGCTCTTGATTTAACTAAAAAATTCAAAAAAAATTATCCTCCAATTTATGATAATGGGGACGTTTACGCTGCCACAATGCTGTTAGAAGAATGTGAATTTAATAAAAAGATAAAGATTGACGATGATATTACTGTAGAGTTTGTTCCTGCTGGTCATACTTTACATTCTTCAGGCATTATTCTTTATATTAAAAATGGTAATACAATTAAAAAAATTGCGTTCACAGGAGATATGGGAAATATAGCAATGCCTAAATTGTTTACCAATACTTTTCAACCCATTCAAAGCTCTAATTTGTTAATTTCTGAAACAACTTATGCTGATGCAAAAAGAAGTGCGAATGGAAAAGATAGAGAAAAAGATATAGAAAAAATTAAATCTATAATATATGATTATGTAATAGATAGAGAAGACGGGAAAATTCTATTTCCGACTTTTAGTTTTATGAGAACTCAAATTATTTTGAGTATATTGTTTGATTTGTTTTATACAGATGAGAAGTTTACTTGTCCAATTTATGTGGCTTCTCCGTTAGCTTGTAAAATTTGCGATGTTTTTGACACGCATTTAGAAGGAGAAGAACTCGAAAAGTGGCAAAAGATTAGAGGATGGAGTCAAGTTCATTTTATAAAAGATTTTGAGACTTTAGAGAATTTGTTGAATAAACATACCAAGGAAAATTCAGCAGCATTGTTCTTGGCCTCATCACGGTTTATGCAACGGCGGTATTCTGTTTATTTGGCGGAAAAATTACTGCCAAGTTCTAAAAATATTATCGCTTTTTGTGGTTACGCCACTCCTACAAGTTTGGCTGGTAAGATAAAACAAAAGAAAACAAAAACTATTGCAATTAATGGAAAATCTGTTCCATGTAGAGCAAATGTTATTAATCTTCAAAGTTTTTCTAGCCATATTCAACACGATGAATTACTTAAGTTACTATCTGGTGGATATGGTCAGGCAAGTTATGAAAAAATTGCGCTTGTTCATGGAGATTTTGATGGTAAGGTCAAGTTTGCTGAGGAGCTAAAAAAAGAAATTAGCAAACGAAATAGAACAGATAAAGTTATAATTGTAAACAAATCGACAGAAATCTTACTTTGATAATTAGTAGAAATACTTTTTATATAAAGAAAAGGCTTGGGACAGGGAGTAGCTACCTTTTGTTCTATCCTGTTTAAGAACAATTACCAAGCTGTATTCTTTTTTAATACTATAACAGGTGGTGTTAAAAATGGAAGTAAAGAAAATTGAACATAAGGAATTAAAATTGATTCCAACCATACTAAAAGACGAAAGGGAACTTTCCGCTCATACTAAAGAGGTTCGTAGAAAAGAACCAAGCGGTGTGTATGTAATAACTAATTTAATCAACGGAAAATTTTATATTGGTAGTAGTGTTGGTATTAACACTCGTTGGTGGAATCATTTGGTAGATTTGAGAAATGGAACGCATGAAAATCCACATTTGTAGAATTCTTTTAATAAATACGGAGAAGAGAATTTTGCTTTTTCAATAATTGAAGAAGTAGAATTTGATGAAAAGGACAAAATTGCTTCTGTTCGTTTAGTTAGAGAATTAGAATAGATTTATTTAGATTATTATCAACCTTTTGATGGAAAAATCGGTTATAATTTAAGCAGAATTGCTAACGGTGGTAAAAAGCAACATACAATAGAAGATATAATTAATGGTAAATCTTCTTTTAATATTTAGCAATTTAATTGGGCTATTGATATGTTATGTAACACAACGGATAGTTTTGGAAAGATAAGTGAAAAAACAGGTATTAAGAAAAGTACTATAAAGCGGTTTTATTATAAAGTTATTATGCCTGATTTAATGAAAAGTTTTACTTTTCTTCCAAGAACTAAGAATAAGAAATTAGAAAAAATAGCTTCAAATCCAGATGCACTTAAAGAATTTAAGGAATTAATAGTCACAAAAAGTCGGCAAAAAGAGCTAAGGCGAAAATATGATTGTGATATTAGTACATTAAGAAATTGGTGTAAAAAGCTTAATATAAATACTGAAGTAGAGCTAGAAAGTAGATATATAAAACAAGAAGAAGTTTGTTAGTACACTTTATTGGGAGAGATAGTTAAAACTTTTCCAGATGTTTATTGTGCAGCAATAGAATTAAATATTAATGCTGAAGCAATCAAAGGAGCTTGTAAAGGAGTTCAAAAAACAGCCGAGGGATATTATTGGTCTTATGGAAGGAAAAATTTTCCTAAGCCAACATATTTAGATTTATGTTTGGGATAGTATTTCGATTTAGACAAAAGATTAAGTCCGATAGTAATGTATGATGTAAATCATATTCCTGTAGCTTTTTATTCAAAAATTAAAGATATAGAGAAAGATGGTTTTCTTGAAGGAGAAATTTATAAGAATTGTGCTGGACAAATTGAATGTTACAAAGGTTATTATTTTCGTTATGCTAAAGATGTTCCAGAAAAAGATTTAAAATATTTGTATAAAAAGCTTTACAAAGCTTTTTAAATAAACCTATTGACACAAGAGGTCAGGGTTGCCAGAGAAGTTGTATATTGGGCTACCATCCAGTGATGCAATGGAGGCTTATTAGGGTTGTCAGGTTTCCACAGGGTAGCAATTAAAACTGTCCGACCAACATACTTTCATGTGTGGTTTCAAACGGAAGAGAAAGGCGTTTTAAGGTGTCGGCATAAACTTTATTACCTTATATACCATGTTGTATATTTAGGCCAGCTACAAGGCATAGTCTTGCGGCTTTTTAATGTGGCGTCCATGAGCACAGGATGAGGACTTAAGGAAGACCAAATTTACGGGTTTGTAAAGAGGGCTTGAGCCACATATCTCATGTACCATGTGTACAAGGAGTTCCTTAAGACGTTAGAGTTTAGCTTTAGCGTTTTATGCAATAAAGAAGAACAGGACAGGGAATAATTAACCTTTTGTTAAAATTTTGTTTGTTTAACAATTACTGTTCCTTCAAATATATTTTTTAATAAAATAAAAGGATTAAAAGGTATTAAAATGGATAAAATTAAGAATGATACTTTAGATGATTTGTTTTGTTTAGAGGAGCTTGGTCCAGAAGCTAATTTACAACTTCCAGACCCTATTTTAGTTTAGAAATATAGGTCACTTAAAAACAGGGAACTATGGATAACCAAGGACATCGACGAAACTTTGTTTCAAGAAATGCAACAAATTATTCGCTGGAACAAAGAGGATGCTGATAAAGATATTCCTGTTGAAGACCGCAAGAAGATTTTTATTTACGTCCATTCTTATGGTGGGGATTTGTATTCAGCGATGGGGTTTTTGTCTGTTATGAAGCTTTCGAAGACGCCTATCGTCACCGTTAATCTCGCTTGTGCTATGAGTTGCGGTGCTATGATTCTTATTAATGGTCATAAAGGTCATAGATATTGTTTAAAGAACTCTACTGCGCTCCTGCATTCTGGTAGTGCTATGCAACGGGGCGATTTTAACGCCGTTCAACAGCAGAATCAACAATATAAAAATTTGATTTCCAGAGTTCATAATAATATTATTGAGAACACTACTATTTCCAAGGCTACCTTAACCAAGAAATTGAAGACTGATTGGTATTTAGATGACACTCAACAGTTGCAGTATTCTTTAGTTGACCATATTGTTGATGACATTTCACAGATTCTTAATTAAGGAGATTTAAAATGGCTTTAGTTACAGATAAAGTACCCGAAGGTTATCTTCGTGAAATGCGTCAATTAATGATGGATATTTCAAATGGTGACGCAACTTGGAGTAATGCAAACGATATTCGTAAAAAGTATGGTTTGCCTTCTCTGACTATTGATACAATTCGTAGAGGTGCGCTGCTTTATTCTGAATTTAATGCTTCAGGATGGGTTAACGAACCTGTTAATAAAAACATTCCTACCAAGAATACTACTACTTTAGATAGTAATGGTGTGAGAACAAGTGAAAAATTCGTAGCTTTGTCAGAAGATGAGCTTACGGATAAAACAGCTCTTTTAAAAGCACACGGGTATAATCCAGTTCAGTTTGAATTGCTTAATGCTAAGAATAGTATTTGGCAACAAGGTGATGGCAAAGGTGGTTTGAAGAATCTTTATTCTTCTCGTATTACTGTAAAGCCTACCGATTGTGGCTTAGATTTAGAAGAGCTAAGAAAATATTTTGAAGGTTTTAAATCTCCTCGTAAGACAGAACATATTAGAGGAGATATTAGTAATAAACCAAATGTAGTTTTCTTCAGTCATCTTGATGTACATTTTGGTAGAATTTCTCAGCCCTATGAAACAGGGGTCGAGTATAATATGGAAATTGCAAGACAGAATATGCTTTCTACCACTAAAAAGATGATTGATTCTGTACATTGGAATAATGTGGGAAAGATTATTTATATGGTTGGTAACGATTATTTTAATAGTAGTTTTACTGGCTATACAACAAGTCAATCTCATATTCAGGATAATGAAGGAACTTTTAACACCATCTTCAAGAAAGGCACAGAAGCCTTAATTGAAGTTATAGATATGCTTAGTAGAGTAGCGCAAGTAGAAGTTGTCTTTGTTTCTCGGAATCATCGGAGATTCGAAGATTTTACATTAATGCAGATAATTGAAGCATATTATAGAAATGTAGAGGAAGTTAAAATTGATGCAAGTCCTTTCCCGAGAAAATATATTAGAGTTGGCAAGACTCTTCTTGGTTTGACTCATGGTAGTGATGAAAAAGACCGTATTAATGGTTTGATGCAGACCGAAGCCAAGGAAGATTGGGGGCAGACATCTTATCATTATTGGTTGTGCGGTCATTTGCATCATAATGATTGGGTTTTAAGGGAAAATTATGGTGTTTCTGTTTTCACTCTTTCCGCCATGACAAAGATGGATAATTGGACTGCAAAGAGTGGATATACTATGGCGGATGCTGGATGCATTGCTTTTGTTTTTGATTATGATAAAGGACTTAGTGATATTAAGTTCTATTATGTTTAACTAAAAATAAGAGAGAATTTATGGGTAAGAAAAATAAAAATTAGGCTTTTGATTAGTACAGAGATGATGAATCTGAGGAGAGAAAGCCAGTTAAGAAAAAATAGATAGTGAAGAAGAAAAAAGAAGAAGAGATTTTTGAATTCGAAGAGGATTACGAAAAGACTCGAAATAGAAATAGATATGAAAACCGTAAAAAGAAAAAGAAACATTATGAAGATAATGACTACTATGACGGTTGGAATTGATTGCCCTTACTTAAAGTTTGTGGTTTAAAAAAGTTTTGAATGATTGAACTGGATAATCAACGTTCATGGGAAAGGAGATAGCTTAACTAAGTAAGGTTGGGCTATCTCTTTTTTTCCCATTCCAAAAAGGTTAAAAGAGGTGAAAGATGAATAAAGGAAAAGCTTTTGAAAAGGATTTTCAAGAAGCGGCTAAGAATGACGAACTGTTTGTGTTAAGATTACATGATACTTCTTTATCTTGGTAGCATGAAAAAACTTCAAGGTTTCAACCTGAGAACCCCTGTGATTTTTTGGTATATGAACTTCCCAATTTATTTGCTATTGAGTGCAAAAGCACTTGTTATAAATCTTTGACTATATAGAGAGACATAAAAGACAAAACCTCTAAGATGATTAAAGCTCATTAGATTAATAGTTTGGTGAAGTTTGCTCAATAGGAGGGTGTATTCGCTGGTTTTTTATTTAATTTTAGAGATGATGAAGACATTTCAAATAATGTAACTTATTGGTTATCTATATAGAATTTTAGTAAATTTTTATGTGAAAATGATAAACGGTCTATTAATAAATTAGATTGTATTCAATATGGAGCAATTATAATTGAGCAAAAAATAAAGAGGACTCATTATACTTATAATATAAAGAAAATGCTTGAAGATATTAGAAAGGAGGAAATTGAATAATGTATAATAAAATTTTTGACGAAGAAAAGTGGAAACAAGTAAATTAGGAAAATAAAACCATTATGGAAGATTTTCTTCTTGAATACAAAGCGAGAAAAATGAAAGAGTCTACTTTAAAGTAGTATAAAAATGATTGTAGAATTATTCTTTTGTTTGTATTAGATAATTGTGGTAATAGACCTCTCACAGAATTAAGAAAGAAAGATTTTCGTAATTTAAGTTTGTGGTTAAGTGACACTTTGGGGGTATCTAATGCTCGTACTAATAGATTGATGTCATGTTGTCGTTCAATGCTTACATATGTTGAAGAGGATGATGATTATGATTATGATAACAATTTAGCAGCAAAAGTAAAAGGTCTTCCCAAGGAACATGTAAGAGATATTGTTTTTTTAGATGATAGTGTTATTTTAGAACTTATTGATAAGTTAATGGAAAAGAAAGATTATAAGAAAGCCACGTTGGTTGCTTTACTTTACGATTGCGGTTCTCGTAAAAATGAAATTGCACAAGTTGAAAAAGAAAGTTTTTATGATGAAAGTAAAAGTTTAACAAATTTTTTAATTGGAAAAAGAGGTAAGAAATATAGGGCGGTTTATCATTCTTTAACTAAGAAGTGTGTTAAGAAATATTTAGAAGAACGTGGAGAGGATGATGTAAAAGAATTGTTTATTACTGAATCTGGACATCCTGCTCGTGCTGAGAATCTTTATGATTGGATTATTTCTTTAAGACCAATTATTGAAGAAATAACTGGCAAACCTTCTTTGACAAACGTGCATACGTTTCGCCATAGTTTCATCCAGAACTTGTCGGATGGAACACATTATTTATGTAGGGAATAGAATTTAGGTAAAGTACCTCTTGATAAAATTAAATTATTAGTAAATCATTCTGATATTTCCACTACAGATTCTTATAGAAAAGATACCAGTCTTGAAGAGATTGGTGAACTGTTTGGAATTGACATGGATGAATAAAAGGATTAAAAGGAGAGAACAAAAATGGCAGATGAAAACGAACTTTTATCTGGTGAAAAACAGGTCGATTTGACCCAAAATGAACAGAAAGATGAGGAAAAAGTTGAGAAAATTACTCTGGAAGAGTTAATTTACAACGCTTCTAAAATTATTTCTGGTAAAATTAAGGAAGAAGATTTGAATGCTTTTGGGAATAAACTAACAGTTCGTACCTACCTTCCTATTCTTGATAAGATGAGAGCAATGATGACTCTTATTTTCGACATGAATAATCAAGATGTTGAAATGGAAGAAATTAGGGTTGTTTCGTTAAGAAAGAACATGTTCTTTAATGTTCTTCTTGCAGAGTACGCAATGATTGATGTTTCTAACAAAGATTTGCAAACTTATCAAACTTATGATTTGCTTTATCCAATTTTTGCTCCTTTTATTTTGCAATATTGTGAAAAAGATTATAATGAAATGAAAGAAATGATTCAAGAATCTTTAAATATTTATGCAATGAAGGATTTGGATAGTTTGTTAAGTAATATTAATTATCAAGCACTTGCGCAATCCGCGAAGAAGAATGAAGAACTTTTAAATAAGATGGCGAACGATAAAGAAGCTCTTAAGGAAATTAGAGAGCTTTATGAAGCATTGAGTAAATCTCAAAATGCAGACAAAGCTACAGAAGCTATTAAGAAATTAACTCAATTACAAGCTATTAGAACTGGTAACGAGAAGAAAGAAAATAAAAAGGATTAAACCACATTAAATTGTGGTTCTCTAGCTAGAGATACATATTATATATCTAAAAGAGGGAAGTAAAATGCTTCCCTCTTTAATAGTTTAAAGAAAGGAAAAGAATATGGGTGATTTATCAAATACAGTTTCAAAAGCATTTGAAGATGCTTGTAAAGAAATTGTAAAAAAAATAGAAAAACAAATGCCTCAAAGAATGGCAACCATTAAGAACGAAGTTTCTTTTGAATATATGTCTTTAGTCAAAAATGTTTTTGAAAGTGTTTTTGATAATTATTACGGAGATAATTATGATAAAGATAGTTTAATGGATTCTTTGTTTTTTGTCCCCAGCACAAAAAATTTGTGGCCTGATTTAACTTATAATAAAAACAAATTAAAATTTTTAAAGCCTATAGAAAAGGAAAAGAAAGCATTTAATAAAAATGCAATAAGAGAATCTACAATAAAACAATTTGGCGATACAGATTTAGTTTTTGATATGGCTACAACTTTATTTAATGAGGCAGAATTCGAAGAGGATTTTGCGGGTTCTGATTCATTGTCTTAGTGGGATGAAGTGCAAGAATTAACATTTGATTTTTGGAATATGACAAGAGCAAATAATAATAGAAACAATTTAAGTCTCTCTCCTATTGAAGAGACTTATAAAATAGCTTATACACGAAGTCAACGAGAATTTGAAAAACGTTTTAATAAATAGATTAAACCGAAAATGCTACAAAAATATGGCATTAAATTAGGATAAGGAGGAGATTGAAAATGGCTCAAAATCAATACGAAGTAGAAATAAAGCTTGGCTTGGACAAAAGTACTTAGCTTTTAGACCGAGAAATTGAGAAAATAGATAAAACACTTACTGATAAAATGAGTAAGTTGAACAAACAATTTGAAGAATCTATTAAAGGATAGAATTTAACTGCACAAGAAAGATTCGCAAGAAGGTCAGATTTCTTACAAAAAAATAATAGTTCTACTTAGTCTTTACAGTCACAAAAAGAAACTCTTCTTAGTAAAAAAGCACAAATTTCTAAAATGTCTGGTGAAATTTCCAATATTGGAAGTGTAAATAGTCAATTTGACACTATTGGAAAATATTTAGCCGAAAGAGTTGATTTTATTAAACAATTAGATTCTTGGATTGGACAATATACTAAACAAATCACAGAATTTAAGCCTGTTATTGTTGCTGCCGAGCAACAAAAAGCCTATCAACAAAAAATAAAAAAGGAGAGAGAAAAAGCAGCAAAGACAGGCAAGGTAGATTATAAAGCTGAAACCATGGCAAAAAGGAATTTAACCGAGGAATAGTATGACAAAGAAATTAATGCCATGAGTAAATATTATGAAGCTAACGCAAAAACTAATTAGGCGGAAGAAGATAAAATTACTCGACAGAAAGAGGCTCGTTTTGATGAGGAAATGAAAAGGATTGCAACTTAGCAAAAGAAATCTAAAATGTCGGATGTGGAGTTTAAGAAACGCCGTCCACAGATAGAAAAAGATGTCAGAGCATATGTAGATAAGACTCATGCTGGTGGCATAAGAACTTTAGCTGGTTCTGATAAATGGGGTCGAAAAATAGAAGTTAGAGGCTTCCAAGAAGGTTTTGTAAAAGATTCGGATGACCACTATGTTGATGCTAAAGGCCGTGTTGTAAAAGGTACTGATACTTCTGTTTTAAGAACTACTGCATTTGCTCCTTTTATTAATAAAGAAGGCGAGTATGTTTCCGCGACTAATTCTGAAGGGCGGCTTAAAAAGTCTATTAGAGTTTATGACCCACGTTTAGCAAATGTCGGAAATGTAGGTCGGGTTGGAGATTTAAGAAATTAGACTTATACAGGAATAGAAAATGCTTATAATTCTTTGTTGAATTAGCTTAAAGATTTGGAAGGTAATGGAAAACAAGGAACTGAGGAGTATCAAAAAATTTCATAGTTAATTTCTTTGATTCCTGAAGTGATTAAAGATGCCTATTCTAATACTTCTTCCAAAGAAATTAAAACTGCTTTTGAAGAATCTTTAACCGCAATGAAAGGTTATACTACCAATCTTGAAGCCGAACTGTCCCCAATTGGAGGGACTTTATATAAAAATAGTGAACTGAGCGGGATTTTAAGAGAGCAATTAAAATTAAAAGGTAAAGTATCTCAAATTCAACGGTGGGAAGCTTGTGAGTTACCAGAAGCTCCCACATCAGCTAATACTGATAGGACAGATGAAAAACAAATAAAGAAAGACCAAATTAGTGCCAAACAGCAAAAAGTTATTGACCAAAAACATAAAGATGAACTTTGGCAATCAATAAAGAACGCTAAAGAAAGCACCTATAATGATAAGGGAGAGCTTTAGCAATTGGGCATAAAAGATTTCTTGGCTGGTTTATCTGATGATAAAAAACAACTACATGAAGCTGTCTTATTATTAATAGAACAAATAGTTCAAACTGCTGGTGTTGATATTGATGCAAAACCGCAAATGAGTGAGGTTATATCTCAGCAATCTATTAATGTTCCTATAAAATATAGAGATGAAGAGCGGGATAGCACGTTAGAAAGTGCAATCACTGGAACGTCAAGTGCTAAATATCAAGCTGTTTTAGAAGAACAAAGAAGTAAGATGGCTGGAGGGTTATCTGAAGGATTCCAACGTATTCAATCTGCATTAGCATTTCAACAAACTGGAACAGCAGGGGACGAAGCTGTCAAGCAAGCAGTTGAGAGAATAAATTGGCTCGCTGATATTGTAAATGAAATAGGTGGAAATTCTGAGTTAGAAGAAGGACTTCGTAAAATAGCAGAAGGTAATCCTCGGTTTACTGGAATGGACGCAAACACTATTGCAAATTCCATTTCTAAAATTTATGCTTTTTCCGAGGGAATGGATGCATCTCTTTCTCACAATTTAAATAATTTGAACCAAGCAAGATAGGCACAAGGACTTAAACCTATCAAAGAAGAAAAATACAGAGAAAAATTTTTCAAGGAAAATCCTGAAATAGCTCAAAAATACGAAGAATCTAAGGCCGCAAGAGAGCGCTATGATTCAGTCGAATCTGATAAAGTAAGTGATAAATTACAAGCATTCTTTTCTGTGGTTGGTCAAACAGAAGAAGGGTTTAACAAATTTATTACAGTTCTTGCTAAAGCTTACGAGAATTTGAACGGAATTATTTCTAAAGTTGTAAAAACAGATGAGGGAGACCGTAGAGTTACTGCCCCCGCTAAAAATTGGGTAGAAGACACTGTGGAATATAGAGTAAGTTCTTCTGGCAATACCCTTAACCCAAACAAAGGAGTGAATGCTCCTTATTATCAAAGAGAGGGTATCAGAGGTTAGGATGTAAACTGGGAAGAAATTACAAGTAATCCTTCTCCTGCTTTAACTACCAATTTGTAGAACAAAGCTGGTTTAACTGGTAATATTTATGGTGGTAATAGTCCTCAAGAAAATGCTGAGATTGCAAAAAGTATTCTTGAAAAGAAAAAGAAAGAGCTCGCAAGAGTACAAGCTTTAGTTGCTAATCCTAAGAGTGAAGCAAGCAAGAATAAAAATTTAAAACGTATTCAAGAAATTCAGGCTGAAATAGATTTTCATTATAAAAACTGGGATGAACTTGTTATGGCTCAAACTCCAGTTGTTAGAAAAGGCAAGAAGAATACAGGAAAAGAAGATTTTGATGCTCCTGTTGCAATATCCACGAATCCTGAAACTGAAAGAATCAAGAATTTAAAAGAAAGTGTAAAACAATCTGGTTTTTCTCAGGGGTCTTCTTTTACTGCTAAAAATTCTGTTAGACGGACTTTTGGTGGAACAATTACTGGTATAAAAGGAGAAGGAGCTCGGCAAGTTATTGAAGCTCTTTTAGAAGACGGTAAAACTGTTAAATATACTTTTGATAGTTTATTAAAACAGCTTATTACTTATTCAGAACAAGCTGCAACAACAGTTGGGGATACTTCTGAACAAATTAAAACCAATGTAATTCAAGATTCTCAACAAATAGAACAAGCAATGGAATCTACTTCTACTATGGCAAACGAAACGTCTCAAACAGAAAAAGCTTTACAACAAGAAGAGGCGGCTATAACCGATGTTAATACTGCTTTAGATAAACATGAAACAGAAGTTTTATCTGCGGCAGATGCAGAACAACAAAAGATTTTAGTGTCTCAAGATTTAGTTAAACAGTTAGCTAAAGAAGAGGGCGCTTTAGATAAAGTAAGCGAAAGCGCTAAAGAAGCTGAAATTCAAAAAGGTGTTACATATACATATAAAAATTTGCAATCTTATGATGATGCAACACATACTTATACCGATACTAATGGTAACAAGTTAAGAAGTATTACTCAACTTGGTGGAGCTTTAAAGGGCTTTATCCCTTCTGCAACAGTTATTGCTGATGAAAAAGCTTTTATGGCTGCTATTGCAAGCACTCCCAAAGGAGAACAATTAACTGCTGAAAAGATTGGCATGACCGCGCAAGACTTTGCTAAAAAGAAAAATGCAATTATAAGCAGAGAAAAAGGCAATTTAGAGCATGAGGTTTTTGACCTTTTAAGTAAGACTGGATTTTCTGGAGTTGAAGGCTTTGCTGGAAAAGATGTTGAGGTAAAATGGAACGGTGCTACAGAGGTAGTAGATGCTCAAGAACAATTTGCAAGAGTATTAAAAGAAAAAGCCGAACTTTTGTCTAAACTCGGTATTGATAATGCGGAGCAACTTTTATTACAAGCTGTTGAAAGTTACACTAAGGCGATAAATAATGCTCATATTCAATTAACACCTTTCTCTGAAACTCCCATGGCTGCAAGTTTTAGTGGTCCTAAAGGAACTTTTGATTATTCCTTTACGCCTGACTAGATTGCAAGAAGTTCTGATGGCTCTCCTCAGAATTTTATTCTTGATACCAAAACTGGTAAGACTTATGGTACAGAAAGTTTTCAACTTGCTGGACAATTATATGGTGTTTTAGCTAATGCTCAAAATCCTGAATTCCAAAAATTATATCAAGAAAGTGGAATTGACACAGACAAAGATTTCTCACTTTTTATCGCTGATGTTAAAGATGGATTTACTCAATTAATTCAACATATGGCTTTAACTGAAGAGGAATTTTATGACCTTCTTGTTAGAGCAAATGATATTATAGATGGTAAGGCTGAACCTTTAACTAAAGATGAACAAGCAACTCTCATGAACAGAGAGATGACTACAGGTAGAATTTTTGGTAGGGTGGAACCTCCGGTATCTGAAAAAGCTGCTAATAACAATTTTGTTTCTTACGCTCCCGATGAAAATGGTGGCATTGATAAAAGAGAGCAAGCTATTATTGGTAGTTATTTAACTGAGTATTAGAAATTAATAAATTATCAAACCCAATTAAATAATTTAAAGAAGCAACAAGAAGAATTAGCCCAAAATGGTGTCGGTTATACTAGTGAAGAATCACAAAAACTTGAACAACAAATATCGACCATGCAATCTACAGTTAATCTTCAAAAGAAGATTATGGCGGAAAAGAACCTTGATTATAAGGTTTTAAACACACCTCGGGAAGCTGACAAAGTTGCAATAGGGAATGTTCTTTTATCTGACAAGGGTAGCAGACTTGCTACGTTGCAATGGGCTAAAATAAATGCCCTTAGCAGTAATAAGTAGAAAAAAAACGACACCAGTGTTACTACTCAACAAAATACAGAAGCAACAAAAGATTTAGATTTACTTTTAAGTCAATATAAAGAACTTTTAAGCCTTCAAAATTAGTTAAAAGAGTCTAATATTAAAGCTGAAAGTTTAACAGGAGACAAGCAAGTAGCTCAACAAACTGCTTCTGTTAATTTGCAAGAAAGAATTGATAAACTTCGTGAAATTTCTACTCTTACTGGTGAAATAACAGATGAGAAGAGAATTGAAGAAGAAATTACAAAAGCCACTTATTTAACTGAGAGTGAAAGAGCTAAGAAATTAAATACTCTTAGAACTACAGTAGGAGAAGCAAATCAAAAGAATTTAGACATTGATACTAAATATGCTCAAGCGGCAAGAAATAATAATCCAACTCTTCAAAATACTTTAACTGGTTATTATAGAAACCTTGAAGAACAAGGTAGAATTGAAAGAGAAATTGCTAGAGCAGAAAATAAAGGAATGTCTTTAACTGGAAATGCGGCTATTGAAAATAAATCCTTTATTCATTCTCTGCAAAGTTAGAAAAACAATTTAGCAAATCAATATAAATATGATGAGCAAAAGAAAACTTTAAATGGTATTGAATTAACAGAAGAGCAAATTAACAAATTAGAACAAGAAAGAACTCGTATCTTAAATAACAACCAAATTGAGATGGATAGAGTTGGAGATTCTGTTAATCAAACCAAAGGCTTTTTAACTCAACTTAAGGATAATTTTAAAGATAGCTTTTCTGAAATTGGAATGGCTATAATGTCAATATTTTCTTTCCAGTAGATACAGGAAGTATTTAATGATTTTATTTCTGCTACTGAAAGACTCGATTAGAAAATGGTTGACCTTCAAATTGCAAGTGGTTATACCAAGAGTAATATTCACGATATGATGCTTGAGTTTAATGATTTAGCAAAAGAAATTGGTAAAACTACTGAGGAAATTGCTGAAGCTGCAAACGATTGGCTTCGTGCTGGTTATGAAGGACAAGAAGCATCTCAATTAACCGAGGCTTCTATGCAATTAAGTACGCTTGGTATGATTAGTAGTGCTGATGCTACGAGTTATCTGATTAGTGTGCTTAAAGGATGGAAGTTGGAAGCAACAGAAATTCAGGGAGTGGTGGACCGTTTGAGTGCGGTTGATATGGCCGCTGCAATTTCTGCTGGTGATTTGGCAGAAGCTATGTCTCGTGCAAGTAACTCTGCACAAATGGCTGGCACAAGTTTGGATAGATATATTGCATATCTTACCACTATTACAGATGTAACTCAAAAGAGTGCTGCATCTGTTGGTGAATCTATGAAAACGGTTTATGCACGTTATTAGAATATCGCCGCTGGTAAATTTGTTGCTGCTGAATCCGATATTGAAAGTGAGAATTATAATGCCGATGAATGGGCTAATTTAAATGATGTTGAAAAAGCTCTTGGTGCATTGGGTATTAATATTAGAGATTCTGTATCTAGCTTTAGAGACTTTGATGATATTATGGATGAAATTGCTAGCAAGTGGAATACATATACAGATGTTCAAAAATCTGGTATTGCTACTTCTCTGGCTGGCGTAAGACAGCGTGAAAACTTGCTTACCTTGTTTGAAAACTGGGATGCTGTTGAAAAGTTCGAAGAAATTTCTACTAATGCATATGGTACTGCTATCGAAAAGATGAAGTCTTATACTGATAGCGTTGAAGCTGCTAAGAATAGAATTACTGTTGCTCTTGAAAAATGGGTTTTAGCTCTTAATCAATCTGATACTTTAATTTGGTTCTATAATGCTGTCGCAGAAGTTTCTGATAATCTTGTGGCATGGGCGGGTGCTATTTTATTAGCAACTGCCGCAATGAATTCAGTTGGTTTTGGAAGCGCGATGCAAAATGCATGGTCTAAATTTGTATCTTCTTGTATTAACGTTTCTATGAAACTTGATAAAATGGATATCTCAACTCAGGGATATTTTACTCAAGGTGGAAGGCAAAGTTTAGGAGAATCTTTAAAAGCAAATTATACCGAATCGTTTAATGTGGCTCTCAAAGAAAATTATGCAAAGAGTTTAACTAATACTATTAACAGCTTAGATAATTTAACCGATAGTACTAAAAAAATATTGGTAGATGGCTATGTTCCAATGCAAAATTCTATGCTTAATTATAATGATAAAATTAAAGCAAACATTGCCAGCATTTTAAAAAATACCGAGGTCACAGATGCATAGGCGGCATTACAGTTGCAAGAAAACTTGGCTGACCAAAATAATGCATGGGTAGATGCTATGTTGTCTACTATAGATTAGGAAGAGCTTCGTTTGAGGACTGAACAAATCACTCAAGGTCAAAGAAGCTTGACTAATGAAGAAAAGCTTTAGATAGCTACAGAAGAATTAGCAAGAAGACGTAATGACGCAGCAGTTAGAACTATTGCAGATGATTTAGAGGGTGCTTCTATGACAAGTCCTCAAAGAGCGGCTTTAAAAGGTGGCGCTACAATGGTTGGGTCTGGTCTTGGTGCTTTAGCTGGTGCGGCTATTGGAGAGAATCTTCTCGGCGGTGGTTGGGCTACTTCTTTAGGAACCATGATAGGTATGGGTATTGGCGGAAAAGCTACTTCTACTATAGCTCTTACATTTGTTGATTCTATGAAAGCAGGAGGTTCTATTTTTACCGCTATGAAAGCACTTCCAGCAACTTTAGGACCTACTCTTGGTATTGGAATTGCAGCTTTAGCTATTGGAGCTGCTTATGCTTTATATAAAAAACACCAACAAAAAATGATAGAAGAAGCTAAAACTGCTTTTACAGATGCGGCAGAGGAATTAACTAATGCTAAATCTTTACAAGCTACTGCTTAGAAATATGATGAGCTTTCTAAGGGCGTTGATTCTTTAGGAAGAAATGTTTCTCTTACTGATGAAGAATATGAAAAATTCCTTGATTACAGCAATCAATTAGTAGAAGCATTTCCTGAGTTGCGCGTTCGCACAGATGAAAATGGTAACGCTATTGCTGATATGGGCAACGAAATGGAAACCACTTCTGATAAAGTTAAACGGTTAATAGATTCTTTGCAAACTTTAGCGGATTAGAGAATGGTTATGGGTTCTGACGGGGAAAGAGTGTTACAAGATACTTTGGATACTGCGGCTCAAGAATATAAAGATGCACTTTCAGATTTAAATAATGCAAGGGCTGACAAGGATAATAATTACACCGATGTAACAGCTTTACAACAACAAAGAGACCAAGCGCAAGAAGAATTAGACAAAGCCCGTGAAGAATATGATGACACTGAAATAAAACAACTTCAAGATGATTTAACTAACGCACAAAAGAAACTTGCTGGATATCAACAAAGGAAAGCAAATGGAGAAAAGAATTTAAATGACGTAATAGTTATTGCTCAGGATAATGTTGATAAAGCTAAAAAGGCATATGAAAATAAAGTTGGACATCAAGATATTAACACACTTGAAAATCAAGTTGCAGACCTTGATGTTAAAATAAAAGAAGCATAGGCTGAAAATAAAGCGGGAGATGCTGCTGTTGATGCGGCACAAAATGCTTATGATAGAGCTATTATAAGCGCTAAAGAAACATTAAGCGAATCTGGTAAAGCTTATGCAAGACTTATTGGTGCTTATGAAGATGTTGATGATGTAACCAGTAACTTATTCGATAATGCCATTGGGTCTATTGATGCTGTCGATGCAGCAGGAAACGCTTTATCTCCAGAAGCGTATAAGCAAAGAGTTAGAGATATGGTTAATTCTGTAAACAAACTGGTTTCTGATGAAACCTTTAAAACTTTAGTTGAAGCGACTGATGAAAAGATAAATACAGATATGACTGTTGCTGATGCTAATAAAGCTAGAACTCAATTAAAAGAATATCTTGAAAAGACTTTCCCCAATATTGAAGACGATGAAAATTTAATGAAGATTGTTATTGGAATCGGGTTTGAAGTCGTTGATGGGGAAATTATTGACAAATAGAATATAGCATAGCAATTTAAAGACAAATATGGCTTTAGTAAACAACCACGGGGCATTACAGAAGATTATTTTAATTCTCTTACTGTTTCTCAAGGTCAAAAGTTGTTTAATTGGATGGGTACAGATGGATATTTCTCTAATGGCGTGAATACAAATCAAAGCATTGTTAATTCCATGTTCTATGCAGACAGAGAAACTCCCACTAAATTAACTGGCGAGAATGGCTTAATTAATAAATATCTTGAAGATATGAACGCCATGAATGACCTTGAAACTAAGATTAATGAAGTCTTTAATAGTGATAAATACGATTTAAAGAATTCTAATCTTAATGAGTTATTTGCAGAATTTCCAGAAACAGTTAGAAATAGTTTAAATCAAGTTCAAGACGCTCTTAATAATGGAGACCTTGATGAAAATGGACTTGCGGAACAATTAAGGGCAACTTATGATAATGCTTATTCTACTGTTTTGGATGAAGGCAAAAAGATTGCTGAAACTATGTCTTCAGAATATTTTTCTGACTTGGAATTGCCTGATGGTTATATTAAATCTTGGTCTGAATTAAAAGAAGCTTTTTCTGATGTTTCCAATATTTTTGACCAGCTTGCAGATGCAAGAGAAGAAATGGCTTCTTCTGGTAGATTAAGTATTGAAACCACTCTTGAACTTCTCTCTACAAATGCTGATTATATTAATGCTTTGGAGATTGAGGGAGAGAATATTGTGCTTAAAACTGACGCCGAAGAAATAATGAATAAAGTTAGACTTTAGACTATTGCTGTTAGTTTACAAGCACAGATTCAAGAAGATAATTTAAGAGTTGCACAATTAAAGAATCAACTTCAAACTTTAATGTTGTCTGGTACTTATATTGAAACTTCTGATGCTTTGGTTGAATCTACCAAGGCTAAAGTTTATGCTTATGATTCAGAAGGAGAAGCTCTTGCTAATTTAGCTAATCAATATTTAACGGCTGCGAATGCTGCTTCTTTGTTGAATAGAGCCCAAAATGGAGAAACAGTAGATATAGGCAGTGTAAAAGCTGTTAAAACTATTAAGTACACTCCTACAGATAAGTCGGCTTTGGAAAGTAAGACTATTGATTTATCTGGTAATACTGAATCTCTGCAAAAATAGATTGAAGTTACCAAGTCTGAGTTGAAAAGTTTGGTTGGTAGTTTTGACGAAGTTGTTACTACAGATAAAACTGGCAAGGTTACTGGTTATGATGTTAAATTTAAGACCCACACTGATAAAGATGGAAATATTCATTATGATGAAGGTAATATTGCTATGCGTGAGCACTTGCTTTATAGTGTTTAGGACATGCTTGAGTCTGGTAATTTAGCTAAAGCGTTCAAGAAAGGTTATACAAAACCAATAAAGAGTGCTGGCAAAGCTGCGAAAGATACTAAAGATAAAGTTCTTGACCTTCTCAAAGCTTATGATTCTTTAATCGACAAAGAATGGGAAGCAATGAAAGTATTTGATGAAAATACTTTAACTCCTACTGGATATACCCAATATTTTGAAAAGAAGAGAGCAAGTCTTGAAAAATTAGCAGCTTATTATGAAGGTATGATGCAAAATACCAATCTCACAGAAGAAGAGAGATTAGACGCAGAAAAGAACTACATCGAGAATCAAAAAGCTATTAACAACCTTGATGACGAAGAAGTTGAAGACAAGTATAAGATTCTTGAGTTGTATGGAGCTTCTATTAACTCTTTGATTCTGATGAAGCAGCAATTAGTTAAGACTTCTGACACGTATGAAGAACTTCTTGAGAATCAGAAAGACCTTAATAGTCTGCTTCAAGATGAGATTGATTTGCGTAAAGAGGTTTCTGAATGGCAACAGAAGTTAAGTGACCGTGAACTTGATTATGTAAAAGGAAGCGCATGGAGTAATAGTTCTGCTTATGATGCAGCTATGAATGCTTCTCTTGCAGAAATTGAAAAGCAGATTGAAGCTACTAAAGCTTCTATTCAATTTAATTTTAGTCAAGCTGTTTATGGTTATATGACTGAAGGCATGAGTGAAATGGAAGCTCGTGCTCATGTTGCATTTGGTAATAGTGATTATTCCAAGGCATATCGTGAAGCACAGCAAGAATATCTTGATTTAATTGATTCTAAGACTGAATATGTTGTTAATAGAACTTCTGCACAAATTGGAGAACTTTCTAATAAGTTACAACTTCTTGAAGATTCTAAACCTCAAGAGTGGATTAGAATTTCTGATATTGAAAGCTACTATGCAAGTAGGAGTACTTTATTGCAAAATCAAGTTAGTGTTTATCAGAAGGCGTTGGAAGATGTGTCTGATTTAACTGATGAACAAATTAAAGACCTTGTTGATGGTTTGAATGAAGCTACGATTGCTTTACATGAAGCTAAGATAAATGCTTTGGAAGATAAAACGGAACTTCAAGAAAAGCAATATGATGCAATTGTTTATAGAATTAATCTTTACAAGGATGAGTTGCAAGATGCTATTGATGCTATTGAGTAGGCTTATGAAGATGAAATAAAGCCTTTGGAAGACGCTAACAAAGAGCGTGAAAGGGCAATAGAACTTGAAAATCTTCTCTTGGCTAAAAAGAACCAAGAAAGAGAAAAAGAGAGAGTATACAGGAAGCGGATTGGATGGGTGAAATGTACGCCCATGATGGACTATATCGGTTAAAGACTAGAGATAGCTAAGACCGAGGTAAGACTATAATTTGATTAATAAGAATAAAAAAAGAAGGAGGGGAAATATGGGTTATGTAATTCCGATGGAAAAGATTGAAGAAAAGGCTAAGTTGTTAAATGTAGAGATATTAGATAGATTTTCAAAAGATGGGCATAGCTATATTAAGATTCATTGTTTAACACATCCAGACAAGCCTATTAGAGATGTAGAATTATATAATTTTTTAAATAGAGATACTACTTGTGGTTGTATGTTAAGAAAATATACAATAGAAGATTTAAAAGCCAATCCTAATGTTAGGCAAGATTTAGAAATTATTGGAGAATATAAAAACAATTCTACTCCTATAGAATGTCAATGTAAAGTTTGTGGATATAAATGGGAGATAACTCCCAATAAATTAACACAGGGGCGAGGATGTCCATTATGTTGTTCTCTTAAGATGTCTTCAGGAGAAAGGTATATAACTAAAATATTGCAAGATAATGATATTGATTTTATTTCTCAAAAAACCTTTCAAAATTTAAAAGGTAGAAACAATGCGTGTTTACGTTTTGATTTTTATTTGCCAGAATATAACTTGTGCATTGAATTTAATGGATAGCAACATTATGAACCAGTTGTTTTTCGTCATAACAAGTCTATATCAAAAGAAGAAAAATTAAAACAAGCGCAAGAAAAATTTAAAAGAGGTCAAGAAAATGATGAAAAGAAAATACAATATTGTAAACAAAATAATATAGAATTGTTAATTATACCTTATTATGAAAAGGAAGACATTGAAACAATTATTAAAAATAAAATTAATCAAATTAAAGAAACCGTAACGACTACAGGATATTAATGGTAACATTAATATTGAAGTCCATCCTATTATTTTAAATAATAGTAATATATAGTCTGAACTCACACTATAATCTAAAAAGAAATGTGAGAGTAAGGTAGAAATGCCTTACCGCCATAGAAATATGGTTATAAAAGTAACAGATTGATACGAATCCAATCCAACTAAACTTAAAGAAGCTCAAAAAGACATTGATGATTTCTATAAACAAGACCGCCTTGATGACCTCAACAACACGAAAGATGCAGAGCAACAAATTCTCCAAGACCGTATAGATGCTTGGGACAAATATCTTGAGCAACTTGAATGGGACTATAAGGAGTATGAACGTCTTGAGAATGAACGTATTCTGAAAGAGCTTATGAATGCGAATTCTGAAGAAGAAATTCGTGCTCGTATTACAGCGGATATGCAGAAGTTTAATTCTAATATTCAATAGAATTATAAGAATTATACTACGATATTCCAAGACAACTTGCTTACACCTTATCGTCAAGCTAATGAGCAATTAGCAGAATTGCGTAGACAGAGACTTGAATTATTAGATACTTCTGATTTCTATAATAAGAACAATAATCAGAATGGTTATATTAAAGAAGATGACCTGAACACTTATGATTTCTCTGACCTTGATATGAACACAGACTACGCCGCAAAAATGTTGGCTGCAAGGGATGAAGGAGAATTTAAGAGATGGGCTGCTTATCGTGATGAAAAAGCTCGTAGAATGGGCATTACCATTGACGGAAGTGGTTATGGTTATGACAAAGCTGGTAATAAGTTTAGATATCAAAGTAATGATGAACTTTATCAGCAATGGCTGTCTGGACACGGAAGAAATAATTCTTCTAATAGTACTCCAAACAGAGTTACCTCTTCTTCAAACAGTCCTGCTTCAAGTAATTCTGGTAATAGCCCCAGTAAAAATAATTCTGTGCGTCCTTCAAGTCCAAGTGGTAATAATAAAAAAAATACTCCTTATGGAACAAATTGGTCTGCAAATATTGATTATGGCAAGTTAATGCTCGTTGCTAAAGATGACAATGATTTCTGGCGTTTAGCTAAATATAGAACAGATAAAGCATATGCTATGGGTATTACTTTAGGTTCAGCGGGAGTTCCTTCTAATCAGGAATTGTATGAAAGATGGAAAAAGAGCAAAGGTTACACTTCTTCGGCTAAACCTAGTGGGGGCAAGAATCAAAACAATGTTGCTCGTTATGCTACTGGTATTGAAGAAGGACCTGTAACTTATACAGGACTTGCAATGTTACATGGTACGCCTTCTAAGCCTGAGTATGTCTTAAATAGTGACCAAGCTTATAATTTGTTACGTAATATGGCAACTACGAGACTTCCTGAGATGGAACGCACTGGAACTGACAATAATTGTAGTACACAGTATATTGTTCAAGGTGATGTTGTACTTGAGGGAGTTAATGACCCTGCTAAGTTCTGGAGTGGAGTAACTACAGCAATGGGGTCAAGGTGGAATGTAACCCGTAAAACCAGAGGATAAATTTACCAAAAATAAAATCCTCAAAAAGAGGATAAAAATTGGGAAAAGTTTATTGACAATTAAATAAAAATAGCTTATAATAAAAGCAAGAAAAAAGGGGTGTGGTGTGGAACAAAAACTCGCCACACCTCATCCCTTAGACGAAAAAATAACGAAAGGAGTTAAAAGAAATGATATATAAAGCATCTTCGCTAAGTCCAAACTTGAATGAAATAGATATTTTATCTACCGCTCGGAACCCATTTTAGGCTCAGGTTAACACCCTTGGAACATCTGTAAAAGCTTATTCTGTCAATTTTTTGTCAGGAGATGGCGCTACAACGATTCTTAATTAGCCTTCTCAAGCATTAGGGTAGGAAATTAGGAATAAAGAGCAGCTTTCTTTAAATTTAACTGTAGATTCTTCTGGTAATTTTGTTACTTTTAAAGAAGAAGGAAAAAAAGGATTGTCAGCGACAGCTTAGTGCGAAGAAAATTAGTCTTTTCAAAATGGAAAAGATTATCAATGGAACATTAGAATGTACGAAAATCATTCTCCAAGAACAGCAGATGAAGACCCAACAACTTTAGTTTGTTCTGGGTTTACCGTTGGTTCTACTACTTCTGTTATTTGGGTGGATTTAAGTGGCATTAGCAGCGAAGAAACTAAGAAATTAGTTAAAGACCAGCTTAAATATGATAGATGGATAGAGATATCTGCTTCAAGTAAAAATGATGGTATGATGACTATTACTCTTCCAAATGAAGATAATTTGGCTTATCCTACTACTTGGCCTTATAGGGAACGTAGACAAATTAACTGGGTTTATACAGATTTAGGTTGGAATAAAGATGTTATAAAAATTGAACTAACCGAATCTTTTACATATAATTATACGAATGGAAAAACATTTACTCTTTATAATGTTTCTGATTAGCATACTTTAAATAATTTTTATGTCGAGCCAAATGATGATATTGAATTAGGCAATTATATTTCATTAAATAGCGATGATAGTGTAAAAAGAAAAATTATTGGATATGGACAAGAAACTGGTGAAATTAGATTATAGGAGGGTTTTGCAACCGTTCCCAAAAATGGAGATACTTACAAACTTTGGACAAAAGATTTGACTTCATCTTCTTCGCAATTTTCACAAAAAACTTACCACAGTTCTGCCGAGAGAAAAATAGGTGGCACTCCTATTACGAATCCCAATTTTAAAATTATGACTTCTTATTGGAATAGTGAAGCAGACCATCAAATTTTTGTTCAACCAAATATAAATATTAAATCAGATGCTTTAAATCCTCCTCAAATTGTTTGGGAAAATGGCGTGAGATTAAATATAACACAAAAAATTAGTACATTAGGACAATATGTTGCAGGAAAGAAAACTGATATTACTTTTAATAAACTTGATAATACTCAATGGTTGTTAAAAGGAAATTGCAAAATTGCAACTCAAAGTACAGGTGATATTTAGCAAATAATTGTTCCTCAAACTGATTATATAGTTTATACTGATTTTATGGATTCTATTCCAAATGCTGTTTTATATGCTCGACAAGCTCCAACATTAGGGATTAAATATAAAGATTACCGTGAATTGGATTTAGAAAATATACCGTATATAAATATTGACTAGTCTGTTCCTGCTCCATGGAGAGATGTTGCTTTTTTGGGTACGTGGAATTCTATAAATAATGTTGAAATTAAATATTATCATTATTATTTGTATTCAATTGACAATTATAATAATGAAACTTTAATTGCTGAATCTGATGATATTTATGACTCTTCTCTTGAATGGAATTTTAAAGGTTTTGAGACAAACAATTTTTATAAAGTTAGAATAACCATTCATGATAAATATGGTAAAGCATATAGTGAAGAAGATACTTTTTATATTGAATATGCAGTTTATAGCTCTGTAGTTCCTTTGGCTAATTCTTTAATTTGTGATGAACAAGCCATAAAACTTGAGGTAGTTAGTCCTGTTTATGTTGTTTCTACAGACAAAGGGTCAGAAAAAACAATTACTTCAAACGATGTGTATTTAAGTAGTAATTCAAAATATTATTATGCAGATACAACTTCTGGAAGGGTGTTAAATTATACTCAAGTTGCAGATGCAAATAATACCCCTATTTAGATTCCAGAGATATTTTCTTTTTTCACGAGATTTAGATTTCCATATGTAACTTCTGATAATAAGATTGGTTTCTTTAATAACATTACAGGAACTGATTTAAAAACGCTAATGGAAATTGCTCATGCAAGTTATACTCAATTTTATTTAAGTTAGGTAGACACTGTTCTTTATAATGAGCTTTATTCTACTTTATATACAAGACAAGACAATCAAGCTCTTGCAGATGCAATTCCACTTTATCCTGATGGAATTTCTATTGTTTTATATTCAGATGAAACTACTCCTATAAAAGATAGTGCTGGTAAAATTGTATATTATACTTTAAGTAGTTATACAATGTCTTCCACTAAAATTGTCGTAGAAGAGAAAATTGATACTCCTGTTACATCTTTTGACCATTATGTTTATTATGATAAGGTTACTAAAGATGAAATTGGCTCGTCAGCTTCTTTAAACAATGGATAGCTTGATAGACGTTCAATTTATCTTTCTATTTTTTCAGATGAAAATTCTGCTGATGAATATAAAAAACTTCTTTCTTATAATAAAGAAACAGGAGAACTCGTTATTGAAAGTAGCTTAAAAAGTGATAGCTATAATAATCTTAATTATAAAGCATACACTCTTAAGTCTGCAAATAATTATATCCCGCTTCCTTCTTCTACATCAGGGGATATATCTCTTGGTGGAGATGTTTATACTGTAAAAGTTGGAGGATTGGATTTACTTCTTGTTGACGAAAAAAATAAAATAATTCGTAAAAATCCTAACATGCTTAAAATGCAAGTATTTAAAAATGGTTCAAATGAACCTTTAGCTTGTTTTAATGGGGGTAAATCTACTAGTTATGATATACAAAGCATGTTAAGTAATATGACCGTTCCTGATAAATTTGGTTTTGCTCTTCAATATAAATATACAGATTCTAACAAAACTACATTAAAATATATGCTTGTAGAAAAATTTAAAGAAGAGCCTGATTACATGGATTAGAATATGATTTATATTTTAACTAAAGATATTGTTTTTGCTCCTTTTGGAAAAGAAGCAAAAACTTATTATGTTGGTCAATATAAATATACTGTTAATACAGATGGTTCTGCTGACTGGATTCTTTAGGTTGATACAGAATATTTGTATCTTGATGAAAGTGGAGATTACAAAGATGAAGAAGGTAAAGCTATTGATGTTGTAATTGATAGAGATTTAACTGAAGGAGAATCTTCTGGTGGAAGTTAGATTTATACTTCTATTGCTACGAATGAATATGATACTACTTTAGCTAATGCTATAAATGCTACTGCTGATAATAAAATATTTACTACTACTAACTATGATGAAAATTTAGTAACTGCTTTAAATGATTATTCTAATGTGTATATAAGTTTTTTAACTACAGAGGGAAATATAACAGATGAATATACTAATAGTGCAGGAGAAATAGTTAGGATTCAACTTGAATCTTATACTGGAAATGTAATGACTTTAATGGAATCTTTTGGATATACAGGTACAATTTATGGATATATCGCATATACTTATAGTTCAGTAACAAGTCGTTTTACAAAAATTAGAACTATTGATGGTACTACTAATCAATTAATTCCAAAAACTTCTTATGTATATCTTTCAGTGATGAATGGCACAATAACATTAATAGATAAAAAGAAAATTTTAACCTACACCACCGATAAAAAATTAACTATTGAGGGTGGAGTTTCTATTTTACTTTCTGATTCTGACCTTAATTCTTTAACTTATACTGCTTATAATTATATTAGCAATACTTACACTGAATTGGGGAAAACTGGTGACGGTAAAATTATTGCAAGTGACCCAACAGGAGGTACTGTTAGTGGTCCTGTTAAATATCGTTGGGGACCTAAAAATGGGTCGGGAAAAGAAGAATCAGATTATATTTGGATGCCTGATTCTCAAGCTGTTAAACAAACTAATATGGCTTAGATTTCTTAGAGATGGTTTGATTTTAATTTGACAGTTGATAATTCTAAAGAAGTTCCTGTTAATTGTTCTATTGTTTTAGTTACAGAATAAAGAAAGGAGGATAATTAATGAATATTAACAGCTATATTTATTATGCGCCACGGTTAGAAATTCGAGATATTGGTATTGATACCGATATTACAAAATCTCCTGATACTATTCGTAAAGAAGTTACTGCAAAATTGAAAGCTAATCCTTATTCTTCGCCTTTGTCCTCCGACTTGATTTTGTACAATAAATTTAATTTGAAGGATTAGGGTATCGGAACTTCAATTTTAGCTTATTATTTTCAAAGTTTACTTGGGTCAAATGGTGCTCTTTCTGTTTATAAAAAAGCTCCCGAAGATAGTTTTTATACATATATTTGTGATATGTATGGTAACTATAGTATGTTGGATTATAATATTAAAGCCAATGCATTTTATCATTATTTAGTTGCTTATCGTCAAAGCAGTGGGTCTTATAAAATGTATGAGGATACCATTGTAAATCTTGACGGTACAACCTCTCCCGCTTATATTTCTACTAAATGGGATTCTTGGACTATTTGTGATATTGAAGAGACTGAAACTGAAAAACTTTATGTTAAAACTGGCAACATTTGGAAACTTCGTTATAATATGGACAATGGAGAGCTAACTCAAAATAATAGCATTTCTACTTGGGATACTTTGGGACAGTTCCCAAAATATTCTAAAGGTAAGAAAGATTATATGAGTTCTACTGTTACTTGTTTGTTAGGTGATATTTCCGACTATTCAGAAACAGAAGCTATTACGAAAGAAGAAAATGGTTCAAGTATTACAACCTTCAAAGTTAAAACTGCAAATGGTTATACAGAACGAGTTAATAAAGAAGATATGTATTCTCGTGAAGTAGAAAAATATAACGCTTGGAGAGAATTTATTAACAATGGTAGTTTAAAATTATTAAAAGATTATAAAGGAAACTCTTGGGTTATTCAAGTAACTTCTGCTCCTACTTATAATATAAATATGCAATCTAATCTTTTGCAAACAACAATTTCTTTCTCTTGGTAGGAAGCTTTAGACGTAGATTCGATTTCTATTGTTTCAAGTGCCAGATAAGGAGGAAATATGGCTGATAATATTTTTGGCGATGTGTTATTAAGAGATGAAAATGCTATTCCTTTTAACACTTTAAAAAGAATACTTGAGAGACCTGTAATTCATCCTCGTTATAGACTATCTATTCTTACTCCTGATGAACAAGTATCGTATATTATTCCAGAAAGCGATATTACTTTAGATGGCTTAAATTATACTGAATCTTATCAAAATGGGCAAAGAAGAAGTATTACAGTTACTTTAGCAAACGAAAATGGACAATATACTCCTAATATTAATGGTATTTGGGTAAATACAAGATTTGGATTTGATGTGGGTATTCAATATCAAGATACAACTATCTGGTTTCCTAAAGGAGTTTATATTTTAGGAGATGTTAGTTTGACAAGGGATGATTCAAACAAAACTATTCAACTTCAACTTTCTGATAAATACGCTGTTTTCGAAGGTAAAACAGGTACTCTTGAGACGGCGTATGAAGTTGAATTGGGTAGCAATATTATTGATGCTGTTAAAGGGGTTTTAAATTTTTCTCTTGGAAATGGCTATATCTTAGATTACAAAGAACCTATTTTTGACCCAAGTTTTATTGGATTGAAAACACAGCAAACAATTAGAGCGGAACAAGGAGAGACTTTGGGTTCGATTTTGGATGCTTTAGCAACACAATTATCTGCTGAATATTATTATAATACAGTTGGTAATTTATGTTTTTACCCAATTAACGAAACAGTTGATGACTCTGTTAAACCTGTTATTTGGACTTATCCCAAGCTTAGTAGAGATTTACATAATATGGATTTGCAATATCAAAATGAGCAAATTATTAATTGTGTAAAAGTAGTGGGAGATAGTGTGGATTCTACTATTTATACCGCTACGGTTACAAATAATAATCCTTCTTCTCCTATTTGTGTAGAACGTATTGGAAGGCGTATGGATGCTCCATATACATCTTCTCAGGTGTGGAGTGATGACTTAGCTTATGATTTGGCAAATTATTATTTGAGAAAATCAAGTTTTGTAGGAGTGCAATTTTCTGTTTCTGTTAGTTTCAATCCAATTTTAACAGTAAATAATTTATGTGAAGTTGAAGATGAATTTTTATCTTTACAACGAGAAAAGTTGTTAATTACTTCTATTTCTTATAATAGTAAAGATGGTAAAATATCATTAAGTTGTTGTAATACTTCTGACTTACCTACTAATACATCCGAGAAGGAAAGTCAGGGAGAGAAAATAAGATGGTGATTTATGATAAATCAAAATAACAATTATGACCAATATGCAGATGAAATGTTGAATAGAATACTTTAGTGCGTTACGGCAGAAATTAAAAGAACCTCGCCGAGAATTGAAAGTGCTACGGTGACAAATGTAAATAGTGATGGTACTGTGGATGTTATTTTACCACGGGAGCCTGAAACAGAATTTACAAGAATTCAAAATCAAACTCCTTTTGAATTAAGAGAAGGAGATTCTGTTGAAATAATGCTTAAAAAAGGAAGCTTTAATAATTGCTGGGTTATGGCAAAACATGGAACAACAAAACGTTTTGGTGTCGATGATAATGGGTTAACTGATTAAAAATTTTTGCCAAGTACTTGACAAGATGAAAAAACTATGCTATATTTTATTCACAACCAAGGTAGGTTGATTTTTTGAATAATTAGGAGATAGTAAAATGGTTAATAATCTTGCGTGTGAAGATTGTCGTTTTTTGGTAAAGTGCTCGGCGTATGCAAAGCTTAAGCCTTTTCTTGAGGACGCTCGAAGAGATTTGGGTGTTACTTTGACGTTTGAGGCTTGTAATGATTACAAGTCTATTGACGATGATGACAATGACAACAGTGATGAAAATGAAAATTAAAAATTAAAAGACAAAATTAAAGGAGTACAAAAATAATGGCTACAAAAAATACTGACCAGATTCGTAGATTGACAAATAGTGTGACTCTTGCGGGTTATCTCGCTGATATTGAGTCCAAGTAGGGTGTGGATAAGAATGGTGTTGATTACATTCGTATTCGTGGGCAGATTCAATGCGGCGAAGAAAGTGTAATGACTCGTTCTTTCACGTCTTTTATCAAGGCTAAGAAAGCTGATGGTACAGACAGTGAGAACTATGAAAAGGTTCTTGATTGGGTTAAGAAAGCAGTTCCTATGACTAAGGATAAGGAAAACGCCACTATGGTGAGACTTGTTGGTTCTCTTAGTGCAAATGATTATGTTGGTTCTGATGAACAGCTTCACGAAGGTACTGTTGCTTCTATGCAATTCTTTAATGATTTTGAGGAATTTGCTTGCGACCTTGATATTGAGGGATATATTAAGAGTATTACTGATGAAGAGCGTGGTCCTGAAGATGATAAGAAGCCTACTGGTAGAAAGCGTTTAAATCTTATTAGTATGGATTTTTATCATAACGCTCTTGATATTAAGAATATTATTATTCCCAAGGATTTTGTGGATGCTCTTGAAGATAACGGCTATGTTAAGGGTGCTACTGCTAAAATGTATGTTAGCTGGAAGCCCAATGAAAAGAGTGAAGCAAAGCCTAAGACCAAGGGTTTTGGTCAGCAGAGAGTAACTGAGGGTAAGAGCTATCTTGAAATGGTTCTTACTGGTGGTGATATTGCTTATGATGAAGATGAGCAGGAAGATATGATTATCACTCCTCAGATGTGTAAGGCTATGCTCAATGAGAGAGCAAGTCGTTTGAAGGAACTTGAGGAAGCTGGATATCAGGGTTCTAAGGGCAGTAGTAGTTCTTCTGCACCTACAGGCTTTGGTAAGAAGGGTTCTGGAAAGATGTCTCCTGTTGTTGATGATGACGATGATATTCCTTTCTGATTTCTAATCGACAACTAAAAACAATTTAAAATTTTTAAAAGGAGACATTTAAATAATGGGTATTGATATTTTTAGCATTAAGCCTAATGTGGTCACTCGTGACCTTAGTGGTAAGAGTTTTCTCATTTATGGAGAAAGAAAAAGTGGTAGCGTAGTGTTTTGCCACCCTTTGTTGTAAGACAATTGACGAAATTGCGGAATTAAGCGAGAAGACTTAATTTATAATTATGTTAACTCGAACCGAAGTTTATTACTAACATGATAAACAGGGGCAGAGCGTAGTAATTGAACCTTTGTATTAAAGAATATAATATTACCAAGAGTCCGCAACACCTTATCTCGTATAAGGTTGAAAAAGTACGCCAAACTGAATCTGAATTGACAGATTGATGAAAATGAGCGAAAGCTCCAGAGTGTAAGATAAAAAGCTTACAGATAATAACAATGAAAACTACAAACGCTTGTAAATTTCCCAAGCCTATTTTGCTTGGCTTCGAAAAGGGCTACGGTTTCTTGGATGGCATTATTGCACAGCCAATTAACACTTGGAAAGAAGCTCTTGAAGTAAAAAAGCAGTTGCTTAAAGATGCAGATGCGGCTGAAAAAGAAAATAGAGAAACAATCTTTAAAACGGTAATTGTTGATACTATTGATATTGCCTACGACCTTTGTGAAAAGTATATCGTAGACAAGGAAGGTGTAGATTATCTTGATGAGACTGAAAAGATGCGTGGTTATCGTGCTTTGTCTCGTGAGTATGATAAGTTTTTCCAAGAGATTGTTAAGGCTGGTTATACTTTGATTTGTATTTCTCATGCCACCACTAAGCAGATTAAGGAAAACGGTGAGAAATATGATAAGACTATTCCTACTGTACCTGACCGTGGATTCCTTGTTGTTTCTCGTCTTGTTGACGTAACTGGTTACGCTTCTTATGAAACTGATGAACAGGGTAATGTTCATTCCATGCTTACTATGAGAGGTAACAAGCATCTTGAAGCTGGCTCTCGTAGCCCTTATATGTCTGAATGCATTCCGTTTACTTATGAAGCATTGCGTGATGATATGGCAAAAGCTATTGATGAACAAAAGGCTAATGGTGCTACAGTTGTTGATAACGAGGTTAATCTCTTTAAGGATAACGAAGTTACCGAAGATGAAAAGAAGAGCGTTGATGAGCTTATTGCTGAAATTGGCAGTTATGTAAAGGCTATTCATAATACTGGTAGTACAGAGTATAAGAAGATTATTGCAGAATATCTTGGAAAGGGTAAGAGTGTAAAAGATTGCGATGAATCTCAATTGGATATGCTTTTGCTTATTCTCGATGATTTGAAGGATTACTGTACTGAAAATAATATTACAGTAGAATAAACAATTATTGGGGAATAGTAAAACTGGTTACTATTCCCCTTTATTTTCCGTTTTAATATTTTAAGAAAGGAGTGAGGATTATAGCACCACCAAAGAAGAATAGAAAATGTAGTGTTTGTGGCAAAATGTTCCCTTTTGAAGAGATTATCACCGTAAACGGTAAAAATTATTGTCCAGTTTGCGGCAAATAGCCCGCTCATGACGCCAAAGATTATAGACTTTTGACAGATTATCTTTGGGATAATTTGGGTATGAGAGAGTGGGTTAATGCTTCTCTTGTAACCACTTATATAAAAAAGATAAAAGAAAAATATGGTTTGACTAATTCTCAAATTCTTTATACTTTATATTATATGTACGAGTATGCTGATAATCCAGCTCCTCCCATAAAGACAGAATCAGACATCTTCATGGTTGTACGTTATTTTGCTGAGTCCAGAGATTTTTGGCAAAAATACAAAGAAATGAAGATGACTAAAACTGAATTAATTGAATATGTTTTAACAAAACAGCCTGTTGCAATAGATGTAGCTCGTTCTGAAATTATTAAAAAGCAGGAAGAAGAAGAGGAAAGACGTAATAAACGTAATCACAAGGAAGAAATTTCTGCTGAAGATATTATTGATGATGGAATAGTAAACACAGATTTTATAGGAGATTATAATTTTAGAAAAGATTTGCAAAAGCAAAAGGAAAAAGATAACATGTTTTTATCAGAATTAGAAAGAGATGTTCAAGAAATAATGGCTGAGCATCCAGAAGAATGGGAGGTTTGACTTGGCGGATTATAGAGATTATCAAAGCAAATCTGCAATTAAAGAAGTTCTTGGCTGTTTACTGTAGAATCCAACTTTATTAACAAGTAATAAAATCGACAAAAAAGATTTTGTTGAAGCTTTCCATCAGCTTTTGTTTGTAGCGATAAACAATCTTTTTTCTCAAGGTGCAGTAAAACTTGACCAATATATTATTGATGACTACTTAAAAAATAATTTGCAGTCTTTATATAATATTTATACAAGGAATAATGGCAATCTTTATGTTGAAAAGGCTAAAGAATTAGCTACGCCAGAAAACTTTAATACTAATTATCAGGAGATGAAAAAGTTTTCTCTTCTTCGTGCTTATCTCAAGTCAGGTATCGAAGTTGACGAAATTTATAATCCTGACGAAGAAGACCCTGAAATTGCAGATGAACAAAGATATCAATTTAGTCAAATGACTATTGATGATATACTTAATTATTTTAGGCAAAAAGTATCTAATATTACTCAAGAATACAGTCCCAAAGTTGGGCGTGATAGTGTTAAAGCTGGTAGTGATGAAGCTCGAAAGCAAAAAGAAGAATGGAAGAAAACTCCTGCTTATGGTTTATCTTACGCAAGTAATTATATGACTACCGTAACAAGAGGTATGCAACCACGAAGATTTACTGTTTGTTCTGCACGGACAGGTTTAGGAAAAACGAGAGTTACTATTGCCAATCTTTGTCATTCTTTCACTCCTAAATATTGGGATTCTAATGTTGGAGAATTCGTAAAAAATCCAAATGGTACTCAAAATGCTGCTCTTTATATTGGAACAGAAATGGAGCTTATCACAGAGATTGAGCCTATTTTATGGGCCTATATTGCAGATGTTCCTCAGCAACATATTATGACTGGTAAGTATATTGGGGATGAAGAAGAAAGAGTAGATGAAGCTATTAGAATTCTTCATGAAGAGGGACATATTTATCTTGAATATGTACCTGACTATGATATCGGAACCTTAGAGAATGTTATTGAGCAACACGTTCTTCAACATGGAATAACTCATGTTTTTTTTGATTATATTCATGTAACAACTGATTTAATTAGTGAATTCCAAGCTAATGCTAAAGCAAGAATGCAAATTCGTGAAGACCAAGTTCTTGCAAATTTAAGTTTGAAATTAAAAGACCTTACTCGAAAATACGATATTTGCATTGATACTTGGACACAGGTTACGGGGGATTTTAAGAACGAGCAAAATCGTGACCAAACAATTGTGCGTGGTGCTAAAGCCATCATTGATAAAGCTGACCATGGAGCAATTTTATCAGAGGTTACGAAGAAAGAAGAAAAATATTTAGAAAAAATTTTGAGAAGTAAATTCTTAAAATATAAGCCTAATAGATGTTTATCAGTTTATAAAAATCGTGGTGGAGAATACAATAAAGTTAAAATTTGGTTGTATATTGAATATTCTACAATGCGAGTCCATGATTTGTTTTGTACTGATTATGACTATGAACTTTTAGATATTCCTCAAACATTTACTCGTGTTGAAGAAGACCAAAAGGTTCAATTCTTTAATAATAAAGACTTCTTACGAAGTCAGATGATTAACGATGCAGTTGATATTGCTCAAACTGCCAAGGAAGAAGGAACTTTTGATGTTTTTGAAGATACGGAAGAAGTAACAAAAAAAATTAAAGAAGCTCTTGAAAATGAAGAGGACCCATTTTTAGAATCTCCTGAAAGCAGGAAATTTAGAATGGTAGAAGATGATGAAGATGATGAAGAAGAAAAGAAAGCTTCATCAAAAGAGGAAGAAGAAATAGATTATTAATAGAGGTTGGCTATGATAGATAAAGATGAACTGTTGAAGTTGGTAACAGAAGATGTGGTTATTAACATCATGGAAGAAAATGGTTCTCCTTTATATTCAACTTCTACAGATGGAAGAACACAACAAAAATGTCTTTGGTTTAAAACAATTTGTCACGGCGGAGATAGTCATAAACTATGTTTTTTTACTGAAAGCAAAGATTTTTTTTGTTATACAAATTGTGGACGAATGAATTTTTTTGAGTTTATTAAAAGAATTCGTAATGCCAAAGACGGAGAATTTTATAGTAAGGTAATTGTTTATATTGCTAAAAAAGTTGGTAAATCATTATCTCGAAGTCGTATTGGTTTTGGAAATGATATTTCACCAGAGTTGCGTGGACAATTATCTGAAATGGTAAAACAATCAGAAGATATTGAAAGAAGACAACAATTTCATGAAGCTAAAATTACGAAGTTTTATGATGACTATAAATGTCTTTTTAATTATTTTGATTGTAATACTTTTTATAAAGGTTGGATTGATGAAGGAATTAGTATTCCTTCTATGGAAAAATTTGGTATTGAATGGTATGAATATCAAAAATATATAATTATTCCTCATTATAATATAGATGGTCATTTAGTTGGTATTAGACGAAGAAGTTTACAACCAGAAGATTCTAAAAGAAAATATATGCCTTTGTTTATGAATGGTAAAGAATTTGACCATCCTCTTGGATTGAATTTATATGGTCTTTACGAGAATAAAGAAAATATAAAAAGATTTAAGAAAGCGGTTATAGTTGAGGGGGAGAAAAGTGTTTTAAAAGCAGACACTTATTTTAATGGTAAAAGTTGCGTAGTGGCAACTTGTGGCTTTAATGTTTCAGATTGGCAAATTAGGGCTTTAGAAAAACTCGGAGTAGATACAGTTTATTTAGGTTTTGATAAAGACTTTGACGATAAATATGAAGAAGTATATAAAGCTGACAAATTGTTATATGATAACTATTTAAGGTATAATGAACGATTAAGGACTTTAGCTCAGAGACTTGCTTTAAGCTTTAATGTCTTTCTTATTAAGGACACCAAAGGATTGTTAGATATCAAAGATTCACCTCTTGATAAAGGAAAAGATGTTTACAATCAATTAATAAAATTAGCAAAACCTGTTTATTCTTACGGGGAAAGGCAAAGTTCTACGAGTATATTTTTAAGAGGTAATTAATGGAAAAATTACTATGGGAGACAAAGTTTTAGAATAACTTTGATGACGAATATGATTTTCTTGAAACTATTTTAAAAAGCTATGATATTTAGGATGTAAAAAGTTTTCTTCATCCTGTAAAAAATAAGGTCGTTAATGACCCGTTTCAAATGAAAAACATGGATAAAGCTGTATAGCTTTTCCATGACAATGTTAACACTGATAAGAAAATTATAATTAAGGTAGACTGTGATTAACTTTCAGGGTTTCAGTCTTTAATAAAAACTCTTGAAATTGCGGGAACTCCCTTAAGTCTTAGTAACCAAATTATTATAGTAATATAATAATGGCGAGGGTAATGACTGAGGTATGGTAATATCACTAAGATTGGGTAATCTGCATCCAAGCTGTTCCCTATTGGGCAGAAGGTTCAACGACTATAATAGGAGGTATATATACAATGGATAGTCTAATCCCAAATAATATTTATAATCCTTTTAAGGGAAAGAAAAAAGGAGCTACTTACACTCAAGAGCAATTGGATTTTATTAAAAATCTTTTGAATAATGAATGGTCTGTAGCACGAATTTGTAGCACATACGGTCTTGATAAGAATGCAATAAAAAAAAGAATTAAAAATGATGATTGGAAAACACATAAAAAGGATAGAGAAAATTGTTTAACACTGAAAGAATTAAAAGAGATGAAAGAAATGTTAGATAATGGTTTTTCGGAAAAAGATGTCGCGGAAAAATTTCAAGTGTCTTTAAACAGTGTTCTTAAAAGAAAAGCTAATAATAAATGGGATAAAGGTCATCGGAAAAAAACAAATTATTCTTTTGATGAAAATTATTTTGATGAAATTGATTCTGATGAAAAAGCTTATTGGCTCGGTTTTTTAATGGCTGATGGTTATATTACAACTAAAAGACCAAATAAAGGTAATGAAAATCAATCTTTTGGTTGTACTTTATCTGTAAAAGATATTACCCATTTAGAAAAATTTCGTGATAGTTTGAAATCCAATCATCCAATACACATTTATAAAAAAAACAGTTCAAATTTTGAACGGGGGCAAGATACTTGTCGTTTATTAATTGGTAATCAGCATACTGTGGATTCTTTGAAAAAGTTAGGGATTGTAGAAAACAAAACTTTTTTTTGTAAAATGCCAAATATAAAAGAAGAATATAAATTATCTTTTATCAGGGGATATTCAGATGGAGATGGCTCTTTGTATATAGATAAAAGAGGTAGATTTGGTTGGAGTCTTACAGGGACAAAAGAATTGCTACAAGAAATTTTAAAAGTGTTGGGAAAATCCGAATTAAAGATGGAACAACGCTGGCCTGAAAGAGAAAATAATAATTGGTCAGTAACTATTTTTGGAAAAGTTCAAGTTCCAATGCTTTTAGATAAAATTTATGAAAATGCTACTGTTTATTTAGATAGAAAATATGAAGTCTATTTAAAAATGAAAGCATGGCATAAAAATAATCCTCATAAAAATTATAAATATTATTAGAAATATATGGAAACATAGGGTATGAATGGCTGATGGTTACACTTCAGCAACTTTAATAAGTAAAATCATTGAACATTTTAATTCAAAGGCAAAGATAGAATATATTTTCAGTTTTAATAAAGAGCATGGATTAACTTATAAAATGTTGAGTGATTATTCTAAAGATGAAATCGGTTTAATTATTATTCCAGATGCTTCAATGATTTGCAAAGATGCAATTCAAATTGTTAAAAATTACAATTGTCCTATCATTGTGTTAGACCATCATTTAGTTGAAATTGAATATTTAGATACTAACACAGGTAAATGGATTTCAAAAAACGAAGCGGATGAAATTAAAGAAAAAGAGTCTGACAGAATTAAAGAGGATAGCTATGTTAACTATTGTGTAGCTGTAAATGATACTGATGGACATTATCCTAATCCTACTTTGTCTGGCGTTGGTGTAGTTCGCAAATTTGGTGAAGCTTATTGTGAAAAATATCACTGTAGTGATAGTTGGCTTGATGAATATCTTGATTTAGTTTCTCTTGGTATTATTGCAGATAGTATGGATTTAAGAGATTTAGAAACAAGATGGTATGTACTTGAAGGTTTGAGGGTTGAAAATCAAAAAAATGATTTTCTTAATGAACTTCAAGAAAGAATGGCTGATGAAATTCACTTTGGTAGAACTATTACAAATGTTGGCTGGGTACTTGCTCCAAGAATTAATGGTGTAGTACGTTATGGTACAGAAAAAGAGCAAAGAGATTTATTTAGAGCTATGGTCGGGGAGCAAGAAACTGTTATTTATCAACCGAGAAGAAAAAGAGCTACCGACCCGAAACCTCTTCCAGAAGAACACACACTTCAGTGGGAGATGGCAAGAGTAGCTAATAATGTAAAATCTCGTCAAGATACAGCCGTTCGTAAATTTATGGAGCAAATTGTTGATAAAATTGACAAGCAAGGACTAGATAAAAATACTATTTTATTTGTCGATTGTACCGACATAGTTGATAAAAAATCTGTTACGGGACTTTGCGCAAATAAAATAGCCTCTAAATATTTACGTCCTGTTGTCTTAATGAAAGAAAAAAATTCAACAGAATTTGGAGGCTCTTGTCGAGGATATGATAAGGGAAATATTAAAAACTTGAAAGAGTTTTTAGAAAAAGCTGGCTTGGAAGTAAAAGGTCAATTTGGCCTATCACACCTTTTCCGCTAATCAACGGGGTATTCTATGAATGCTAACGGGGAAACCTGACCATTAAGTTGAAGGCAATCCCGTGGGAAATGTTTTAATTAATAAAGTAAATAGAAAGGGGGAAATTATGCAAGAATGGTTAATATATTAGCATATAAATAAAGTTAACGGTAAAAGCTATATTGGACAGACAACTAATCTAAAAAGGCGAATTGGGAAAAATGGTAAAGGTTATTTATCTAAAAACTCCAAAGGAGAATACAGACAAAGAAAATTTGCATATGCAATTTTAAAATATGGATGGGATAACTTTCGCACGGTAATTTTAAAAGAACATTTAACTTTAGAAGAAGCAAATTATTATGAAGCTTTTTATATTGAATAGTTTTAGACCATTAATTCAGATTATGGATATAATATAAAATTAGGAGGAAATAATTCTTCTCCTTCTAAAGAAACAAGAGAAAAAATGAAAGAAGCTCGAAAAAACTGGTCGTAGGAAGCCCATAAACATTGTAGCGATGCTCAAAAAGGAAAAAAGCTTTCTAAAGAGACCAAAGAAAAAATTAGTGAAGCGGTTTCTGGAGAAAAACATCCAATGTATAGAAAACATCCTTCAGAAGAGACAAAAGAAAAAATAAGAGAAACAAATAAAATTAAAAGCACTTTTGTAAAAAACAATCCAAGAAAAAGAAAAGTTGTTTGTGTAGAAACTCGGGAAATTTTTGAATCCTGTAAAGAAGCATAGTAGTATTTTTGTCCTACTGCTACAGATGGATTAAAAGTATCGGAATCTTGCCGAAAAGGGCGAAAAGTAAGAACCATAAATAATTTTCATTTTAAATATTTAGAAGATATTAATTAAAACAATAATCCTGTAACGACTATTCCGTAAGGAAGTAGAATTATTATTGATACATAATTCGAAATGGGTGTGCTCGAAAGAGTAAGAGATAGTCTGTACCATTGGAAACAATGGAGTAATACGCATGAAAATGCCGCAGGAATCAACGTTAAAAAGAAAAATGTTGATGAGGTAATTGAAAAGTGTAACGAAATGCTTCCTCTTGACCAACTTAAAACTATTTATCCAGTTGATTGGGAAATTCCCGCTAATGAAATGCAAGTAAGATTTGTAAAAGAAGTAGCTGAAAATTATGAAGTGTGGGGCAATACTGTTCCTACTCCTACTTTTGCAATTACAAATCTTCATATAAATGCCAGTCAAATTAATGGCTATGGCGAAACTAAGAGTTTTATTAGATTTCAGCATAACGGTATTACTTATATTAAAAAGTATTGTCCTGCTACAGAATTTGATATGATGACTCTTAAGGATAGACATACCTTTGGCGCTAACAAAAAGAATTTGGTAATGAATTTAATTTGCCAGTTCCAGTTAGAGTCTTGGGAAGACAAGATTTATCCAGAAGTTAAAATTTTATATTATGATGTTATGGAGGATAAAACAAATGAGACTCCTGATTTAAAAAGTAAGACCAAATCTGACGCTATTCTTAATTCTAAAACGACATCTTTAAACGCAAAATCTACTACAGATTTTGATTGGAGTGAAATTGAAGAGCCTAAGAAGAGAAGAGTAATGTTAGATAAGGATTTAGAAGATTTAGATTTTTAAGGTTGACAAATTAAAAGTAACATGATATAATAAGACAAAAATATAAAGGAGAGTAATGCCGTGTTTGTAGGTGTACATAATCACACAGACATAGGCTCCAATACGAGAGGTTTCCTTGACAGCACTAACACTGTCAAGGGTCTTCTCACATATACTTAGGAGCTTGGTCATAAAGGTGTTGCTATTACAGACCATGACTGTATTGCCGCACACGTTGAAGCATTAACTCAAATAGACGATTTGCGAAAGAAAAATCCTGATAAGTGGAAAGATTATAAACTTATTTTAGGCAATGAAATTTATCTTTGCAATCGAAAAAGCATTGAAGAAGATAAAGAATATATTTTTTATCACTTCATTTTGTTGGCTAAAGATGCTATTGGACATAAGCAAATAAGAGAATTAAGTACAAGAGCATGGATTGATAATTCCTTTACTTATGTTAATATTCGTACTCCAACTTATTATGAAGATTTGTTTGAAGTAGTTGAATCTGATAGAGGTCATATTATTGGTTCAACTGCTTGCCTTGGTGGTCGTTGTCCAAAATTAATTTTAGATTCTTATAAACAAAATCCTTTACAACCTGATTATACGGGCGTTAAGAAATGGTTAAAAAGACTCGACAAATGTTTTGGGCATGGTAATTTCTTTTTGGAGTTACAGCCATCAAAGAGCGAAGAACAAATTATTGTAAATCAAGCTTTGGTAGAATTGTCTGCTGAACTTGATATTCCATATATTATCACTACCGATAGTCATTATCCCAAAAAAGAAGATAGAAAAGTACACGAAGCTTTTCTTAAATCTAATGAAGATAGTGGCAAAGAACGTGAGGTTAGAGAGTTTTATGCTACAACTTATATGATGTCAGAAGAAGAAATTCATTCTTACATGGATGAATTTTTGACTCCAGAAGTTGTACAAAAAGGCTTAGATAATACCATGTTGATTTATAACATGGTTCAAGAATATACTTTATTCGCTAATTTGGAAATTCCTTATGAGCCAGATGATTTAACTGAACCTGATTTGGGTTTATCTAAAAAATATTTTAAAGATATTCCTATGTTAGAGTGGTTTTTTAATTCAGATTACAATGCTGATAGACACCTTGTTAGAGAAATTGTTAAGCGCCTTGAAAAAGATTCTGATGAATTAGCAAATAAAGAAACTTATGATGCAATTCAAACATGTCTTGAGTCTATTAAAGCAAGTTCAGAAGCTAATAATGCTCATTGGTCAGCTTATTTGTTACAGACTCGTGACTTGGTAAATGCGTGTTGGGCTTGTGGTTCTTTGGTTGGTCCGTCTCGTGGTTCAGGTTTAGGATTTATTCTTTTGTATATTTTAGGAATTACTCAGGTTAATCCTCTGAGAGAAGATGTTCCCTGTTATCATTGGAGATTCCTTAATCCTAAACGTGTTAGTCCGTTAGATATCGACGTGGATTTCGAGAATGCTTACCGTGATGATGTTATTCATTATTTGCAACGTAAGTATTGTGGAGATGACCAGAGAGCGGGAAATCGTCGTGTTATGAAAGTTCAAACACTTTCTACGATGAAAGCTAAGGTTGCAATTCAAACTGCTTGTCGTGGTTTAAGTTACCCACCTGAAATTGGACAGATGTTAAGTTCACATATTGGTCAAGAACGTGGTATTCAGTTTACTTTAAAACAATGTTTTTATGGTGATGAAGAAAACAATTTACGTCCTGACAAAGAATTTGTTAACTTAATGACTAATGAATATCCTGATGTTTGGGAAGTTGCTCAAAATATTGAAGGGTTAGTAAGTGGGGTTGGTTCTCATGCTGGTGGTGTAGTTCTTTCAGCAACAGATGTTGTAGACCATGCTGCTTTAATGAAGACAACGAGTGGAGATATTATCACTCAGTTTGACTTACACGCTGATGAAAAAGTATCTCTTATTAAATGGGATTTGCTTTCTATTGATGCTCTTCAAAAAGAACATGTTTGTATGAATCTTCTTATGGAAGACGGGAGGCTTGAATGGCAAGGTGATTTAAAGTCTACATATGAAAAATATTTAGGTGTTTACAGGATAGAAAGAGATAATCCAGAAATTTGGAAAATGCTTAATGAGCATAAAGTTATGTCATTCTTCCAGATGGAAAAACAAACTGGATATCAAGCTGTTGCCATAGGTAAACCTGAAAGTTTAGTAGACTTATCTGCTTTAAATTCGGTAATGAGACTTATGGCTCCTTCTCCACGGGCAGAAACACCTCTTGAGCGTTTTGGTCGTTATAAGAAAGATATCACTCTTTGGTATAAAGAGATGGATGATTATGGTTTGACTAAGCATGAGCAAGAAGTTGTTTGTAAATATGCTAAGAAGAGCTATGGTTTATTACCTAACCAAGAAGACTTTATGATGGCAGTTCAAGACCCTGAAATTGGTGGCTTTGATTTGCTGTGGGCTGATAAGCTTAGGAAAAGTATTGCTAAAAAGAACCCTAAAGCTTATGTTGAATTACAACAAGAATTTTATAAAAATATAGAAGAAAAACATCTCTCTTCTAAGTTGTGCCATTATGTATGGGACGTACTAATTTCAATGAATCGTGGGTTAACAAAACAGGCCCCCTTATATAGAAATATATATTGAATAATGCGGTGAACTGCTGGAACGCTAAAAGATAGTTTATCTCATGCTAATCAGCAACCAAGCTTACTTAACCAGTAAGAAGGCTCAACGACTAATCAAATGATGTAGGAGAAATCCGAAGTGCCGCACCTCGTATTTTGCCAATTTTAAAAGAAAGGAGAAGAAATGAGTAAAATTTTTGTTAGCGAAGATAAGAAACAAGATATTTGTGAAAAGTATCTTAATGAAAATTGGACTATAAAGTTATTATCTGAAAAATACGCTCTTAGTCGATTTGTTGTTGGTAATATTTTAAAAGAAAATAATATTCTAATTAAAAGACATACTAAACGTAGTCGGCTTTTTATGAAAGAAGATTATTTTGAAAATATTGACACAGAAGCAAAAGCTTATTTTTTAGGATTATTGTTTACTGACGGAAGTGTTTATCTTGGGAAGAAAGAATCTAATCAAATTAGTTTAGAATTAGCCATTAAAGATATAGAGATATTACAAATTCTTAAAAAAGAATTAAACGTAAGCAATAAAATTTCTTACAGAAAAAGCAAAAATCGTTCTGAAACAGTAACTCTAAAAGTCTTTTCAAAAAAAATGGTGGATGATTTAGCGAAATATGGGATGATTCCACAAAAGACAAAAAATACTAAACATTTACCATTAAAACTAATTCCCGAAGAATTAAAAAAAGATTTTATAAGGGGACTTATAGATGGAGATGGTAGTATATATTACCACGGAAAAGACAAATGTTATATTGGTTTGACTTTTTGCTCTTATTACAGAAGTATCTGTGAAGAATTGCAGAAAGCTTGCAATGAACTAATTCGGGCGGAAAATAAACATGAGGTTTTCACAGAAAAAAACAAACACATAAGTAGAGTTTGTTATTCAAAGCAAGACATAACAAAACAGTTGGTTACTGTTTTGTATAAAGATAGTAATTACTATCTTACTCGAAAATACAATTTGGCAAAGAAAGTATTTGAGTCTAAAAACGAGGAAGATATAGTCTAAAGTAGTAACCAGTATAGAAATATACATCTGCTTTGATGGTTTTAATAGTGCGCATACATTGGCCTATTCAATTGTTGGCTTGCAGGAAGCTAATCTTGCTTATCATTATCCTGTTATTTATTGGAACACTGCTAATTTGATTTCTGATTCTGGCGGTGAAGATGGAAATACCAATTATGGTAAAATTAGTAAAGCTATTGGCAACATTAAAAAAGAAGGTGTTACTGTAGCATTACCTGATGTAAACCGTGTTAGATTTGGTTTCCATCCTGACGTTGAGAAAAACGAAATTGTTTATGGTTTAAAACCAATTCAAGGTATTGGAACTTCTATTGCAAAAGCTATTATTGATAATCAAACTTATTCTTCGATGTGGGATTTTTATGAGAAGATGCAGAAATACAAATCTGAATCTAAAGAAAATAAATTTGGTGATACAGCTATGATTTCTCTTATCAAAGCTCGGTGTTTTGATAATCTTGAGAAAAAAGATAGAAGAGCAATTATGGAAGACTTTATTAGATTTATCTCAAGTCCTGTTAAGTCGCTTAATATTTCTAACATTGAAGATTTGGCGAATCTTAATTTATTAACTGAAAATCAAAAAAAGTTTGAATTAAGATTATATAGATTTAGAAATTATGTTTTCCAGAAAAAATTCTTTTATAAACAAATAGGTAAAAGCGCAAGTACAGCTTATTATATCCTTGAAAATAAATTTGCATGGCCATTCTTTGAAAAATATTTCCTTAATGATATGATTGATAAAAAAGATTACGACTGGAGCGACGAGGGACAAAGAGTTGTTAAAAGGGGTAGTTTAGACCGAGTTTTTAACAAGCTCATGGCAGATTTTAAAGACGATATTTTAAACGACCCTAAAATGCTTGTGGCTGTAAATGAAGCAAAATTTAAAGCTGTATGGGATGAAAAAGCTTCTGGAAGTCTTTCTAAATGGGAAATGGATTCTCTTTGTATGTATTATCATGAACACGAACTTGCTCATGTAAACAAGGAGAAATATAGTATAATACCTTTTGAAGAACAGCCAGAAGAACCAGAAGTAGCTTATAAATATTATTGGCATGACCAAGAAAAAGCTCGTTTTATTCTTAGAAGAATTTGTGGTACTGTTCTTGATAAAGATACTAATAGAAATACAGTTACATTATTAACTCCTGATGGAGTTTGTGATATAAAATTTTATAAAGGTCAATTTAATTTTTATAATAGGCAGATTTCTCAAATAAATGAAGATGGAACAAAAACTGTTCTTGAGAAATCTTGGTTCCAGCGTGGAACTAAACTTCTTGTTACTGGTTTTAGAAGAGGGGAAAACTTTATTCCAAGACAGTACAAAGATAGTTTATATAAACATTCTGTTCAGTTAATTAAAGGTATTGATGATAATGGAGACCTTGAAATGATTTCTGACAGAATAGATGTAAAGAGGGTTGACGATGAGTGTTGATACCGAAGAAAAATTCATAAAAATAAAAGCGTCTCATTCTAAGACCCTTTATCCGAGCGCTGGAATTGGGTCAGACGGCAAAAATTGGGGAATAGTTTCTTGGAATATTCTTGAGGTAGAACAAGGAACTCCTACCATGAGTGTTTATGGTGAGGTTACTTTTACAGGAGAATATACCGATGGAATTGACCCCAATTCTGCCTATGTATTGTTAGGTAAAGAAGTTGAACATCCTAAATATGGTGTTCAGTATCAATTAGTTTATTATAATAAAGATATTGATTTTTCTAATCAGAAGAATCAAAGAGCTTTTTTAAGAACTTTCTTATCAGAAGGTCAAATGGATGAGTTGTTTGCTGTATGCGATGACCCATTACAAGCTATTGCAGACCATGATATAGAGACTTTAAAGAAAGCCAAAGGTATTGGAGATTATATTTCCAATTGTATTATTGAGCGTTTTGAAGCCAGTAAAGATATGTCCACTGTATATTTAGAACTTGATAAGGTTGGTTTTTCTCCAAACTTTATTTCTAAGCTCATTGAAAAATATAAAGCTCCACAAAAGGTAATTGATATTGTAAAAAATAATCCTTACCAATTAGTAAAAGATATTAAAGGAGTAGGATTTTTTACTGCGGATAAAGTGGCTTTAAGGTCAGGTTATAAAACTTATGACACGAAGAGAATTAAATCTTATATCTTATGGTATCTTGACGCTCAAGGAGAAGAAGGTCATTCTTGGGTATCCGCTGGTGAATTAATGGGGTCGTTATATGAAGACCTTGGCGGAAAACAAAGTTTAATAGTAGAAGATGAAGATGGTAATCTTGTAAACAATGTTGGTAAAGCTATTAAAGAACTTCAAGATGAGGAGTTAATTCGTGTTGAAGAGGGCGATACTAAATCAGGTCGAAGAGTTTATTTAATGAGCTTTTGGAATCTTGAAAAAGATATTGCTTATCATCTTAAAAGATTACTTCAAGGTAATAATTATTTTGTTGCTAATGATTTTGAAGAGAAAATAAAAAGAGCAGAAGAGAAACAAGGTTTTCAATTTACTCAAGAGCAAATAGACGGAATTAAGCTGGGAATTGAAAAACAAGTTTGTGTAATTTCTGGTTTAGCTGGTTCTGGTAAAAGTTCATTAGTTACAGGTATTTTATCTGTACTTGATGAATATACTTTTGCTCAATGTGCTTTAAGTGGTAAAGCGGCGGCAAGATTACAAGAAGTTACTGGCAAAGAAGGTTTTACTATTCACCGACTTCTTGGATATACTGGTGGTTGCGGTTTTTCTTATGGAGAAGATAATCCATTACCTTATGATATCATTATTTTAGATGAAGTTAGTATGGTGGGCGGAGAAATTTTTCTCGATTTAATTAGAGCAATTCCCACAGGTAGTAAACTTTTAATGCTTGGTGATATGGGACAGCTTGAATCTATTGGTTCTCTTAATTTAGCTGCGGATATGATTAACAGCAAAGAAATTCCTACTGTTGAACTTAAAGAAGTACATAGACAAGCAAAGGCTTCTGGTATTTTAACTACCGCTTATAATGTAAGAAATGGTATTCAGTTATATCAAGATACTGATTATGAAGGTGTTGAAATTCGCGGAGAACTGAAAGATATGGTACTTGATATTAGAAATGAAAAAGATGATGATAGAAAAGATACCATTGCTTATTTTGAAAAATATTTTAATAGCCCTCTTGTAAATGGTGACATTGAAAAAATTCAAATTATTTCTCCTGTGAAAGAACGTGGAGATGCTTGTGTTCACAATTTAAATCTTGATATTCAAAAATTAATTAATCCTGTTGATTTGAATGAATCTCGTCCAAGAATTTATGTTCAAAAGATGAAAGATGCTTCTGGAAATGATAGGTCTTTTTGGATTCAAGAAGGTGATAAAGTAATGTGTATTAAAAACAATTATAAAGTTTTTGATACAAGTGGAGCACAAACAGCTATGTATAATGGGTGGACTGGTGTAGTTACAAGTATTGATTATGAAAATGCCATTGTTGATTTCGATTTAGGAGATGCACCTATTATTTTAAAACACAAAGAAGTTAAGGAACATTTAATTTTAGGATATGCCTGTACTACTCATAAATATCAAGGTTCTGGTTGTCCTGTAATTATTGGAGTAATAGATTATAGTACTCCTCCAATGATGCTTTGTCAGCAACAGATTTACACTTTATTAACCAGAGCTAAGAAATTGTGTGTGCTTGTAGCTCAAACTAAAGCTTTACGACGTTCTATTGATACAAATTTTGTTTCAACAAAAAGAACATTCTTACCTGAATTTTTAAAATAGGAATACAGATAGCTTAGAGAATAGTATAATGTACTTCATAGAAAAGAAGATGAAGAACGTAGAGCTTTAATTAGACAGCTAAAAGATTGGAAAGAAAAAGATGAAGTACAAGAGGAATAATTTTTATTATCCTCTTGACAACTTCATTTGATTATGTTATTATATAGATGATTCAAAGGAGTAACTATGAATCGAGAAGAACGCAGAGCGGCAGTAAAAAAGCTCACTAAAAAAGGTTTAACAAAAGAAAGCGCTATTACTTTTGTTAAAAGAATGGATAGTTTTACCATCAATCCCATTACTGCATGGGAGGGTGAAAAAGTAACTTTAGATTATAATCGAATTATTTCCTATCCAGATTGGAAACGAATGAGAGAAGATTATAGAAATTGGGTTACTGAACATAAAAATGATGTTTTTACAGTTGAGTTTGACCCTTTGAAAAAAGAAAGACAGACTGTTGATTATAATAGTTTTGTTCAATTTGTAGAAGATGAAACTAAACCAAAATGGCTATTTTGGGCAGGAGATTTAATTCCTGTTGAGGGACAAACAAGACCTGATACTGAGGAAGAAAAACGAATCAAAGAATTCAACGAGAAGATTGATAGTATTTTATCTAAGATGGAATAAGGAGGACAAAAATGGAACATACGAATTTTATGATGATGATTGGAGTTGTTGCAAGTGGTAAATCTACTCTTGCTCAGAAGCTCAAAAATATGTTGACTAAAATGGGTCAGCCTACAATGATTGTTTCATCGGATGAAATTCGTGAAACTGTTTTTGGGGATGTAAACGACCAGACTCATAATGACGAGGTTTTTAAGGAAGTTCGCCGTCGTATTAATAATTGCATTGATAAAATGAATGTTATTGTTGATGCAACCAATATTAATGTTAAATCTCGTAAGAGTTTGTTGGATATTGTTCGCAATAAGGAAAATGTTAATAAAGTTGCTTATGTTATGACTACTCCTGTCGCTGTTTGCAAAAGGCAGAATAAAGCGAGAACTCGTACAGTTCCCGAAGAAGTTATTGATAGACAGATTGGCAAGTTTGAAATTCCTTTTTATGAGGAAGGTTTTGATACAATTAATTTAATTGGTTGGAATTTTAACCAGTTTGAAGTAATTGTACCTCTGTCTAATTGGACTACTGACGATGATTATATTATGAGTTTGATGAAAGGTTTTGACCAGAAAACTTGTCATCATAAGTATACTTTAGATGAACATTGCAGAATTTGTGCGGAAGAAGTTGCTAAAAGAACGGATGATAAGATTCTTTATAGAGCTGCACAAATTCATGATTTAGGCAAGTTAACTACTGGACAGCCCAAGGAAGATGGTTCTGGAGATTATAGATATTATAGTCATCATAATGTAGGAACGTATGACCTTTTAGCGAATCTTGATTGTATTGGATTTACTAACATGGACGATATCTTAAAATGTCTGTTTTATGTTAATTTCCATATGCTTCCATTCTTTCTTGAAACTGAAAAGTCTAAAGCTAAATGGGAAAAGATTATGGGGAAAGAAAACCTTGATAAGCTTTTCTTGTTTAACGAATGCGATAAAATTGCAAGTGGAATTTCTGAAAGATAATTCAAAAGATAAAAAATTAGTAAAGGAGAGTTTAAGATGAATTTTCATTTTAAGAAAGAGTTTCTTTGGCATCCTCTTTATGAATATGTTATGACTGTTAAAAGAAAGTATATTCAATCTTATACTCTTCTTAACAACGAACCCTGTCCTGAAAATTACAATTTTAATGATTGGCTCGACAGAGTTTTTGAGGTGTGGGAGAATATTACTCCCAAACTTAATGAAAAGTTGAGTAAGATTTTTGACCCTCTTCAGATTACTTGTTATGACCATTATGTACTTTTTAAGTATAAGGGTTTTATTGAATTGTCTGACGATTATGATTTAGGCTCTTTCTTTGAATTATATAATGGTCTTTATAGGGAATGTCGTTCTTGTGTTTTTGATGTAAAGAATGATGAAATTGCTCTTGCTTCTTTGGCAAAGTTTAAGAATTATGGCGAGGATGATGGCGATTGGTCTCCTAAAAATATTAGGTCTAAATATCATTTTGCTCATTCAATTTTTATTACTAATAAGCTTGATGGCTCTTATCAGCAATATAGATATATTGCAGACGAAGACAGAATTTTAGGTTCTGGTTCTCAGGCATTAGACCCAGTAGAATCTTGGAGACTTGCGGCTGGTTATAAGCTTTTATCTGATGGACAAAAAGAATTAATTAGGGATTATCCTGATTACACTTTTATTTTTGAATATATTTCTCCCAAAAATCCTATTGTTGTTAAATACGATGAATCTCAAGAAGGATTGTATTTACTTGCGGCAAGGGATGTTAAGGATGGCAAGGAAGTTTCTTTTGATATTCTTAGGGATATGGCTGAGGAATATGATTCTAAAATGACTCAATGGTATTATAATGCTACCTTGTTTAGTGTTTTAGCCGATACCGATAATTATCTTTCTTCTGAAAAAGAAGGTTGGGTAGTTGATATGGTTGATGGATATAAAAATCATTTTAGATGCAAAATTAAAACATCAGATTATGTCTTAATGCATAAAGCATTATCTAAAAATATATCTCCTAATGCAGTTATTAATGCTATTCATGAAGATAAATTTGATGACTTTTTAGCAAAGTGTCCTGAAGCGTATAGAGAATTAATTATGCAGTATTATAATACTGTTCATGAATATCTTAATCTTTATAAAGAGCTTATTGATAAAATTTTAATTAAAGGAAATGCAGAATGTGTAGATTTTTGGAATGATAAAAAAGAAGCAATGCTTTGGATGGATAAACTTCCTAAAGTATTAAAGGGCAGAACAAAGACCAAATATCTTGGACAGGAAAACGATTTCTTGTTAAAGAGACAGTTTTGCTATAAATATTCTGAAATTACAAAAGCCCTACACAATTTAAAGCGTTTTAAAAATTCTATGGTGGAAGGGTAACTTTCCACCATTTTTATATATTATACAATAAAACAGAAACAAATTAAAATTAAACAAAAAGGATTGACAAATATGGATGTAAAGATTAAATTGCTGTCTAAGACAGCTAAGATGCCTGTTAAGGCGCATGAGACTGATGCTTGCTTTGACCTTTATGCTGATTGTCCTAATGATATTTATTATAGTTGGGATGTTCAAAAAGATGTTGCAGGAATTAAGGTTCGTCCTCATGAAACAGTAAAAGTAAAGACTGGTATTGCAACTGCAATTCCTGTTGGATATTGGGGTGCTGTCTTTGCTCGTAGTGGCTTGGCTACAAAGCAAGGTTTGCGTCCTGCTAATTGTGTAGGCGTAATTGATGCAGACTATCGTGGTGAATGGATTGTTGCTCTTCATAATGATAGTACTGAAACACAAATTATTAGACATGGGGACAGAATTGCGCAAGCTATGATTCTTCCTGTGTTTCCTACTACTTTTGAACAAGTAGAAGAACTTCCTGATACTGAGCGTGGTGCTGGTGGGTTTGGAAGTTCTGGTAATTAAAATTTAAAGGAGAAAGTTATGTAGGATTTTTGGAAATTAGCCTTAGAAAATCTTTTAGCTGCTTTGGTAGGATTTTCTATTTTTGGCATGGCATATCTTTCTAATGTTAGTTTCTCTTTGTATTATAATATTAAAATTGCAGGAGAGACTTTTGAAAAACAAAGATTAATAAATAGTCTTTATAAAATTTTAGCTTTTGCTGGTGGTACAATGTTACTTGTACTTTCTACCTCTTTAATTATTCCTTGGGCAAATAAAAACAATCTTCCTATTCCTGCTGAATATAGTACTGTTATTTCAACAGTGGCAACTTTGGGAGTGTGTTTATCTGGTTCTTTGAAATATATTTTAGAAGCTTTTAATAAGATGAAGAAAATTTTGTCTATTAAAGATGAAAACAATACTATTGAAGCAGCAAAAGCAAATGCCTTGAAATCTAATAAAGCTGTAGGGGGAGAGTAATTATGGCTCTCCCTAATTATAATAAGCTCGTTATAGGAGATACTGAAACTACTGGATTTAAAGAAAATAGAATTGTTAGTATTGCAATTTTAGTGTACGAAAACGGTAAAAAAATTGCTGATAAATATATATTAGTAAATCCGTAGACATAGATTGAAAGTGGCGCATCTAAAGTAAATGGTATTACTTATGATACTATAAAAAATTGCCCCACGTTTGATGAAGTGTGGGAAGAAATAAAAGATTATATGACAGATAGTGTTTGGATTTTTCATAATGCCAAATATGACGCTAACAAAGTAATTTATCCAGAATTGCAAAGATACCACATTCCAATTCCAAATCATGCTGTTTGTTGTACCTTAGAAAATGCGAAACGTTTAATTCCAAAAGCAGAGGTAGCTAATTATAAATTAGGGACTTTGCTTGAACATTTTGGTTATACTTTAGAAAATGCTCATAGTGCAGATGCAGATACTTGGGGTTGTATGAAATTATATAATTAGTTAGTTAAATTATCTGATGGTAATTTAGATGTTACATAAAAGGACAAAAGGAGATTGATGTTATGGTTGTTTTGTATACCACTAATTGCCCTCGTTGTATTGTTTTGGAAAAAAAACTTAAGCAAAAGGGAATTGAATTTGAAGCCAGAACTGATTTCGATGTAAAGGAAATGATTAAAAAGGGTTTTGCTTCTGCTCCATTACTTGAAGTTGATGGAGAAATTATGGCTTTTAATGAAGCAAATCAATGGATTAATAATAATTAAAAAGGAGGAAAATTTTATATGGACATTTCACTTCGTTTAACAAAAGATTTTGAAAGATGTCTTGAAGATTTAAAAAAGAAATATGGTGAAGATTTCGAATATATTAATGGGGTTCATTCTAGTTAGTTAGATTTTTCAGAATTCTTAGATAAATTCGTAAATCAAAGCACGATGGCAGATGCTACTATCGACCCTAATGCAAATGCTAGCCATAGAGATATTCGTTCTTTTATGACTGAAAAGGGGAAGAGTGAAGATAAGCTTTTTGGTTTAAATAAAATTTTCCTTGAAATTAAGAAAAAATGGGGACTGCGCACTGCTAAAGCTTGGTTAGAATAGGAATTTAGTAAGGGTTTTTATCTTAACGATTCTGCTACGGCAAGTTATTTTCCCTATTGTTGGGCAAATGATTTAACTCGTTTAGCAAGAGAAGGATTATTTTTCCTTGGCGGATATAATAATCAGCCCCCTAAACATTTGGATACATATTTTGATGATGTTATTGAGTTTGTTTCGTTCCTCAGTAACCGTCAATCGGGTGAACTTCTGCGCCCATTTGTTTCCTTTCCACTTATCAGTGGGGTTGCTTAATTGCAGCTAACGGTGAAAACTAAATATGAATAATATATGTCAATACCGTGGGAATCATCTTAAAAAAGATATTTATATTATCAAAAATAGGATAAATAATAAAGTTTATATAGGATAGGCAAAAAATTCAGAAGAGAGATTTATTAGTCACTGTAAACCTTCGTCTGCGAAATCAAGCAATTCTCTTATTGATTATGCAATTCAAAAATATGGGGCTGATAATTTCTGGTATGAAATTTTAGAATCTCAAGTTGAAAATTACAATGAAAGAGAGAGATATTGGATAAAGTATTATAATTCTTTAAAACCTAATGGATATAATATCCAAGAGGGGCGGGACGAACCTCCTGTGTTTTATGGGATAGAACATCCTTTAAGTAAATTCAGTAATGAAGAAGAAGTTGCAGAAATTAAAAGACTTCTTAAAGAAACTACCCTTTCTTTATCAGAAATTGCAAAGCGCTTTAATACAAGTAGGCGTACAATTATGAGAATAAATCAGGGACTTCATTATGAAAAAATAGGAGAAGTTTACCCTTTAAGAAAAGAACCATTACCAAATGGGAAACTAACAGATTTTCAAGTGCAAGAAATTATTGAGATTTTAAAGTTTTCTTATCGTCAATATGAAGACATTGGAAAACAGTATGGGATATCTATTTCTGATGTGAAACAAATTAACTCAGGGGATGTCCATAGACAAGAAAATGAATCCTATCCTATTAGAAAATATAAAAATAGCGGAAAGCCAAATTGTACTTATGAACAAGTAACTGAAATAATAGAGCTGTTAAAAAGTACTAATTTATCTTGTAGACAATTGGCTAAAAAATATAAAATAGAATTACAAACCGTTTATTTTATAAATAATGGAACAGCTAAAAGGTATCGTCGTGATGGCGAAAACTATCCATTAAGAAAAAGAAATCCTAAAGATAATTCTAAAGATGAAGCCTGTATCGACTATCCTCGCTAAGAGGAGTACATCTGCTATTGATACGCAGATGGAAAGGGAAACACCGCAATTTTAGATTGTGGCAAAATATAGTCAGTCCTTGTGGAAACACAAGATTACCTACGGCAGTAGGTCTTCCAAATGTAATTATTTGGGCTTATTATTTCTGGAAAATGGATATAAAGAATGGGCATTATTTTAAAGACCCCGATACTTATTTAAGACAATATTTTTAGAAATTTGTTTACAGATTAAATCAGCCGTTCCTTAGAATTGACCAGTGCGCTTTTACAAATGTAAGTATTTTTGACCGTCCTTATCTTGAATCTTTATTTGGTGGTTTGGAATTTCCAGATGGGTCTTTCGCTATTGACCAAATTGAAGAAATTATGAAGTGCCAGCGTTTATTTATGGATGTAGTAAGTGACATTCGCAGTGAAAATATGTTTACTTTCCCTGTTTTAACTTATTCTTTGCTTTATAAAGATGGCAAATTTGAAGATGAAGAAACTGCTCGATGGGCTTGTTATCACAACATTAAGTGGTCTGATTCTAATTTCTTTGTATCTGATAATGTTGGAGTACTTTCAAATTGTTGCCGTTTGCTTTCTGACACTCAAAAGCTTGATGCTTTTGTTAATTCTATTGGTGGTACAGCGTTGTCTGTTGGGTCTTGTCGTGTGAGTACAATTAATCTTATGCGCATTGCATATGAGACTAAATTTAACAAAAAGAAATATATTGAACTTCTTAAAGACCGTGTACTTTTAGATTGTAAGGCATTAACTAGTATGCGTCATATTTTGGAGCGTAATATAGAAAAAGGTCTGCTTCCTAACTATCAAGAAGGAGCAGTTGAACTTGACAAGCAGTATTGTACTATTGGTATTCTTGGAATGTATGAAGTTATTGATTCTTTTGGATTAATTAATACTGACGAATTTGGTAATAAATATTATACAGAAGAAGGATTGGAATTTGCTTGTTAGATTCTTGATGCTATTAATGAAGTAAAAGATAGCTTTGAATGTGATTTTTCTTTTAATGTTGAATCTATCCCTCGGGAAAATTGTGCTGGTGTAATTTGCACAGCAGATAATCTTTTGTTTGAACAAGATAAGTATTTTATTTACTCAAATCAGTGGATTCCATTAACTGAACAATGCACTATTAAAGAAAAGTGTCGTTTAGGCAGCGTGCTTGATGAAAAATGTGGTGGTGGATGCATTGCTCACATTGATATTGAAAATCGTTTTGCAACAAAAGAAAGTGCTTGGGACATGCTTAATTATGTTGCTTCTAAAGGTGTAATTTATTTTGCGTTTACAACTAAAATTAATGTTTGTGAAGATAAACATTCTTTCATTGGAACTCAAACATGTCCTATTTGTGGAAAGCCTGTAGCGGACCAATATGCAAGAGTAGTAGGTTTTTATACCCCTGTAAGTAGTTATCAAAAGATTAGAAAAAAAGAATTTAATTTAAGACGTTGGTATAATGTTTTAGATGCAGATTCTATTATGAAAGGATAAATTTATGGAAGAGAAGATTCATCTTAAAGGTGTTGTCATGGAGGACTTTGTTAATTATGCGAAGCCCTCCCTCTTCCTTATCACTTGTAAATGTGATTGGAAATGTTGTCATGAAGCTAATATTCCAATTACTGTATGTCAAAATGAACCTGTGGTAAGACAAGCTACTAAAGAATTTTTAATTTCTTCTATTTATAAAGCTTATATAGATAATGAAATTACAAAGGCAGTCGTAATAGGAGGCTTAGAGCCTATATTGCAATTTGAAGAAGTTTTGTCTTTATTGGATTATTTTAGAAAGCAAAATTGTAACGATGACTTTGTAATTTATACGGGATATTATAAAGAAGAGATAGAAAAAGAAATTGAGCAATTAAAAAAGTATCCCAATGTAATTTTAAAATATGGTCGTTATAAACCAAATTCAGTTTCACGTTTTGATGATATTTTGCAAATTACATTGGTTTCTGATAATCAATATGCAGAGAGGATATCTTAATGTTAAAAATTGTATTGAACGATGATAAAGATTTAGTAGACGAAACAAACCGTCAGCTTGCAGAAATGAAAGAGAAATATGGAAAACAATATTGTCCATGCGGTTTAACTCAAACTGACGATATGGTTTGTATTTGCAAAGCCTTTAGAGAACAAAACTATGCTGGGGAATGTAATTGCGGAAAGTATAAAAAAATAGAAGTTGATTAAGGGGTATCATACCCCTTTCAACTTATTTCTTATAACTTCTTGACAAAACAAAATTTATTTGCTATAATGTCATTAAGTAAGAATAGATAAATGTATTTATATATTGTTACTTATTTACATTAAGGAAGGTAAATTATGAATTTAGAAAAGGTTAATAATAGAGTTCATTCAGATTATGAATTTTTGAGTGAACTTGGATATAATGTAGTCGGCGTATTTGTTTATGGTAGTAATAATTACGGAATGGCTACGGAGCATTCTGATGTTGACACAAAAGCAATTGTGCTTCCTCATTTTGATGATATTGTTGATTCTAAAGATTGGGTTAGTAAAGAATATCATCGAGATGAAGATAGAGGAAAACTTGAAGTTAAAGATATTCGCTTAATGTTTAATAGTTATTTGAAACAAAACATTAATTTTACAGAAACTTTATTTACTAAATATTTTGAGCTTAATCCTGAATATGCTGGACTGTGGTTAGGGGCTGTTGTTAAAAATAGAGAAGCTATTGCACATTATTGTCCTCAAAAAGCTGTATTAACAATGTATGGTAACATGAAAACAAAATACAAACAAATGCTTCATAGAGCTCCTCATAATGAATTTGATATTGATAATTATGGATATGGGCTAAAGGATTTTCATCATATCGCAAGATTAGCAGATTTTATTAAAAGATATATAGCAGATGAACCCTATGAAAAAATTTTAACCCCTAAAAATCCAGAATTGTTAATTAGTTATAAGACCACTCCTCTTCCAGTTGAAGATGCTAAAAGAATTGCAGAAAATTTAATTACCGAAGCGGAAGTTCTGGTAGATGAATATGTAATGGATAAGCATTTTGAGACCAACAAAGAAGTAGAAGATGTTTTAAGAAATGTACAAAGGACAATGATTGCTAATTCTTTAAAGAAAGAGCTTTTAGAAAGTGAGACTAAATTATGAGTTATGCAGTAGTTGGTATTTTAATTGTTTGGGTTGTTTTATCTTTGCTTATTATGAGCACAATTGATAAGTAATGGAGATTAATATGAATAATTACGAAAATATTGCACGTATTAAAGAATTAACGAGTCTGTTAAATAAGTATCGAGATAAATATTATAATTATAGTGAATCTCTGGTTTCTGATGCTGAATATGATAAACTGTTTGATGAGCTACGTGAATTAGAAGCAGAAGAGCATTTTGTTCTGGCGAACTCTCCTACTCAGACAGTTGGCTATGAAATTGTTGATTCACTCAAGAAAGTTAAGCATGACCATTTAATGCTTTCTCTTGATAAAACAAAGAGTTGCCAAGATTTGCTTAATTTTGCTGGTGACAAGGAAGTAGTTTTGTCTATGAAGTTAGATGGTCTTACCATGTCTGTTAGATATGAAAATGGTAAACTTGTTTCTGCTGAGACTCGTGGTAATGGGGTTGAAGGAACAGATGTTCTTAATAATGCCAAGGTCATGAAAAATCTTCCTTTGACAATTGATAGTAAAGAAACTCTTGTTATTGATGGCGAATGCATTATTCTTAGAGAAGATTTTGAACGAATTAACGCAGAACTTTCTGATGGGGAACAGTATGCTACTCAGCGTAATCTTGCAAGTGGTAGTCTTTCTCTTTTGGACAATAAGATTGCTTCTCAGAGGGGCCTTCAGTTTTGGGCTTGGAGCTTGATTGAGGGGACTACTGGTAGCTTTAGAAGAGATATGAGCAAACTTCAATCTTTAGGTTTTACTATTGTCCCTTGTAATTATTTCAATGGCGATAATGTTGACATTTGGGGAGTTGAAGACTTAACTATTAAGTTAAAACAAGTCGCTGACAAGAAGGGTATTCCTGTTGATGGTTGTGTTATTACTTATGATGATATTGCTTATGGTTTAAGTCTTGGTAACACTGGTCATCATTTCCGTAAGAGTTTGGCTTTTAAGTATGAAGATGAAACTGCTGGAACTATTCTTAGAGACATTGAATGGGCAGTTGGTAAAACTGGCGTAATTACTCCTACTGCTGTGTTTGATTCTGTTATTCTTGATAACACAGAAGTAAGCCGCGCATCTGTTCATAATATTAGTATTATTAAATCTCTTGGATTGAGAAAGAATTGTTCTATTAAAGTTTTTAAAGCAAATATGATTATTCCTCAAATTCTTTCATGCGAAGACGATGGAGATGCGGATTTTGAAATTCCAAAGACTTGTCCGTGCTGTGGTAAACCTACTACAACTAAAATTTCTGAATCTGGTGCAGAGACTCTTTGGTGTGAGAATCCTGATTGTCCTGAAAAGAATTTGGCTAAGTTTGTCCAGTTTGTATCTAAGCCAGCAATGAATATTGATGGTTTAAGTGAAGCTATACTTAAGAGATTTATTGATGCTGGGTATGTTAAGAAGTATGCAGACCTTTATCATCTTGATAAGTATAAAGATGAAATTATTGAGATGGATGGTTTTGGTGAAAAATCTTATAGTAAGTTAATTGAATCTATTGAAAAGTCTCGCCATGTTAAACTTGAAAATCTTCTTGTCGCTTTAAGTATTCCCAATATTGGCAAAACAGCGGCAAAGGAAATCAGTAAACATTTTAATGGAGATTGGATGGCTTTTGAAGAGGCTCTTGATTTTAATAAGTTTGATTTCTCTACTTTAGATGGCTTTGGTGAAACAATGTCTCAAGCTTTGCATAATTGGTGGAATAGTGAAGATTCATTGTTTACAAATCTTATTTTTGAATTAAATTTAGTTTGGGATAAGCCAGTACAGATTGCAACGAATGAGTTTATTAATGGTAAAATTTTCTGTGTTACAGGTGCTTTTAATACTATGAAGCGTTCTGAAATCGAGAAGATTATTATTGATAATTGTGGTAAATTAACTGGTTCTGTTTCTAAGAAGACTGATTATCTTTTAACAAACGAAGCTAATAGTGGTTCTTCTAAGGCAAAGAAAGCGGCTGAGTTGAGAACTCCTATTATGAGTGAAGAAGAATTTTTGAAGAGGATTGGAAAATAATATGGAAGCAATTAGAGAATTTATAGATGCCTATGCTTTTCTTTCTAATTTTTATCATTCTCCTGTAAAGTATAGGAATCTTATTTATTTAAATGCGGAAGCAGCGTTTCAAGCTCAAAAAGAATCTTGTGAAAAAGATAAAGAGCAATATACTAGGATGAATCCTGCACAAGCAAAATTAGTAGGTAGAAATTGTAATCTTAGAGAAGATTGGGAAGAAATTAAAGAGCAAACGATGTATGAAATTGTAAAAGCAAAGTTTACTCAAAATAAAGCCCTCGCAAGACTTCTTCTTGCAACTGGTGATGCTTATCTTGAAGAAGGTAATTGGTGGCATGATACTACGTGGGGAGTTTGTAATGGTGTTGGAGAAAATAAGTTAGGAAAGATTCTTATGCGCGTAAGAGAAGAACTTGATGGAGGAATTTGGGAATGAATAGTCAGATGGCTAATAAAGTAGACCATACTATTGATGGTAAATGTTCTGGATGTGGAGCTTGTTGTTCTGCAATTCTTTGTGTAAGTGATGCGGAAGTAAAGAAAATTAAGAAATATCTTGGTCAGCATCCAGAAGTAAAAATGATTAATCGCAACACTGTTTTAGACAAAGATTTTAAGGATGTTTGTCCTTTTTTGAATGAGGGAAATAAGTGCCAAATTTATGAAGTGCGACCTGAAATTTGTTCTCGTTTTATTTGTTCTGCTTTTAAGGATACTTCTATTCCTCCTCTTAATCATAGAAATAAGAGAATTATTAATATGATTACTACATTTATGGGAGAAAAGACTTGTCCAAATGCTCCTGACCTCATAGGATTGAACAAGTTTTATGAAAGTAAAAAGAAAGAGGTTTATGGAAAATGACAATTAAATATTGTTGTGAAAAGTGTGGCAAAGAATTTTAGTCTTTAGGCGAATGTTATTTACATGAGAGAAAATGTATTGATGGGATAGATGGAAAGAAAGCTGCTTTGATGCTTAACGAATTAATCTATCCTTATGGGCAAGATGTTTGTAAACATTGTGATAATCATTATATGGTTTATGGATGTGAACTTTCTTGTAAGTATGAAAAGTCTTGTAAAAAGAGAGATAATTATCCTTTTTGGAAAGAAGAGGAAAAGAAATGAATTTTCCAAAGAAGCAACCTTTAGAATCTACTAAATGGTTAAAGTACAGATTTAATAGAAAAGAAGATAATGTTGAAGATGCACAGAATAATTTGTTAAACTGGACAATTCTTGTTTATAATCCAGTTCATAAAGATTATGTTTTAGCTGGTGTAATTACTAAAGTTACAGAAGACTATGTAGAATTTTTAGGAGACCCTTCTGTTGTCGATACAAGATGGTGTCAGCAATCGTCTATTGGAAATAGTTTGGAGTGCTTGAATGGAAGGGAGAGTAATGTTTAAATGTCCATTTTTTATAAATTTACACTATGTTTGTAGAAGGTTTAACAGAATGTACGTTAAATATTGTTGTAATTATTGTGATAAAGAATTTTCTGACAAGTTAACTTGTCTTGTCCACGAAAAAATGGCACATATTGGCTATTCAAAAGATGTGGCAGAAATAATTTCTTGTGGCTATCAGCCTTGTGATTATTGTGCCAATGCTTATTTTGTATATGGTTGTGAACAAGATTGTTAGCACAAATCAGAGTGTATGGAAAAGCATAAGTGGGTTAAGTTTAAGTATAGTGAGGGACGAGATGAAAGAGCTTGAGTATACACATCACGAAGATGTAGCTTTGCAATATTTAATTGATGAAGAAAAGCCTATCTATGACAAGTATAGAAAAAAGTTTAGAGAATTAGCAGAAGAATTTTATGAAGAATTTGAAAAATTTCACGAAAAAAGGAAAGAAAATTCTTATGGTTTTAATCATCGTCATGTTTGTTCTTTTAAACTTTCTTGCTCCAATGAAAAAGAAGCTCATAAATGTTGTCGAGAATATTTGAGGCAAATCGGAAAAGAAGATACCATTGAAACAACACGTTACGGCTTTCTTAAGTTGAAAAAATGGGTATATACAGATTATTGCGATTATTGTCCATACAATAAATATATGCTTTCAGATTTTGATGGCAATGTTTTGTTTATTAATGGATGGGAAGATGAACTTGAGAATGAGAGATTTGGTGAGCCGTTATGAATTATTATATTTCAGATTTGCACCTTGGACATAAGAACATTATTAATTTTGACCATCGCCCCTATGACACAACAGAAGAAATGGAGTTTGACTTAATTTCTCGTTGGAATAAACAAGTTTCAAATGCAGACCATGTATATGTACTTGGAGATTTTCTATGGAAAGCAGGGTCAGATGAATGGATTCGTATTTTAAATAAGTTAAACGGTAATATTCATTTAATTCAAGGTAATCATGACTGTAAACAATATTCTACAGGAGTTAGGAAAAAATTAGTTGAAATTTGTCATTATAAAGAAGTAGCTGAGATAGTTGATAGTAAACCTTATAGAGTAATTCTTTCTCATTTTGCAATTCTTTCTTATTATGGGTCTTGTTATGATAATTGTTTCCATTTACATGGGCATACTCATATAACCAAAGAACAAGATTTGGTAGAAGATTTTGCTAAAATGGCAAAAGAAAAATTAGAAAATTCCAATGGGAATGAATATTTAAATAGAGCACAGATGATTAATGTTGGAGTTATGATGCCCTATATGAATTATACTCCACAAACTTTTGAATATCTTTTGATGAAATATAAGAAGGGAGAAACAAAGGCGTAATGAAAGTAACCCTTTTGAATCCTACTGTATTAGAGGATTTGTATAAAAACCACGGTGAATTTGCCTGTGAATGTTATAACACAGATAAAAAATATGCTGAACGAATAGGCAAGAAATGTGAAGATTCAGGTCACATGAGTGGTTCTCGTTGTGAATATATTAAGTTTGAAATTGAAGCAGATAGAGGCACGTTAGAACAGATGATGCGCTCTGAAATTGGAGTGCGTTATGATAATCAGGACAAGTATGCTTATATGGATTTGATTGAAGCAATTCCTCGTGTAAGTCCTGATGAGATTGTTAAGAATCTTGCTTCATTTAGATATATTGATAAAAACAATTTTACTTATATTATACCAAGTAATATTGAAAAAAATGAGAAGGCCAAGGCTTTGTATCAAAATCTTATGAGTAATATTGATACAACTCGTAGGCTTATTCGTGATATCCTTACTGAGAATGGTGTTAAGATTAATGCCGCAGTAGAAGATGCTAATTTTGTTTTGCCAAGAGCAACTAATACTACTTTAGCGATAGGTTTTACACCTGAAGCTTTAATTACATTTATGCATAAGCGTTTGTGTACTCGTGCTCAAGAACCTATTCGTAAAATTGCCCTTGAAATGAAAAGACAAGTTGCAGGAATTAATCCAGTATTTGCTAAAGAACTTGTTCCTCATTGTCAATATCTTCTTTGGTGTCCAGAAGGCGATAAGTGTTGTGGTAGATATCCTACTCGTGAAGAATTGAGGGATAAATTATGGAAGCAAGAATTGTAATAATTAATGGTTCTGGTGGAAGTGGAAAGTCTACCTTTGTAAAACTTTGTCAAGAAATTTTAGAGGACAATATTAGCTGGGAAAATAACTGGGAGATATTAGAATTGTCTACTGTTGATTGGGTAAAAGCTGTTGCTCAATTTGCTGGTTGGGGTGGAAAAAAAGATGAAAAAGATAGAAGATTCCTTTATCAGTTAAAAATGGCTTTGGAAGAATGGGATAATTCTCCTAATCAAAAAGTTTTTGACCAAATTAATTCTGTTATAAATAACGAAATGCTAAACAAAAAAAATTGGTTGTTTTTTGTAAATATTAGAGAACCAAAATGCATTGAAAATTTTATTAAACAGAACGAAATAGCGACAGGATTACCTTGCAGTACTATGTTAGTAAAAAATGCAAATGTAGCTCCTATTATTTCCAATCCTGCCGATGGAGAGGTTCATTATTATCATTACGATACAATAATTAGTAATAGCTCTGATTTAGAAAATCTAAAAAAATGGGCGCACGATTATTTAAAATATGTTCAAAAAATAATTTAAAAAGTATTGACAATATGGTTCTACTTATGATATACTTACTCATAGGTAGAATCATATTTTTAATATGGAGCATATTATGAAGAGAAAATTAAGTTTCATCGCTTTACAAAACATGGATGGTCATACAGTATGGGTTCATGATTTAGCAAATGATTGTTATGACCAAGAATGTATTGTGAAAGTTAATGTTGTTAGGACTATTAATCCTTTTAAGAATCAAAAAAAGAAAATTGTTGAATTTGTAGAATCTATTGAATTAACTAATGAAGAGTTTAGATTCATGTATGGTCTAAACGGAAAATGTTTAGATGGAGAATTTGAGGTGTATGTAAAATGATTTGTCAAGTTAATGCTTACCATTATGAAAAGGGTAATAAGGTTGTTGTTCCTCTTGGGCGTGTAGAAGAAAAGGGAACTGATATTATTCTTAACGCTCAATATCCAGAATGTTTTAAGCTTATTAAAAAATATATTGACAACAAAGGGTTTAAGAGCTATTATTATAATTGTCATGTTACTCCAGAAGGAGTTTATAATGTAGATTATGGTAGTTACTCGGATTTTTGTGAATTTTATAAGGTGAATGATGATGAGTAAAAAGAATTATAGTTGGCTTAATCTGAGCTATTTAAATAAATCTTATAAAGGATTGTCTTTTTTGCATCCAAAAAATTTAAAAGACCTTTATCCTATACATAAGCAGAGAAAAGATAGAGTTTTTAGGGGTTGGTGTAATATGGACATTTGGAGTTTTGATAGTTGGTTTCAACAAGTAGTCCCTGAAATGTTAGAAGAATTGGCTAAGACTCACGTTGGCTACCCAATGATTGATTTTGATAAAACTCGTCAAACGGGTAAACGAGAATATCGTGATTGGAGAGAGCTTACAAGAGAAAAGTTTAATTCTGATGAAGAATATAAAACCGCAGAAGAGGCTCAGTGTAAGGCATGGGAAGATTACCTGAAAGAAATTGCAACTCATATTCGTAATTCTACTGAAGAGACTTGTCCTAAGAAAAACTCTGTCCTTGAAAAGTATGACGGATGGGCAAATAAGATTCCCGAAGAAGAAAAAGAACAGTACTATCAAGAAGATGCTGAAATTGACAAGTATAGGCAATCTGAAATTGAAAAAGCTTTAGATATGATGAAGCCAATTTTCTTTGATTTGTGGGATTAATATGAGTAAAAAAAGAGTTAAAATTTTAACATATGATTCATTAATTTTTGAATCTCGTTTAAATATGTGACTTAGTAGTTCTAAAAAGAATATTATAGATATTCAATTTACTACAAGATATGATGAAGTGTTGGGCAGGGAAAGATATACAGCTTTTATTAAATATGAGGTAGATAAATGATTTATTTAGACCATGCGGCTACAACTTTTGTATCGCCTGAAATCATTGATATTATTAAAGATGATTTAGCTGAATATTGGGGTAATGCAAGCACGACCTATGGTTTAGGGCGCAAGAGTAAAAATTTAATTGAGGAAAGTCGTGCAAAAATTGCACATGTTATAGGTGCTTTTCCAGAAGAAATTTATTTTACTTCTGGTAGTAGCGAAGGTAATGCGTGGGCTTTAGCTCAAAAAAGCAAATGTTTATGTAGTCCTTATGAGCATCATAATATCACAGAAAATCCCAAGTCAATAATTATTGATAAGAATTATCTTATTGATGCTGTTAAAGTTACAGAGAAAAGTGAAGAGTTGGGTTTTCTATGGGGAGATTATAGTGGATTTCTTTTGTCTTGGATGTATGTAAATAATGAGACAGGAGAAATTTTTAATCCTCGTGAACATATGGATTTAGCTCATAGACTTAATATGTATTATCATTGTGATATGACACAGGCTTTAGGTAATGTTCCTATTGATATTAGACACATGGCTGACATTGCTACTTTTAGTGGACATAAGGTGCATTCTCCTAAAGGTGTTGGCTTTATTTATTTTTCAAAAGACACTTTTCCTGTTGAGAAGATTAAGCCTTTAATTTATGGTGGGGACCAAGAAAGTAATCGTAGAGCTGGTACTGAAAATATTCCTTATATTCATGCTTTAGCTTTAACTGTTGATAAAGCTGTTGCACATCAAAAAGAAAAAGATTTAGCTTGTAAGAAAATGAAGAAAGCTTTCCTTGAAGAGCTTGGTAAATTATTTGAACCAAATGATTATATGATTGTTTCTCCTGCAAATAGTATTAATTCTACAGTGTGTGTTTGCTTCCACAATGTAGAGGGAGAAATTCTTCAATCTATGTTAGATGAAAAGGAAATTTATGTAGGGACAGGAAGTGCGTGTAATACAGGAGATATGAAAGCATCTGCTGTGTTAGAAGCTATGAAGATTCCAGAAGATTATATTCGTGGAGAAATTAGAATTTCTATGAATGAAACTCAGAATACAGTTGAAGATGTAATTGAGACTGCAAGAGTATTACATGAATGTTATAAAATGGTTAGGAGTTGATTATAATGAACTTTAAGCCAAGTACATATCAACAAGATATTTTAGATTTTTTTCTTAACAATCCTCAAAGTAACATGCTTGTAAATGCTTTGGCTGGAAGTGGTAAGTCAACAACTGCTTGTATGCTTTCTGAGCATTCAAAAACTTCTGATTTATATATTGCATTTAATGCAAGCGTAGTTGAAGAGTTTAAGAAAAAAATTAAGAATCCTAAGACTAAGGTTATGACGATGCATTCTTTAGCATATTCTATTATGCTTTATAATGTAGAACAAGAATCCAAGGATTCAGGAGAAAAGCCAAAAGGTTTTGGTTCTCAGCGCTCTAAAAGAACTGTGAGTTTAGATAATTTTAAGCCACATAAAATTCTTGATGAAGAAATCACAAAACGTTATGGTAGATATATTGAATTTGCCAAGCGAGTTTTCTTGAAAGATAATTATGTAAATCTTTATAATTTGTGCAGATTAACTCTTACCGATATGTCTTCAAATAAAGATGTATCTCGTTTAATTGATGACCATGTGTTATTTTTATATTATGGTGATGAAGGTTATTCTGCGCCCGATATTAGTGAAATTACTTCTACTTTGAAGATTCTTGATACTAAAAGTAGACAACAATTTGAAACTCAAGGTGTAATTGATTTTACTGATATGCTTTGGATTACTTTTAATAAACTTAAATATGATAATTGGGAAGTCCCTTATTGGGCTTTGTATACAAATATTTATTGTGATGAGGTTCAAGATTTTTCTAATATTCAATTAAATTTCCTAAAGTTTATTAAAAGAACCAAGGGTAGATATGTTTTTATTGGAGATTTTCATCAGGCCATTTATAATTTTGCTGGTGCTAATGCTCAAGCTTTTAATCAAATTCCTAAGATGTTTGCTCCTGTAGAAACTTTTGATTTACCTATTTGTTATCGTTGTGCTAAGTCTCATCTTAGTAGAGTAAATAGAGAATATGGGATTCCTATTCTTCCTTGTGATGATGCTCCGTTAGGATTTGTTAAAACTATTGACAAAAACAAAATTTCAGAGTATGCTAAAGCAGGAGACATGGTAATTTCCAGAAAAAACAAATGGATAGCTGAAGTAGTACTTGATTTAGCTCGAAATGGAACCCCCATTTTTATTGAAGATAAAGAGATGGTAGGGGCAATTAAAAGACAGATTTTATCATCCAAATGTACCTCGGTTGGCATACTCGAAAAATTCCTCCAGAAAGTAATAAGTAATTATAATAAAAAACTCTTTGAAATCGTTTCAAAAAATGTCCGTGAGGGGGGACACGAGGAAGAGCATTTGGAAGCCGTGACGGAGACAAATTCTAAGATAGATAACACGAGCTTTTTGTTGGAGATTTTGGAGGGTTATCTTGAACATCATGCCTCTTCTGACAGTGTTTCTAAATTCTCTAATTTTATTGATAAACTGTTAAATACGACTCCTTCTCCTAATTGTGTTAGACTTTGTAGTATCCATAAAGCTAAAGGTCTTGAAGCTACAAATGTTTTTGTTTTGAATGAAGCTAAAATTAATTACGATTTTAGGAATAGTAAAGAACAAAATATTCAGGAAAAGAATTTAAGTTATATTGCAACTACTCGTGCAAAAGAAGGTTTGTATCTTGTTAAAGAACCTTCTAAGACAATAACTACTAGAAATACTGATTATCTTCTTTCAGATAACTATCTTCTTCCAGATAATGATGTCTTAAAGAAAAGGGAACAGGATTTTAAGAAAGCTATTGTACGAGAAATTATGGGTTGTTTTTAAGAAAGGATAATTTGATGGCTAAGATTGAATGTAAAGGTTGTACTCCTAATTGTCCTTATTTTCCATATATGGATGGAACAGTTGATTGGGAATATAATGAGGAAGGATTGAAAGTCAGAAAGAAAAAAAAGATTTTTGTTTGTTCTTATGACGGTCATCAAATTACAAATTGGACTGATGCGTGTCCAAAAGAATTAGATAGAATACTTAGTGAAAAAATTAATTAATTATAAAAGGAGTATTTAAAATGGCTAATATTTTTAGTCGCAATTACAAGTTTGATGAGCCAAAGGTAACTTCTACTCAGGATAAGGATTATTTTACTACCGCAGTTGCTTCTACTGATGAAGATGGTAAGATTGTTTCTACTTCTGGTTATGTTTCTGTTTTGAAGCCCAAGGTAATGCATTGTCCTGACTGTGGTTGTCCTCTTGTGGTGCGTGATGGCGAACTTGAATTTGCCGATGAAGATGATGAAGTCGATGATACCAGTTATGAAAATCCTGTTGAGTACGAAGAAGTAAATAAGGATATGTTCGACCTTCCTCCTTATTATAATATCTGTTATGGTATCCCCGCTGACCTCTCTTTGGGTAGTGATACCGCTCGTAGACTTGACAATTATTATCATATTGTTGATAAGATTCCTGATAAGTTTGATGAGCGTTGTGCTGGTGAAGCTATTTGGATTCGGAATTTATTCTTACTTATGATTGCTAATAAGAAGTATGAACCAATTACTATGACTAATCTTGAACATTGTATTGAGGACCTTGCTCAGTATTGTATTAATGAAGAGATTTCTTATCTTGCTATGCCTTTTATTGGGTGTGGTAAGGGTAAGCTTGATTTGGAAGATGTTCGTGAAATGATTCTTCGTGTTTTTACTGAAACGATTGAAGATGCTAAAAAGTTTGACGAGGTAAGCAAGAATTATAAGATTCATCTTACTTTCTGCTACCAGTAATTTAACTGATTGGATTAGTAAAAAATAACTGAATAAACCCTTGACAAAAGTAAATCTCTATGGTAATCTAATCATAGAGATTTACTTATAGGAGATGGAATTATGGATTATACTCCCAAATATTTAATCTTTGTTAGTCCTGATAATAAAGGTGTGGATTCGAATAAGTATTATCGTATGACACCAAATGGAGACACCTTTACTGTAGAATATGGTCGTGTTGGTGCTACTCCTCAGACTAAAACTTATCCTATGTCCAAATGGAATTCTACTCTTTCTTCTAAGTTGAAGAAGGGGTATGTTGACCGTTCTGATTTGATGCAGGAAGTTATTGCTGATTCCAAAGTTGAGGATAAGTCTAATGGAGTAGATGAATTTGGTTTGGTTCAAAATTTGTCTGTTCGAGAGATTGTTAAACGTCTTTGGGATTATGCTAATAAGACTATTCAATCTGCTTATTCTGTTCGTGCTGAAGCTGTTACTCAAGCTATGATTGATGCTGCTCAGGAAAAGATTGACTACATTGCAGCAAATTATAAAAATTGGTCTATTGAGGAATTTAATAAGAATTTAAACGAGCTGTTCATTATTGTTCCTCGTAAGATGAAGCGTGTTTCTGATTGTCTTGTTTCTAATTTTTCTGAATATGATAAAAAGCTTTCTGAGGAACAGAGCTTGCTTGATACTATGGCTGGTCAGGTTTATAAGCCCAAGGCAAAAATTGCTGATGCTGATTCTGAGATTAAAGCTTCCGAAAGTATTTTACAGAAGATGGGCATTACTATGGAAGATGTCACTCAGGATGAAGTTGCCAGAATTAAAAATATGCTTGGGCGAGATTCTGATAGATTCGTAAAAGCATGGAGTGTTAATAATTTAGAGACTAATAAAGCATTTAATTCTTTTATTAAAGATTATAATATTACAAACACTAAACTTATGTGGCATGGTAGCAGGTCTCAAAATTTCTTTAATATCCTTAAAATGGGTTTGAAGATTCGTCCCGCAAATGCTATCTATACAGGTTCGATGTTTAGCGATGGATTGTATTTTAGCACTTTAGCTCGAAAGAGTATTGGTTATACAAGTGTAAGTGGTTCTTACTGGGCAAGAGGAAGTAATAATACTGGATTCATGGCTATTTTTGAAGTGGCTTATGGAAATCCTTATACTGTTTATGAACATACTTCCGAGTGTTATCATTTTAATTTTGATGTGCTTCAGAAAAAGAATCCTCCTTGCCATTGTGTTTACGCTTCTCCTGAAAAGGGAATGCTTCGCAATCCAGAAATTATTTTCTATCGTCCTGACCAAGTAACTATTCGATATTTAGTGGAGATTAGATGAATGAAAGAGCCAGTAAAAGTTGGAGATGTTTTTGGCCGTTTAAAGGTTTTGTATAAATGTGATTATTAGTATCATGGTCCAAATCGGAAACGTGCTAATTTATGGCATGTACAATGCCAATGTGAAAATAAAACAGAATTTGATGTTTTAACACATAGTTTAACTTCTGGTAATACAAGGTCTTGTGGTTGTTTACAAAAAGAAGCTGCTATTGAAAGTGGAAAGAAAAGAAGAAAATTAAACAAATATGATTTAAGTGGAGAATATGGGATAGGATATATTTCTAAAAATGAACCTTTTTATTTTGATTTAGAAGATTATGATAAAATAAAAGAATATGTTTGGGTGTATAATAAAGAAAAATATCCTATTGCAACTGTTTATAAAAATAATCAACCTCATTGTTTACATTTAAAAAGATTTGTTTTAGATATTACTGACTCTAAAATAGATGTAGACCATAAAAACCACGTTCCTTATGATTGCAGAAAAGAAAACCTAAGACCTTTAGAACATTACCAAAATATTGGTCATTGTAAAATTTATACCAATAATACTTCTGGTGTTAAAGGCGTAAGTTATGATAAAGTGCGAAATAAATGGAAAGCTTCTTTAGTTGTAAATAAAGAAACTAAATTAAGCAAACGTTTTGATACTTTTGAAGAAGCTGTAAAAGCACGTCAAGACGCAGAAGAAAAATATCAACAAGGATTTAGATACAATCCTGATGAAGATTTGTATAATAGAGGATAAGTAAAATGATTGGTGAAATGCAGAATGTTTCTAGTGTAACTTTTGGTATTCCTTCTGATTTTCCTTCTCTTGTAGACTCTGTTGTGGGTTCTCTTAAAAAGGGATATAGAGATTATTGTTTTACAAATAAACAACTAAAAGAAATTATTGAAAAATGCCACGAGGCAAATGTAAGTTTTGCTTATCGTAAACAGTTAGATGAAGATTGCAAGATTGAATATATTGAACTTATTCCTTGTACTTTTTATTTTGCAGAAACAGTCGATGAGAATAAGGTAGAAAATATTCAGGTAGAAATGGAAAATCTTCCTGTAGCATTAATTTTTTGTCCTAAAAATAACAAGACCGATATTACAATTGATGCTGATTATCAAGAAAAGAACGAAAAAAGAGTAAAGAGTTATAAGAAGCTTGCATATTTCGATGATGATGGTTATCCAGTATATATTGAAGACCTTACGAGAATGAGAAAGGAAAAAGAAAATGGAGTATAAAACTTTAAGCGATAGAATGAAGGGTGCTTACGAGAATAGATATCGTAATTATCTTCCTGAGAACATCCCTGTTATTGCTAGGCTTGACGGTCAGCACTTTCATTCGTTCTGTCGTGGCATGAAGAAACCTTTTGACCCAATTTTTGTTAAAACTATGCAACAAACTATGCTTAAGCTCTGTGAAATTATTCCAAATGTTAAGTTTGGTTATGTTGAATCTGATGAAATTTCTCTGGTTATGATTCAGAGCGAAAGAAATTCTCAGCCTTGGTTTGACAATAACATTCAAAAGATTGTTAGTACATCTGCGGCTCTTTGTACTCTTTGGTTTAATGATTATTTTGCCGAGAATACTATTATTGATACAACCTTGGATATCTTTAATATAGACAAAGATTCTTACGATTGGAAAATGGTTCGTAAAGGAAAAGAAATGCCTACTTTTGATAGTAGAGTATTTGTGGTCCCTGCCTTTGAAGTGCATAATTATTTTGTTTGGAGACAGCAGGATTGTACTCGAAATTCTATTCAGGCAGTTGCTCAATCTTTGTATTCTCAAAAAGAACTTCATGGTATTAATACTACCAAATTACAGGATAAGATGTTTACTGAAAAGGGTGTAAACTGGAACGATTATACGACAGTAGAGAAACGTGGTACTTGTGCTTATCGTATTCCTACTACTGTTATTGGTAAAGATGGTCAAGAGACTATTCGTTATAAATGGATTCTTGATTATGAAATGCCAATTTTAACAAGTGAAGAAGGTAAAGACTTTATTAGTCAGAAGGTATTTACCAATGAGTCTGTTTAAAAATATTGCAAGAGCAAAACAATTAATTGATTTTAGTGGGTTGAATGTAAAAGGCACTAAAATTTATCCTACAGATACAGATTACTATATGGAATTATGGGATTAGGGCTGTGCTTTAGGAGAGTTTAAATATAATAATAAACCCATTGAAAAAGGTCAATATCTTTGTTTATCAAGACATGTCAAAACTTATACAATGGCAGGAAAATTTGCAATTGGGTTTATAGCTGACCATTATATAAAAGACCCAGAAGACATGGTTCCTGCGGATGAATGTTATGTTAGAGCATATTGTTATACTGGTTAGTTTTTAAATGAAAAAGGGGAATACAATTTAGAGCCGCCTAAAAAGCCAATGACTGTAAAAGAATTACAGGATTGGTTTGTCAGAGAATGTAGATATAGACTTAGAGCAAGTTTAGATTAAATTATATAAATAAGAAAGGAGATTTTTCCGATGCAGTTTAAAGTTATGAGTCGTAGAGATTGCGTTAAATATAGTTATGGTTCTCATGAAGAATCTTCTGTTGTAATCAGCATTAATGATTCTGTCGAGATGGGGGTACGTCAACTTCCTAATAAATTTAATAATATTAAGGCTCAATTATCTCTTTTCTTTGATGATATTCAGCCTTATAAGGGTATGCAATACTGGAAAAAAGACGAAGGTTCAATTGTAGAAAATTTTACAAATTCTGATGGCTTTGTCTACGAGTCTCGTATTTATCAATTAATGACAAAAAATGATGCTAAGAAAATTATTGATTTTGTCAATAAATGGTATGATAAGGTTGATGTAATTATTGTTCATTGTAATGCTGGTATTAGTCGTTCTTCTGGAGTTTGTGCTGGTATTATGAAATGTTTTACTGGGGATGATAGCCAGATTTATGATAATCCATATTATCATCCTAATACTTTGTGTTATAATTTGATTTTACAAGAATATTATAAGGAAGGAGAAAAAAACAAAGATGCCACTTAATACAGGTCGAGAATATATTCCATGTGTTTGTTCAGGATGTGAAAACGAAGCAATTTGTAAGTATACAGATGATGTGGTCAGAGCAGAAGAATCTTTTAATGAGCTCAAAAAAAGTATTAAAGATTATCCTGAGTGTCTTTCTGTAAAGCTTTCTTGCAAATATAAGAAGTATGTTACTACTAAGGCTGACATGTGGGGGTCAGATTGGGCTGGTTCTACTTATACTCGTACAAGTGCGAATTCTAATTTAGATATTACTCCTACATTGAAAAAGTCAGAATTTTAGTATTAAACTATTGACAAAATAGTGTTTGTGTGGTAATATAAATATACAGTTGGTTAATCGGTAGCTGTGAGAAAAGTAAGATAACTCATAGAGAAATGTGGTTCAGCAGCCTTGCTTACTCAGGGTGCGTAATATGTTGCCAAAAGACACCTTCCCAACTATAAAATTAAAAGGTAGCGAGTGTATCATTTTAACGGTTTTGGGTACACATCTAAATAAAAATTTCAAGAAAAAAATAGAAAGAAAGTTTTATTAAAGCCTTGACAACTTGATGATTGTATGTTATGATTATCATGTCGAAAGGGAAAAGAAAGTTTTCAAGTGACTTAATTAAATATGCGGGTGTGGCGAAACAGGCAGTACGCAAAAGACTTAAAATCTTTCGGTAGAAATACCGTGCGGGTTCGAATCCCGCCACCCGTACCATTATATTAATAAAGGAATAAGCATGGAAGATTTTGGTATTTATACAAATATTGTTAAAACAAATGAACGAGTAAGTGAAAAAGATAAACACTTTTTATATGAAGCTACTTGTAAGATTTGCGGGTAGAGAATTAAAAGGCGTTTATATGATTTAAAACATTTTAATACTGTTTGTCAACATAATGCAATAAATGGAATTTATGGAATAAAAGGAACTAAAAATTCCAAAAATATTTTATTAGATTCTGATTATAATAAGAGGGTTTATGATTTATGGAGACACATGTTGTTAAGAACGACTGTTGACTATCAAAACAAATTTCCTACTTATTTAGGAACAACAGTTTGTGATGAATGGCTTGATTTTTCGGTCTTTTATGAAGATATAAAAGAATTGGAAAATTATCAGTATTGGAAAGACCATTATGGCGAAAGAGTCATGATAGATAAAGATAAATATGGAAATGGCTCAAAATTATATTCAAAAGAAACTTGTTGTTTTTTAACTCATGCTGATTCAAACAGAGAAGTTTTTTCTCGATATCCTGAGTTGACTAATACCGAAGCTTTTCAAGAAAACAGGGAAAGAATAAAAGAAGTAAAAGGTCGAAAAGTAATAGCAACTAATTTAGAAACAGGAGAGAAAAAGATGTTTTTATCTTTAAAAGAATGTGCAAAATTTCTAAACACAAATTCTGGTAATGTTTATATGTGCTTATCAGATAGATATTGTGCTAAAACTTTAAAGGGTTGGTCTTTAAAAGAAATTTTAGATTAATATATTGAACAAACTTTAGGCTGAGGAAGTTAGAAAATAGCAGTACCAGTACTGTTAACTGATTTATAATCAGCCGCACATATTTCGGGGATTGGCGCAGTTGATAGCGCGCGTGGTTTGGGACCATGAGGCCGTGGGTTTGAGTCCCACATCTCCGACCATATTTTTTCAATTTTATTATAAAAAAGTGAGGAATTAATTATGCAGAAGAGTTGGAATAAGTTTGTTGCTGGTCTTCTTGTTATTGTAGCTTTTGTCGCAATTTTGGCATTGTCTGGTTGTAATAATAGCAAGAATAGTATCGGGGCTGATGTAGATAGCGTTCCTGTTGGTTTTACTGATACTGGTTATATGGTAAAGAATGAACAGAATCGTGTTTATCATATTGTTTCTGATATGAATGGTTGGCTGTATTATTGCTCTGATGTTGAGGGTAATCTTACTCCTGTTCTCAGTGTCATTGGTACTCCTACTAAGGATACGGCTCCTTTTGAGGAAATGAATAATGATTGAAAATTATTCTCCTGATGAAAAGTTTCTTACTCAAGAATTTACTCTAAAGAGAGATGAGTTAGGAGACTGGCTTACAGACGCAATGTGGGAAGGTCTAAAAGATTGCTTTAGAACTCCTATTTGTGAAGAAATGACTTGTGAGAAAGATGTTGTCTATGAAAGAGTCGTTGGGCTTGTAAGAACTCTTTATGTTGACCCTGAAAATAATTTTGTAACATTTGAGGGGCTTTTTTGGCCCAAGTATTCTTCTAAAACTAAGGAAGAGTGGAATAATATTAAGCTTTCAAATGTTTCTTTTTATGTTATGGAAGAAAAGAATCCTGTAAAGATTCCTGTGTCTTGTTTTACAGTGTGAGGTAAATTATGTCTAAGAAGAGTTTTAAATATCGTAGTTAGGTTACTTGTCCTCGTTGTCATCAAAGGTATTTAGTCAACTCTAATTATGAATGTCCTTATTGCCATACGAAATTCTATGATTTGAGTTTTGTTGATACAAAAACAGAAAATGGTTCGCCTGTTTATGTAAGATATAAATGTAATGGGTATACTGGCTTTGCAGAAAATCCTAAAGAAGAGTATGATGTATTTATTACAGTAGCAACATTAGGGATTAATGTCGAAAACAATTTTAGTCATGATTATGATTATGTTTATAATTCTCGAAATGAATTTTATGGAAGACGTTTACAAACCTCTTCTTTTAATGTAAAGGCAGAAATGGAAGCATTAGCTACTTTAGGAGAAAATAATGAATCTATCCTCTTTGTAGTTGAAGCTGTTCCTAAGAAGAAAAAATAAGGTATGCGTCTATAGTCTAACTGGATAAAACAAATCTCTCCTAAAGATTAGTTCTGAGTTCGAGTCTCGGTAGGCGTGCCAGAAAGGAAAAGATATGCCTAAGTGGTTGATTATTGCAATTGTTTTAATTCTTAATCATATTCTGTGGATTTTCTTTGCTCGTGTAATGAAGTGTATCGCAGAAGAAGATGAAGATTATTGGGATTGTGCTTACCCAACAGAATCTTTAGGCGTATTTTTCTTTCCCTTGTTTGTATTTATTTTTTCTGCTGCTAAATTTGTCAGTAGAAAAGCTATTTATTCTGGCAAATTTAACGATAATGAAAAATAAAGAAAATAAAAAATTTCTTTTATTAAACACTTGACAGATTTAAATATCTGTGTTACCCTATAAGAGAAGTGAGGAACACAATTTGGAACTTTCTAAGAATCCTTCAATTAGATTCCTAACAGTTGTAAATGGTAAGGCTTGGTGTGATAATGATTCCGAAACTAAAAAGTTTAAGTTGACTAATACACCTCCTGAACCTTTGAAAAAAGCTGTAGATATTATTGCAGAAGATTTGGGGATTGATTTTCCTGTAAGTTCTGCTAACTATGTTGCTAAAGCATATAAAGATTTTCTTGTAAAACATTTTGATTCGTATCATCAGTATTATAAGAAGCTACAGGAAAATTCGCAAGAAACAGATAAAGAATAAAGGAGAAGGTTATGTCAGTGTCTATTATTCAAGGCGATGTCTTTAAGACTTCGGCAAAGTATATTTGTCATCAGGTTAATACCTTTGGCGTAATGGGCGCTGGTGTTGCTCTTCAAATTAAGAAGAATTATCCTCATGTTTATTTGGAGTATAATAAGTTTTGTAGTTATCATACTCCTGAAGAGCTTTATGGTAAAGTTCTTCGAATTGAGGAAAACAAAGACAAAGTTTTTCTTAATATGTTCTCTCAGATTGGTATTGGTGGGCCAAACGTAAACACCAATTATGAATATTTTCATGAATGTCTTCTTAAGATTCGTGAAATGATTCCTATTGGAGAAGAGATTGCTATGCCTTATATGATTGGGTGTGGTCTTGCTGGTGGAGATTGGTCTATTATCAGTGCAGATATTTCTGATACTTTGGGACTAAGCCATATTGTACGTTTGTATGATTTTAATGGCGTGACTTCGGTGAAAAAGTAATTATGAAAGTTTGGCTTAAATATATAGATTATTGCTATGAAGATTATTCTCTTGATGCTGTAATGACAGAAGAGGCTATGCTTAAAGATAAAGATAAACAGAGTTATTATCTTGGAGCGACTCTTAAACTGTCTGAAGATATTAAATATCTTACAGATAAAGTGGAAATTGCTAAAAAAGAAAGACAGCCTTATATTGAACAGCATAAAGAATATTGCCAAAGAAAGAATGACTTAATTAAATCTTTAGATTCATTAACAACTCTTTCTGATGACCAGCAAAAACATCTTTATATTTTACTTAAAGATGTAAAAGCAAAATTGCGCAAATATACAAAAGAAATTGAAAGAAAAAGTTTTTATATCAAAGACTTAGAGCGAAAGATTGAAAAACTCAGAAATCAAACTGAGGAAGAAATTCTTGATTCTTATTTAAGAGAAAATCATATTGCTTATGAGAGTTGGGAAGTTCTTGAACATTAAATATTAATGTAGTTTCTGCGGAATGTAGAGTTTGATACCATTCATGCGTGAGTGATATCATATATGCAGGATTAGTGTTAGCGGTTAGCACGACGGTCTTCCCCTTTAATAGTTTAATGTAAAACCAATATGAAAATATTGATGTAAGTTCAAATCTTATTTAAAGGTCCAAAATCGTAAGGGCGAGTTCGAATCTCGTATCTTGCTCCAAAAGGGTTTATAATAGATTGCAAGCTATTATATTAAAATAGAAGAAGCCGCATCTTCTTCTATTCCCTTTCATAAATAATCTTATGCGGAGGATTGAAATGGAAAATATTATTGATAATTATTCAAAAGAAGAATTGTAGGATTTATTAAATAATTCTACAAGTATTAGGAATGCTTTATTATAGTTAAATGTATGTGTAAGTGACACTACTTATAGACATTTAAGAAGAAAAATTAAAGAGCTTTCCTTAGATATTTCTAAGATGGAATAGAATAAAAAAGAAAAGGGGAATAGACCCCCTTTTACAAAAGAAGAAATTTTTTGCAAGGATTCTAAATTAAAGCGGATTTCTGGTTTGGCTCGTTATGTTAAAAAATTTTAGGTGAAGTAGTTTGACCATTGTGAAAAATGTGGAAATTCCACTTGGTTAAATTAGCCTATACCTTTGTAGGTTCACCACAAAGATGGTGATAATACAAATAATGAGCCAGAAAATTTAGAAATCTTATGTCCAAATTGTCATGCTTTAACAGATACTTATTGTGGCAAAAATATAAAAAAGAAAGATTTAAACAAAAATTTTTCTTTGCCCAATTATTCTAAAATAAAGAAGGAAAAAGAAGAATATAAAAAAATAGTTTCTAAATGTCCTTCTAAAGAAGAATTAGAAGTAAAAGTTAAAGAATTTGAATCATTAGCAGCATTAGGAAGACATTATCAAGTTTCAGATAATACAATAAGAAATTGGTTGAATAAATTTGATTTGCCATATCCTAAGAGGAAACTTAAGAAACATAAACCAAAAGTTAATTATCCTACTTATAGAGTAGATGATATTATAAAAACAGCTACTCGGTGGGAAAGATATTTAAAACTGCCTAAACATAAAATAGCACGTTATGTTCCTTAGCACACCAAAGAAGAAATAGAAAGTTATATTAAAACTTTTTATGATAAATTTTATTTAATAAACACTTGACAAAGCGTTTGTTAGATGTTATAATTCAAAATGTAAAAAGGAAGTACGAAAAATGACTGATATTACCCCTATCGTAGTTGCTGTAATTGGTTTGTGCTCTTTGATTTTTACAATTGTTCTTATCCCTTATCTTAAGAAGAAGGGTAAGTTGGACGATGTTAATCATGCTCTTACTCAAGCAGAACTTATTCACAAGTATGCTTTAATTGCAGTTAAGACTGCTGAACAGATGTTCCCTCGGGAAATTGAAAAGCGTTTACAGGAAGCAACTAAGTATTTTAATCAGCAGATGGAAGCTCTTGGTATCACTCTTGATGCAGATGAAGTTCGTAAGGCTATTGAAGCCGCTGTTTATGAAGTAAATCGTGAACTTCATGATGAAAAGTTGAAGGAGAGCCAGCTTCAGAATACCAATCCTGTTCCTTCGAATGACAAGATTGATAACACTGGTAATGTTATCCCTGATGAAGATACTATAACTGAAGAAGCAGTAGGCTAAGATAATTTTCCTTTCTTATCTTAATAAAGGTGTTGTTGAGACGTAATTACTCAGCGTCTATAAATAAGTTAAGTAACGTGAGGTTTGTTGGTAAAATACGAAAGTCCTTTCGGGAATGGAAAAACCAATATTATATGGGAGTATAGTTCAACTGGTTAGAATGCCGCCTTTACACGGCGGAGGCTTACAGGTTCGAGTCCTGTTATTCCCACCATCAGACTTAAATTTAAACAAAAGTTGACACTCACAGCAAATTTATTTTATGTTTTTGGAATAACGTCGTGTAAGGTTCGACTCCTTATTAACAAATCCCTTGAGCAAGGAATAGTTAACCGTGGATGGCTAGAAAAAAAGTGTCAAGATTGCTCATTATGCAGATATGGAGTAATTGGCTATCTCACGGCTCTGCTACAGCCGCTTACCGCAAGGTAATACAGGTTCGAGTCCTGTTATCTGCGCCAAAACTCGTGGATTCCGTATCCCTGTAAAAAAGCGGAAGAAGGAGTATTTGAGGAAGGTTTACTCAAATTAAAAATAAACCGAACGGTTGTATGATTCCCCAGTTGACCTCAAGGATGAGATGTTTAACATAATGCAAGCAATGTTAAATATATAGGCATGGGAGTAGGTTTAAGAACACCTATGGTCAAAAAAGTTCTTTTATATCCCCATTAGTGTAATGGTGCATTCTTATTAACTGATATTGAGTAAACACTAAGGTAGCTCCTTAGCGATAACAGACATATCGGGAGAGGAAGTTGGTTCGAATCCAATTATGGGGTCCAGTAACTACGATACCGTCTTATAAAGATGGAAGTTCGCCTAACAGATGGAGTATCGCTTAATGTTAGGATGTGTATATGGCGCAACTAAGTTCAGACCGTCCAGAACCTACAACCATATTAGCGGTGACAGCTTGGAGAGACAGCAAATATGCGGCAACTGGTGTAATAATAAAAGTAGCCATGGACAATATTTTTATTATGTTTGGAGTTCGATTCTTCTATGCCGCTCCAAAAGACAGAATGGTTAGATATTTCTTGATGTCTTTTCAAAAAACAAGAAATCCGTAAGATATAGTACGAAACTTATCTTGGAATACAGTTTAGCTGGTTACAATGTATTCGACACTAAACCGCCCTCCAAGTCTGATGGACTGGTAACAATAGAAAGACCGCTGTTTACTTAATCGGGTGCGTTAAGCCCTTATACAATAAACAAGACTGATGATGAAAATGACCAAGATAATTGGGTGCAAGTTTGCTGAAATATTTCTGTAGACCTCTCCCTAATCGAACCGAGGGCAGATAAGTGGAAAGCTGGTCTGTCAGTAGTCATTAGTTCTTGTTTTATGTATCTTTAATAAAAATAAAAATAAAAGGGTGTTTTTATGGATTACATTGATAAGCAGTTTGCTAAACGTGGGTATAAATTAGTACGTCAAAATGAATATGGCGCTTATTATGAAAGAAAAGATAATAAGTTTAATTATACAAGTGAGCTTTGTATTATAGCTAAAGCAAATGGTAAACATCTTATTCAGTGTTATGATGCCCAAGTAGTTTATGGTCATCCTGAAAAGGATTCTAATAACTATCGTGTTATGAATCAAGTTGATGGAATTGATGCTTCTCTTTCTTTTTGGATTTGGTTAAAGTTTCATCAGCTTAAACACAAATATAAGTGGGATAAGGTGAAGAAACATGATTAAGAAATATATTAAGAAGCCAGTTACCATTGAAGCTATTATTTGGGATGGTGCTAATGAAACTGAAATTATGGAGTTCGTTGGTGCTCATTGCTGTGTTACTACTCAGCATACTATTAATGGTACTGTAACTAATCTTATCATTAATACTCTTGAGGGAGACCATTATGCGTCTGTTGGCGATTATATCGTTAAGGGAATTAAAGGTGAGTTCTATCCTGTTAAGCCTGATATTATGAAATTGACTTATGATGAGGTAATTGAATAATGGATACTTCTTCGTTTAAAATTGTAGGTCATTATTCTATTTGGACGGGTGAAATTGGCAAATTCCAAGTTGATGATATTCTAAGAGATAAAGAATTTAATTATTGGTATAAGATAGATTCTGAAACTATTGAATATCCTTGGGAAGTTCGCATTTTAAATGCTACTCAAGTTTGGGATAATGCCGAGTGTTACCAAAGTAGTACATCAGGTAAATGGGTTTATAGATGTATTCCTTATGATGGTTTAATCTTTACTCTTGAAGCCGATTCTATGACAGACTTGGTAGACCTTATTAGAGATTTTGTTTCTCCTCCTGAAGACAAAGAAGAAGAACTTGTTGAAAGTTCTAATCATAGTTGCTTTACTAATCAGGTTTCGATGTGCGTAAGAAAAAATTCTAATAAAAGTTCTAATAAAGACTTGACAAAGATTTAAAAGTGTGGTAAGATAAATACATCTTAAGAGAAGAGAAAAATAAAAACTTCTCAAAAAGATAAAAAGTAAAAAAGCAAAAAGAAAATTTTAATAAGTGGTTGACATCTTAAAGATGATATGCTATAATAAGTGCATAAATAAAACCTCCTGAATAATAAAGTAGACTCTTACAGCAAATTTTCTAAAGGTTAACACAATTGTCTGAAAAACAATCATTAGCAAGTTCGATTCTTGTCAGAGGGCGCTCTGTGGTGAATAATACGCAAAAGAGTCTAGGTTAATAATATGGTGGCGTAGTCAAGTGGTTAAGACACAGCCCTTTCGTAAGGATAGTTTAAGTAAAACATCTTAAAAAAGATATGTAAGTGCAAATCTTGCTCTTTACACCAACGGCTGTAGCATCGGTTCGAATCCGTTCGCCATCACCATTTGAGGTGTGATATGAATAAAACAGATTATGTTCCTTTAATGGATAGATATTCTGATGAAAAATTTAAAGAAATTGTTTAGAACAATAATTCTTTTAAATCAGTAATGTCTGCTTTAGGATATGGTTCTAGTTCTGGAGATTCAAAAACATAGCTTCTTAAAAAAATAGAATCATTAGAAATAGATATTTCTCATTTTAATAATAAAAGCAGAAAAAAATTATCTGATGAAGATATTTTTAAAGAAGACAGTTTAGTAGATTAGCATTCTCTAAGAAAACATTATTCAAAAAAATATCCTCCTAATAAATGCTCTATATGTGGGCAAGAATCTTTCTGGAATGGTAAACCTTTAACTTTAATCTTAGACCATATCAACGGTAAGAACCATGATAACAGGTTTAATAATTTGAGATGGGTTTGTCCAAATTGTAATATGTAGCTTCCTACTACAAATAGAAGAAAAAACTCTTTTGGTAAAAAATATAATTATTGTATGGATTGCGGAAAGAAAATTTCAAGTAGAAGTCTTCGTTGTGTAGATTGTGTTAAAAAGTACAAATAGGATGCTGCACAAGAATCTAAGCCAATTACAAGAGAAGAATTAAAAGCTTTAATTAGAGAAAAATCTTTTGTTAGTATCGGAAAACAATTTAATGTTTCTGATAATGCAATTAGAAAATGGTGTAAAGTTTTTAATTTACCTTCATCCAGTCGGCAAATTAAAAAAATAAATGATGAAGACTGGAAGAAAATTTGATTTAATGCAAAGAAATTTGCTTTAAATACTATTATTCAAATCAGAAATCCGTTCTTATGATAGTGTGAGTAAGTTTTATCGGAATTAAATGAGGGGAACTTAAATCTATCGAAGGGTTAAGAAATAATTGTTTGACGAAAAGTTGTTTCTCCTTTCTCTCTATCTGAGATGAATAATTTCCTTTCTGTAAGATGATATTTATAAAGTAGAGACTAACAGCAATTTTGAAAGTATGTTAAAAAGCCAAGCTCCCATTCTTCGGTTCGAATCCGAACGTCTTCAGTTGAAGCATGTAGCCAAGTGGTTTAAGGCAGGAGCCCATAACAACAATGTCTCTAGTATTTATGCGTTTGTAGCCAAGTGGTAAGGCACCGCACTTTGTTGGATAGCATTAGGGCCTCGATAAGTTCAAGACTTATATCCAACCCCATAATGCGGGTATCGAGAGTTCGAATCTCTCCAGACGCACCAATAGCAGAAATGCTTATTTTGTAATGACTTCAATAGTAGACGCTTACAGCAATTTTAATTGTACTTATCTGTTAAATAAGAATACACAAAAAGCGTCTAGCCCCTTTCTAAATGGAGGAATTATGTAGATAGAAAATAATCGAGATAGAGGTAGAGCAGGATTAAGTTTAGCTATTGCTTATTTTGGTAGTAATGGTTATACTGTTAATCTTCCTATTAATGATACTCAATGGTATGATTTAGTAATTGAAAAAGATGGTAAATTTGAAACTGTTTAGTGTAAATTCACAGGAAGTAAAGAGAATGAAGTTAATTTGACTTCTTGTGGTGGCACAAATGGTTCAAGATATGATTCAGTTTTAAATCATCCTTTAGATTGGTTATTTTGTGCGGATAAAGATAAAAATCTTTATTTGATTCCGATGGAAGATTTAAGAAAAGCTGGAAATACAAAAGCTATTTCTTTAAGAAAAGCTCCCAATTCTAACAAACAAGGTTTTAATACTTATACTTATTTGGTAGAAATTTAAATGGGTGAGTAGTGAATCGGCAAACACGACAGACTGTAAATTTGTTTCCTAACGGAGTAGAAGGGTCGGCACCTTCCTCACCCACCAATAAAATTTTTGTTTTAAAACTCTTGACAAAATGAAAATTTTATGTTATAGTAAAAATATGGTAAAGATACAAATTTATTTGTAAGCTAATTGTTCATTTTTATTGTTCATAAAAGCATTCCTTTTAAGTAGACTCTAACAGCAACTTTACAATCACAAATGCTATGGGCCTGTTTGTTGGAGGTTCAAGTCCTTCACTCCCGACCATCGGGAGTTAGCTCAACGGGTAGAGCAACAGATTTTGTAAAAATGAGTCTAGTCAATAAATTAATAAATTGACGCTCCTATTTTTCTAATAGGCAAATATAAATTCCTTTCAAGTAGACACGTACAGCAAAATTACTTGATGCTTTAATATGAAAAATTAACGATAAGGTTCGACTCCTTAATCTTCTTTTGAAGATGCGCGGTTGCTGGAAATCAAAAAAACGTGTCTAGGTTAAGTATGGCTGAGTGGCGAAATTGGCAGACGCAGTTGCTTCAAGTACAACCCTCGAAAGAGATGTGGGTTCAAGTCCCACCTCAGCTACCAAAGTTACATCTCAATTGGCAGATAGCGAATGTAACTTATATTAAACTGCCCGATTCAGCAAGGATGGCTAAAGCCTTGTCGGTGTTCCATATATTTGAACTCATCTTTAATCCGTTAAGTTAAAGTCCTTCGGTGTTCTACATGCTTGAACTCATCTTTAGTCCGTTAAGCTAAAGCCCCAACGCCCGTCCGAAGTCTTGGAGTAGAGAACAAGTGAATGGTTTTCGAACGCAAAGTAAGCTGTCATAAGCTGAAAAAGGCTATAAGCCGCACATGGGTAGAACACAGATATATGGTGAGAGATGTTAGGGTGCGAATGTAACATCAAAAGCCTACAGCGAAAAGCTATACGGAGAAGTCTGTGCCGTGTTTACGGGAATAGGTGGTTGCGTACCTATTCAAACAAAAACTCTGATTACTGCAACTAAATCGGGGTAGGTATTGAGGTTATGGGTCATGTAACCTTAAAACACAATAAGCCGAGCATACTGCTTATTGCTCCTAACAGGTGGTGCTGAGGATGAACAACAAAAGCCAAGTTATAGAGTTCTTGTAAAAAACTCTGTTGCTATTTGAAAGAATAGCTCAATTATGGGCCTGTAACTCAGTTGGGAGAGTGTCTGCTTTGCACGCAGGAAGTCGCAAGTTCAAGTCTTGTCAGGTCCACCATAAGAGTTAGTTGCTCTCTTAGGATAAAAAAAGCACCGTATTAACACGAGTTTACGATAATTAACTGGCCCTCGTCTGCGGGCAAACAGCAGTTTTAGGCTACTATAAGCCGAAGTTTTAAGGGCAGTTTCTTTAAAAAACATGCATATGGTTTTTCTTGTTATCTCTTTTTTATCCTAAAAATAAGACGTAGCAGCATGACTTGAGGTTATACATCAAGCTCCTGAGACCGAAGAAAAAAAGCTTCCTGTATGTCAATGGGAAAATAATCTATCTGTTCCGTAATAACAGGTGGGAGGGAGTATTTTAGGTCGGCAAGACCACGAGAGGATAGCGCTGTTCTCTCAACCCTTTGCAAAGGTTGCTGATGGGTTTTCCAAACGGATGTGGAAATTAAATGAATGGAAGGGTATAATTCAGCCCAAAATCAGCTTTAAAATTAAAATTATATTTGGGTGTGTAGTTCAGTCTGGTCAGAACACTTGACTGTTAATCAAGGAGTCGAAGGTTCAAATCCTTCCATACCCGCCAAAAGTGGAGAGTGTAGGTTCGAGTCCTGCCCCGCTCGTGGGAAACCCTTGCAGGAAGCTGTTAGGTACAGCGCCACTTAAAATTTCTTTCACCTTATTACGCGAAATATGGGATTGAGATGTTGCTTTAGTCGGGTTCTTTTACAGCAGAAAATAAGAACGCACCTGTTTAATTGGGTTTTTCAGCACAGTAAAAACAAGAAAAACCTCGGTTGTTTAGAAATTTTCTTCTGATATTGAACGAAAACAAATAGAGAATTCTCTCATTGCAATGCCGAAAGGTAGTAAGTTACGAATTTACCCATAATAAATTACGAACTTGCTACCGAGTAGGGATAAGAGAGAATTAAACATGCTTTGGTAGCTCAATTGGTAGAGCAGTGGACTGAAAATCCACGTGTAGCTAGTTCGATTCTGGCCTAAAGCACCATTGCTGGCGAGTGAAACGGATATATAAATCACACTTGGCTCATACCCAAGTAATAGTGGGTTCGACTCCCATGCTTCAGCAACCAAAAAAACAAAAGGAAGTAAATTCTAATGACTGATTTTAAGACTTACATTTATTAGACCGCAACTAATAAGAAGTTTGTTTATAGATGTCCTCATTGTAATAAAGGGATAATGCAAGTAGCAGAAATTAAAACTGTTAAAGATGAAACTAATATTTTATCTTGGAATTATACTTGCCCAGTTTGTGAGAAAACAATTGTTTCTATTGAAAAAGATGGTTGTTCTTGCTTTAAAAGTGTATTCCCTCCAATGACTCAAATTAGTGATAAAGAATTTACTGATATTAAAAAGAATGTAGGAGAAAAAGGTGTTTATCTATTCTCTGAAACATAAAATAAATGCTAGCGTACAGAAGTGGTCATAACTGCCATCACTTGAAATGATGTGTGACGGCTTGTATCCGTCTCGTGAGTTCGAATCTTACCGCTAGTGCCATGGAAAAAGGAGATTAAAAATGAGCAATAATAATTCAACTGAAATCGAACGTAAGTTTTTAATCTCTGGTTTTCCTAAAGTCGATTTTGATGAAGTCGGAATTGTTAAAATTATCTATATTAATATCAAATATAATTCTGATGGAAAAATTTTACAGGAAATTCGTATAAGACGTTGGTTTGAAAGTGGCAAAGGTTATCGTCCAGATGCTCTTACTTTTAAATCTGGTGGTACTTTAACTCGTACCGAAATTGAAACAAATCTTACAGATAATTCTTTGTTTGACTGTCTTAATGAACTTGGTTATAATCCTATTGTAAAAGATTATAGAGGTCTTTACAATAATGGTTATTTAATTGAATTCAATCTTGTAGATGGCGGTACTGATACTGCTTTCTATTATGCCGAAGTTGAATTTGATTCTGAGGAAGAAGCTAACAGTTATGTTTGGCCTTTTCCTGAAGTGTTTATCGAGGAAGTTACTAATAAGCCTGAATATAAGATGGCGAATTATTGGAAACGTACTCGTGGATAAGGACTATTATTTAGTCCTTTATTTGCTGGATTAGCTCAGTTGGTAGAGCGATTGATTTGTAATCAATAGGTCGGGGGTTCAAATCCGTCATCCAGCTCGTCACCATGTAAGAGCCTTCCCGTGGCGGTGATGTTTTTACTAATCTTACAAAAAGAAATTTTAAAAAGTACTTGACAAGATGAAGAGTATATGTTATACTTAAGATGTGGTTGAGAGATAAATCAACTTTGCAGAAGTAGTTTAATGGTAAGAATAACGGCTTCCGAGGTCGTGGATGCGGGTTCGATTCCCGTCTTCTGCTCCAATTCCTTAGTAGTTTAAAAGACGATAAACAAATTAAAACACCCTTTAGTCGGAAAGCCTCTAATGAGTATAGAATGGCACTCAAGTAGGGAGTTCTGGATGGGCGAATCGGAACCACCAGCTAAGGAAATTAAAATATGAGATGATTTATGGAAACTAAAATTTGTACTGTTTGTTAGAAAGAATTACCGATAGAAGATTTTAATTGGAAAAGCAAATCTAAACAAAAAAGGCGTTCTGACTGTAAATATTGTTAGAGCAATCACATGAAAGAACAATATTAGAAAAAGAAAGCTTATGTTGCTTAGATAAAAGCTGAAAAGGTTGCGCGAAATGTGGTGAAAAGCGAGATTATGTTTTAGATTTTCATCATATTGACCCTTGCTAGAAAGATGATTCAGTTGCAAGATTAACAAGTAATACAACAAAATTTGAAAGATTAGAGGGAGAAATAAATAAATGTGTTGTCCTTTGTGCTAATTGTCATAGAGAGTTTCATTATTTTAATTTTTTGAATTCTGAATTTAGTATTGAAGAATATTTAAATCCTGAATAATATAGGGGTGTAGCCAAGCGGTAAGGCAAGGGACTTTCAAGGATTAATTCAAGCAGAATCCAGTGGATTAGTTTAAAGACTGTTTCGATGGTATATTGGTTCAAGTCCAATATCCTTGACCAGACTCCCTGACTCGAAGGTTCAAATCCTTCCATCCCTGCCATAAGCAACAATTCAAATTATCGTTTAACGTAGACGCTTACAGCAAACAATAATAAAATCAAGTTCTATTAAAAAAAGATTTATGGTATTGTTCCTTGCTAATTAGTTTATGATGCTTTCATGATTCTCCTTTGTTAGTATTATGCGTCTAGTTTATAAGTGCCGTACCAAGGTTGGGGTCACTCGACGGAGGGCTTAAGAAGGGGTTCGAATCCCCCACGGTGCAAGATTGAATTGTTTGGAGTACTACAAACAAGATGGTAAGTTATTGATGATTTAAAAGTAAACCCTTACAGCAAAATTTTATTTTACAGATATTATTGCAAATTATGATGGTAAAAAATAAAGGGTTTAGTTCTGTAATGTTAAAAAATGCTAAAAGTAGACACTAACAGCAATTAAAATAAAAAATACTGGGAAATATATTTATTGGAATAAATACTTTTTTAGATTTTTAAAGTGTCTAGGATTTTATATGGTGAGGTAGCTCAATCGGTTAGAGCTTCCGACTTATGTTTTAGTAGTTTAAAAGTAAAACGTCTAATACAAGTGCAAGACTTGTTTAAAACACCAAATCGGAGGGTTGAGAGTTCGAGCCTCTCTCTCACCACCAACGGTAGCAAATTCAAATAAAGTAGACTCTTACAGCAATTACTTAGGAACTTGTGATTTGGGATTACAAATGTTTTGAAAAATGAGTCTAGCTTTATTAGCTCCTATAGCTCAGTTGAATAGAGCAAAGGATTTCTAATCCTTGGGTCGGGGGTTTAAGTCCCTCTAGGAGTGCCATGAGGAATAGCATAACGGTAGTGCGGCGGACTCTAAATCCGTTTCAGGTGTCAGTTCGACTCTGACTTCCTCTGCCAAATAATGAGGGAATTAAATAACAAATCTTAATTCCCTCTTTTGTATAAAGACAAAAACAAAGTAAACAAAAAAACAAAGTAAAACAAAGAAATTAAAGGAGACAAAAATTATGTGTGACAACTGCAAGAATGACATTTCCCGACCGTCTAACTCTTCCATTGCTTATGGTGTTTATGAGAGTGGTGGCGTAGTCAAGGCTGAGGTAACTGATACTGCATTTGATGCAATGCATGTTATTACTCGTCTTTGTGAAAAGGCTGATATGAAGACTATTTCTCTTGAGGGTATTTGGGAGAACACTCTTCTTGAAAACAGCTATCGTGGTAAGGCTAAGGTAAACCATGCTGACGGTGATAAGTTCGTTGAGGACATTGGTAAGGAGTTTGCTCGTGGCAAGGCTCTTGAAAAGTATCATCGAGCATTTGACCGTAAGATTCTTGCAATGCTTCTTGATGCACGAGTACTGGTTGCAACCATTGAACACTATTGTGCTAAAAAGAGTATCAACACTGAAAAGATTCCTTCGATTGAAGCGATTTCTAAGAAGCGCTTTGGTTGCAAGTAATTAAAAATAAAAAGTAAAATAAAAAGTAAAACATCCAAAATTTTCATAAATTCACTCTAAAAAGAGGAAGAGGTCGAATGACTTCTTCCTTTTTTTATGCATTTTTTTTGTAGAATTTTTTAATAAATGCTTGACAAGAAAAGATATATATGGTAATATTTAAATAAATAGAAAGGAGAGTTGATATGGCAATTAACAACATTACATACGGAGATGTTGAGGAATTTTTCTCTGAGCTTATTTCTCCAACAACTCCTAAAGCTCGTAAGTACTATGTTTATGGCACTTATCAAAGAGCTATTGAAAATGCAAAGGTTGAAAAGGAATTTGAAGATGTTTTCAAGAGTTCTGGTGGATATCAGTGGAGTTATAGTGCCACCATGATTGGGGAAGACATGTGTGTTATTACTTGGTATGACAAGGGAGAGGTAAAGGGTTATATTCCTTGTTACAAGGATAAAGAAGGACACATTCACAATTCTTCGACCGCTTTTCTTGATTTTGATGAAGCAGTACTTGGGTGTGTAGCTTTTAAGAAAACCAACGAAGTAAATGCTGTTGAATGGATGTGCAAGCTTATTGAAAACAATGATTCAAAGCATTAAAATTAAATTAAAACAATAAAAATTTAAAACAATAAAAAGAGAGGTAAAATAAAATGCGTAAGCTTAATACGATTCAGAAAAGAAACAACCTTAATACTGTGTACGCAGTTGATGAAAAGGGCATTGGTAATGCCAACCATGTTTATAATGTTATTGTAACTGATGGTCAGGGTAATGAGACTCCATATTCTATTACTTTTCAGAATGGTCCTCGCAAGGAAATGAATTCAATTCATGGACTTCTTGACACAGACCTTCTTGAGATTGTTCGTGACCGTCTTCAGGGATTTCAGTCTGGCGAGTTTGCTTGCCGTGAGAATGCGATTGCACTTACTCATCTAGAAGAGTGCTTGCTCTGGATGAACAAGAGAGTTGAAGACCGTGCAGAACGTGGAGTGCTTGGCACTAATAATAAGTAATTAAGATGGATAAAAACAATCTTGTTGTAATTAAGGGGAGGAAGGATGAAAATTCTTCTCCTTCTTTAGAAAATAGACCAGTTCCAAAATGTAAATTTTGTTCTCAGCCAATGATTGCTGGAGAGAAAGATACCTATTATTGTACTTGTAAAAATTATGTGTCCTATTTGGGTTTATTAGAACAAATGCAAAAGTTAGAAGAAGCTTACAAAACCAATATGGCTACTTATCAAGCTATTGCTCAAAAGCTTTTGCAGGATTCTGATTACTATAAAAAGGTGATTGCTCTTACAAGAAAGAGACAGGAAGAAGAAAAAGAAGAAAAAAGCAATCCTAAGAAACCAGTAAAGGTAATTAACTTTACAGAAATAAACAATAATAAAAACAAGATAAAAGCTGAGAACGATGATATTTTAGGATATTATTGGTTTCCTCCAATTAACTAAATTGTTAATAAAACAAAGTAAAAAGAAAAGAGACAAAGAAATATGCCTCAATGGGAAAGATGGCAAGGAGAATTGCTTCACAGTCTCCAAGATATTGTAACGTATAGTCATTTAGGACTTGTATTTACTTTAATTCCAAACGATGAAATTTCTATATACCAAGAAGAAAAAGATTTGCATTTATCAATTAAGGCAATGGTTTATAAGAAATATTATAATTCTATTTCGCCTCCAAGATGGACTTGGAATGATTCTTTAGCATCCGCAAAAAATAATTTAATGGTATTTATCAATGAATGGTTAAAGAGGAGGGGGCTGATGTAATACAAACGATGGAAAACAATAATAAAAAGTTGCATGGTATTTTAGGATTAATTCTTAATGCTTTTTACTTTTTTATTGGAGCACATTATTTAACTACTTGTCATACGACAAGTATATTGTCGTATATTGTTTTAGTAATAGCCTTCTCTGTTTATATTGGATATTGTTATACTTTTGGTGTTAAATGGGAGATTAAGCATATTCAATACAATGAAGAGAAAATTGAAAACATAGAAAAGAAGATTGAAAGCATGGAGAAAAGTATCAATTATCTTATGGAACACTCTCCTTTAGACGAGGAAAAATATAATAGATATTTAGATATTTCTGAACAAGAGGGGTTTGACCCAATTACACATCAGCGACTTTAAAAAAATTTTGAAAAGTATGTAATAAGTACTTGACAGAATAAAAGTTAAGTGCTATTATATAACCAAGCTAAAGGTAACACTTTAGCGAACTAGAAAAGGCTTAAGACAAGATGTAGCAAGCATTATGTAATTGATTTGGTTGTAAGGCGTTTCACCAACGCAGATTGCTACGACGAACTAAACTTGCTTAAAGGTAGCGGGAGCAATCCTCTAAAAGATTTCCGATGGTGGTTTGGAACTTCTCTATTTGACGTAAGAAGGTAAATGGATAAGGCAACATTCGTGTTAGCGTTTATCGTGTAGGAAATTTTAGAGCAGATAAAAAGAAAGGGGAATACAATGTCTACTAAAATTTACGAAATTATTCCTTATGAAGTAGAAGCTTTGAAGTGGGAAAAAGACAATTGGGAAGAAGTTGTAGAATTCTTTAAAGCTCACAACACTGAAATTAAAAATATTGTTAAATATTCTGAAAAGGCGCTTGAAAGTTTTAAAAAGTTTAATAAGACTTGGTTTGAAAAGAATATTGATAATGAAGGTAGATATGCTTTTGTTGCTTATAGACCATATGATGAATATGAAGAATTTGTTGAGCTTGGAGATTATTTTGTAATTGGAAAAGATGGTTTAGTTTATGTAAAACACGGGTTCAATTTTGAGAGTATGTTTAGGGAGAAAGAAAATGTTTGAAGTTAAGTTTCTTCGTCATAACAAAGAAAAATACAAAAGGAATATTTCTCAAGAATATTCTTTCAAAAAAACTTTTAATACTGTAACAGAACTTATGCAGTATTTGGATAAAATTTCTTTTTCTGTTTCCATAGTTGATTACAGCGGTCTTAGCCATTCTGAATGGTATGCTTTTTGTCAAAAAAGGCATCAGGAAATTTGGGATGATAGACTTGAATATAAGAAAGAACACCCTGAATTTTCTTGGGTTGACCAGTATCTTACGCCTGAACACAAGAAAAGAGAATTTCATAATTTGTTAAAAGGTGGAAAGTTTGAGTCCGCTCATAGACTTCCCAAAAATTATTATAAGAAACATGATTTGCAACTTAAATTGATTTAATATAAAGTTGTCAAAAAAGTTTTTAGAACTTCTTGACAACTTTATTTTTTTGTGGTATACTTTATTTACAAAAATATTGAAGGAGTTTTTGAAATGGAAAAAACTTTTAATATTAAGTGTACGATGGAAGAAAGATGGATTGATTCTTTTCTTTCTATGTTACGTTATATGGAAGCCTGTGGAAAGATTGGACATTCTACTTTAATTGGTTTCTATAGTGATGGTGATGGAGATTTTCGACCTCTGTTTGAACCTGATGTACAATTTAATAGAGATGATGGCTATGTTCCTGAAAAGGATAGTGGCAAAATCCCTTCGAGGATTTATGATGCTGGCTAAAAGTTAGCCAAGATTGGAGACTTTAATGATTGGAAATATTAGAAAGTAAAACAGTTGTTCCTTTTACGCCAGAAGAATTTGCCGAAAAAGCGCAAGAGATTGTAGATTTATGTCAAGGTGATGCAACTCTTTTAAATGGTTGGGGACATAGAGCAATGGATAGTTTAATGGAAGATGTGTTATGGTCTTTAGGTTTTAATAAGCGGATTGAAATTTTTGACCAGCTACGTCGGGTGAGGTATTAATGAAACAAATCAGGAAAAATGTTTTTGAGACTAATTCTTCAAGTATTCATTCATTGAGTATTAGTGATAAAGACAATTATGATTATACTCAGTTAGATTATTATATTGAAGAAGATTATGGTCACAATGGTTACGGTAAATATTTAAAATTAAATTTTGAAGCTTTTGGATGGGGTTGGTATTCTGATTTAGATGAAAATAGTGCAATAGCTAAACTTGAATATATCTTAACTGCTATAACTTGTTTCCAAGGTTATAATATTAATTGGGGCAGTAGAGAAGATAAAGAAGAAGCTATTAAAGAAGTTATAGAATCTGATGATTTCCAAAAATTTGAAGATGATGTAAAGTACGCTCTTTCTAAGCATGATATTCACATTATAGGAATTAAAATTAGTCCTGATAAAGATGGTTATGTAGACCATCAAAGTCTTGATTATTATGTTTCTGATGGAATGTATTATATTTTTGCAAGAGATGGAATTACATTAGAAGATTATATTTTTAATAAATGTTATAGTTTGGTTATCGACAATGACAATTACTAACACAAAAATAAAATAAGATAAAATAAGAGTAAAATTTTAAGGAGTAATTAAAATGTCTAACAATAATAGTTGTATGTTTAAGTGTAAGAAGAAGAACTCAATTGATGGAAAGATTTATCGTGTATATCAGATTATGCCTCTTCCTAATCAGTTTGGCGCTCTTGGTCTTGTGGGTATTATGTATTGCGAACAGGATAAGAAGTTTGATGCCAACGATTTGAGTCATTTTGAAATTATTGATGAAATTTCCCTTCAGTAATTAAATAAAAAACTATCAAAACAATTTAATAAACACTTGACATTTACCTCTCCTTATGATATTCTCTTAGTAGAAAAAATAAGGAGAGATGTTTTTATGAACATTTATAATCAGTACAATCGCTTTGTCCGTTTTGTTGGCGATATTATCATTACTGACCCTTGTTATATTATCCGCGAAGATAGTAAGATGAATTATAAGACCTATCCTAAAATGGAAGACTATTATTCTAAATACAAGATTATTGGGAATGGATATAAAGGTTATCCTACTCCTGATATGTATGAAGATGTCACTTGGATTGATATGAAGAAGCCTTTCAATATTGTAGAAGCAGCAGAATCTTATGATACATGGATTCGAGGAGAAAAGACAAAAGACCCCAATATCCGCAGAGTTCCTTTTTCTCACACTTACGAAACTGAAAATAAAGCTTACAACGAAGCTGTAACAAAGTGGGAAAAAGAACAGGAAGATGACTGGGAAAAGTGTTGCTGCGGAGGAGCCATGATGAATCTTGGTATTGAAACTTCTATTGTTTGCAACACTATTTATGGTGATTGGTCTTGTACTACTTATAATAGTTTAACCAAGGAAAAACTGGGAAAGTTCTGTGCCGATTCTGGTCAGGTTGGTATTTTCCTCATGAGTGAAGTTCTTGCATATAACCCTAATCTTGACCTTCCTAAGCATTGTGCTACTATTATTAAAAACTTTGACGGACATGTTCGTGTCAATAAGAAGAGCAACGGCAAATACACTTATGATGGTAAAGAGTATGATGATATTGTTGCAGAAGTTGAAGGTGTCAGCAACACCTTGAATTTCAAAAGTGCTCAGACTGGATTTTAAGGAGATAATATGAAACAGATTAGACATAATGTTTTTGAAACTAATAGTAGCTCAAGTCATTCTTTGGTAATTACTACTGATAATGAGCATTATACTAGAGAAGAAATTAACAAAAATTTTTATATGACTGATGGTCTCGTAAGATTGTGGGAATCTTCTCTTGAATTTTATCGTTCTCCCTTTGACATGCTTGTAACTTTTAGGGATAAACTGAGATATGCAATTGCTTCTTCTAATGGTAATCTTGTAGATGAATGCAGAGAAATCTGTAAGAAATATGTTGATGGATTCATAGATTTCGAATTTGATACAAAAGACTATGTTTGGGATTCAGAAGTTAAAGATTATGTAGAGACAAATGAACCCATTCCTAACTATGGTGGTACTGATGACTATCAAATTGAGGGATGGCTCAAAAAATATAACGTATCTCTTGAGGAATTTTTAACTAATAAAAGATATATTGTAGTTGTGGATGGCGATGAATACGCAATTTATGACCACATCAAAAAATCTGGACTTTTTGACACATCAAAAATCATCCATGATAGTTATGCTGAAGAACAAGAAGAATGGCACAAGCAATATTTAGCTCAATTGGAAAAGGAGAAAGAAGATGCAGACTCCAAACATGAGAACTAAGCGTAAAATGAAGCGATATGAATTATCTGATTATTTTCTTTCTTTGACTACAGGGGAACAAATTGCTCTTCTTACTAATACAGGGTTTAAAAATGGGTTTTGGAGAGAACCTAAAAAGTTGAGCCATTATTGGATGACTTATCATTTTTGTCTTTTTAACTCCAAAAAAGAAAGAATTTCGTATGAATTTAGTTTTGATGTAGCGATTGACCTTTATGACCTTAAATCTTGGAATGATTTTGATAATCTTGAAGTCATTGATGATGATTTTGGTCAACCGTACACTTCTTTTTTCAGAGCTCAAGATGATGGGCATAGCTTTCCTTTTCTTGATATGATTATTGATAAATATGAAAATCAAATGAGTAAATTAGTAGAGTCCAAAATTTTAAAAGAGGTAAATTAAATGAAACAAATTCGCAAGAATGTATTTGAAACGAATTCTTCTTCTACTCATACACTTGCTATTTGTACCGAAGATGAGTATAAAGACTGGCAAGATGGCAAATTGCTTTTTAATAAATGGAATGAAACTTTTATTAAAAATTCCATTAAAATTACTAGGCAAGATAAGAAAGAAGCGGAAGAATATTATACCAGATACAAGGGAAAATATTACAAGGATTGGTCTGAACTTACAGATTCAGAAAGAGAAGAGTATATTTATAAGTATGTTGCATCCCTCCGCAAACAGGAAAAAAGTCTTTCTTTCGAAGAGAATGGTTTAACCTATCAAGAATTCATGCAAGATTGTAGTAGCGATGGACTTCAAACTGAAACTTCTCATTACACTTCCCCTAGCGGAGACAAGCTTGTTATTACTTGTGCTTATGGTTATAACTAAATAACTAAGAAACTTTAATAAGTCAAGGAAATTATTTTTTATTAACTCCTTGACTTATTTGTTTTTATAGGGTATAATTTAATTACTCGAAAGGAGATATGATTATGCTCGAAGGAATTAATATTATTAGTACAGAAGTGACTAAAGATGTAACCGTTCCTATTTTTATTCTTTGTTGTGCGACTGCTTGTGTTTTAATGTTTTGGTCAATCCAACTTCTAAAAGCTGGTTTTAAAATTACGAAATTTACTCCGCATAAGCTTTTTAAAATTGTTTTTAACAGCTTAAATATTATTATTTTAGGAGTTTGTCTTTTCTTTTCTTCTATTCTTGTAAGCAAAGGTATTAATGATTGTTTTTTCAATCCAGTTTACGATACAGAATATACTGTAACGATTTCCGATGAAGTTAGTTACAATGAATTTACTAAAAAATATGAAGTTCTTGAATACAATGAAGAAAATAACACTTATGTAATTAGGGAGAAAGAAAATGTCGATTAAAAATAATCCAGCTATTGAAATTCTTAATACAGTTGTAACTACGAAAGACGGAGACTCGTTTGTTCTTGCTATGTCTATTGCTATTGTGCTTATTGGAATTATTTGCATATGCGCATATATTCTAGATTGGTTTAAAGGATGTGGGTCACTGGATGGATTATTTTGTTTTGTTGTTGCAGCAACAATTATTTTCTGCGGGGTTATAGGATTCAATTTGTATGCAATGAAACATCCAGTTGAAGTCATTTCTTATGAAGTTAGATTTACTGACCCCGACCATTTTTCTTTAACTGATTACGAAAATCTTGGGGAAAACTATATTATTTCCAGAGAAGGAAAAATTTACACATTAAAAGAAAGGGTTGACAAAGATGATTGATGGTGTTAATCTAATTACTACTGAAACTATTTGTATTTCTGGTAGTTTTTTGGGTAATCTGTTTCCTGCTATTATTGGAGTCGTAGGCTGTATTGCTGCAATTGTCGTAGCAATTCTTTGTGTTAAGGAAGAAGAATGGGGAGCTTTCTTCTTTGGTTTATCTATGGGCTTTCTTTTAGCTCTGGTTGCTTTTTTCTGTTTCAAGGATGCCTTTAATCCAAGATATGAAGACCAATATCTTGTTCAGTTAGATGATAAAATTTCTTCTGAATTTATTGACAAATATGATATCGTAGAACGAAAAGGTGATAATGTCTATATAATTAAAGAGAGGAATACAGATGATTAACGGTGTTGAAGTTTTAACTTCTGAAATGGTTAGGACATCTCCTGAATCCGATGCTTTAATTTTTGTTGGGGTCCTTTTTATAGGTTTCGTCTTAGTTTTATTTTATTATTTTACCGACTGCGTTAAAAACAAACTTGGTTGGGGAACTTTTGTTTGTGCTATAGGTGTTATTTTACTTAGTTTGGTTGCTGGTAAAATGTTTAAAGATGTTTTCTTTCCAACTTATGAAGAAAGATACATGGTACAATTAAAAAAAGAAGTTCCTTTAGATTTTATAAAGAATTATGAGATTCTTGAAGATAAAGGAAATGACATTTATATTGTTAGAGAGAAAGGAAACGAATAAAAATGAAGATTTATTGTGCATATGACCACCTGAATTGTGAGTCTGCTCCAAAGTCTCAGGAAGAGGTTCATGCTTGTGAATATTATGGTTCTTACCTTTGTAATGCTTGTCCGTCTCGTTATGATGGAGACAAAGTAAAGAAATATATGGAGGATAATCCTCGTGAATACTAATGGAGTTAAATTATATAATGAACGTGTAACGAAAGAATTCCTTAAGTATCGCAAGGTTCATCGTATTTATTGCAGTGATTGTAATGTTGAAATGAAGCGAAGTGGAATGGTTTATGATACTTATCCACCCCTTTATGAGTATGTATGTCCTAAGTGTAATCACAAAATGACTTCTTCTGTTATTTATCCTGCAATTGAAGAAGTTTGGGAAAATGAAGATGATATGAGAAGAGAGGTAATGGACTAATGAGCAATATTAAGACTTATCAGAATGGCAACTATGTCGTGACCATCGACTTGGCAAATGGGACCAAGACTCGTGAAAATGATTTGGACTTTTTCAAGGCTGATTTTCCAGAGTGCTGTGATTATAAAATTACTAATAATTGCGTACAGGGTTGTAGTTTTTGCCATGAAAACAGCACTCCTAATGGTAAGCATGGCGATATTCTCGGTGAACAGGGTATCAAGGTTCTTGAAAGTTTCCATGAATACACAGAGCTTGCAATTGGAGGTGGAGACCCCCTTTCTCATCCTGACTTGATTCCTTTTCTTCGCAAGTGTAAGGAATTAAATCTTATTCCTAATATGACTGTTCATCAGTTTGCCTTTATGAAGAATCAGGAGCTTATTGAACAGCTTGTTAGCGAAAAGCTTGTCTATGGCATTGGTGTATCTCTTGTTGACCCACTTCAGCCGCAGTTTCTTAAGACTATTTCTAAGTATCCTAATCTTGTTCTCCATGTTATTAATGGTATTGTGACGATGGATACTCTTCGTGCTCTTAAGAATCGTGGGCTTAAGATTCTCATTCTTGGTTATAAGACTGTTCGTCGTGGCGAAGAGTATGTTAAGGAAGACTGGGCTAAGGAACTTGTAGCAAATAAGCAGAAAGCAATCTATGATAATCTTGGTCGTATGATTGACGAGAAGTGGTTCTCTGTTATTAGTTTTGACAATCTTGCTATTAAACAGCTTGAGCCTAAGCGTCTTATGTCTGAGGAAGACTGGAATACTATGTACATGGGTGAAGACTATGATAATATGTCTAGTGCTTCTATGTACATTGATGCAGTAGAAATGCAATTTGCTTGTAACTCTTGTGATGTAAATCATCGTTATGATGTTGGCAATAAGACTGTTACTGAAATGTATCAGTTCTTGAGAGATTTAAATGGAGGAAACAACGATGAAACAAATTCGTAAAAACGTATTTGAAACTAATTCAAGTTCTTGCCATTCTCTTGTTATTTCAAAGGATAATTATGGTTCAGAACATATTCCAGCTTATTTAAATTTTAATGCAGATGAAGATTATGGTTGGGACACACGTTGCTACTCTTCCACAGAAGATAAAGCTTCTTATCTTTACACTGCCATGCTTAACTGTGATATGTTTGCTCAAGCGAAAGATTTTAAGCGTAAACTTGAAGAAGATTTTAAGATTAAAATTTTCGTTCCAGCCTATAAAAGAGAAAAAAGCAAATATGGTGGTTGGGAATTTTGGGATAATGGCGGTTCTGTGGACCATGCAGGAGAACTTGTTCCTTTCATTAATGAAATTCTTGAAGATGATGACAAGTTAAAGCGTTTTCTTTTTGACCCAAGAAGTTGTATTTATACTGGCAATGATAATGGTTGCGACCCTGATGATAATTGTTATGTTGCTGATGTAGATGAAAACGGCGAATATTACGATTGGCGCACTGAAAAAAATGTTAAACATCCTCTTTGGGATGGAGAACATTATGAATATTACTTTAAGGGGAATTAATAATGACTAATACAGGTGATTATCATCCCGTTAAAGGGTATTGTAATGAAAAAGGCATTTTATGTGAATATGCCAATATTAGAGGATATTGTGGCTTAACTGCATGTTTGAAGCACAACCTCTATCAGTTGAATAACACATCTGATTTTAGTTTAAATTTTTCTCGTTCAGAAAAATCTAAAATGTTTATTAAATTCGAGCCAAAAGAATTTAATATGGAGAAAAATTTTGATGATACGGTTAATTTAAATTTTACTCTACCTATTGTAAATCAGGATTCTAACGAAGAAACTGGTACTTTAAAAGTAAAAATTCCTCGCGCTAAGTATGAATTCGAGGAAGGTGGAATTAAAATTTCTGTTTTGAAATCTGAATAAGGGTATAATTGGGTATAAGAGGGTATAATATGGTTGATATTAATTGGCTTTAGACTCAAGAGGGATAGAAAGCTTATTAGACTTGGATAAGAAAATTAGCAAATCGAGCAGAAGATAGAACAGATATTCCAATTTTAGTAGATACTAACGGAGAAATTTAGGTTTGGGTAACAATAAATAAAAAATATCTGTCTAAAGAGCAATTTGAAAAACTTGCTGACAAATCTGATGGTGAAATTACTACAAAATTAGAATTTAAAACAAAAGATATTATTATAAGAGAGCTTACTTCTATTGCAAAAAGCAGAGATGCTTTAGCAGACAATGAAGATGAAAGAGAACTTTTATGTCCCCTTGTTTCATTATTTCAAGGAATAGAAGATGCTATTACTAATGATATTTGCTATAAAGCTCAAAATGCTAAACAGCTTTTTATAAATAATTTCGAAAAAAATTTAGGAAAAGACGAAAATAATTCTAATAACCTCTTGACAAACTAAGATACATCTGTTATAGTATCTATTGTCATAAGTAGTTAGACTCTCACAGCAAACTACAAAAAACTTTTATTTTGAAAAAAGGACAAAAAGAGTCTAGTCCTTTAGAAAAGGAGAAAATTATGTATAACTACAACAATCCTAACAAGAAGAATAATACTAAGGCTTGGGCTCCTAAGCCTGAAAAGCCTGTTACTAAGTCCAACCGAGTTAGCCGTAAGGCTTCTTTCATGGACAAGGTTGAGAATACTGCTAAGGGCTACTACACTCGGGTTGCAGTTCCTTCTCTTCCTGCTGATAAGCAGTACACTTCTAATGGTGCTATTGCCTACAAGTCCTCTGGTTCTGCTCTTCTTGACATCAACACTTCCATCTCTGCTCTTCGTAGTCTTCCTGATGGTGATATTGTGAAGAAGTTCCGTGCAGCTTATTGTGAGAATCCTCGTCTCGCTATTCGTTGGCTGTTCTATGCTGGCGATATCCGTGAGGGTCAGGGTGAGCGCCGTCTCTTCCAGATTTGCCTTAAGGATATGATGAACAATGGTGGTGCTCAGATTGTGGCGAACCTGATTCCTATGATTCCTGAGTATTCTCGTTGGGATTATATCTATATTGTCATGGATAATCCTACTACTAAGCCTGTTGTTCGTGAACTGATTCGTAAGCAGTGGAAGGAAGATATGGCTAATATGAAGAAGGGCAAGTCCATTAGCCTTATGGCGAAGTGGCTTGATAGTGCTTCTTCTCACAGCCATGATACTCGTAAGCGTGGTCTTAAGACTATGGATATGCTCGGTTTGACTGAGCGTGAGTATCGCAAAGGTCTGTCTGCTCTTCGTAAGCACCTTGACGTTGTTGAGCGTAAGATGTCTTCTCAGAATTGGCAGAGCATTGATTATGAGACTGTTCCCTCTAAGGCAAACCTTAATTACAATAAGGCTTTCCTTCGTAATGATGAGGAACGCCGTCGTGCCTATCTGAATGCTCTTACTAAGGGCGAGGCAAAGATTAATTCTTCCGTATCTAATCCTTGTGATATTGTTCACAAGTATTGCGAGAATGATTGGGGTACTTCTCCTCGTTCTTATGATGCCGCCCTTGAAGGCATGTGGAAGGCTCTTCCCAATCTTGTAACCGATGATAGTTCTACTATTGTTGTTGCCGATGGCTCTGGTTCTATGTGTGCTACTGTGGGTCGTACTCGTATGACTGCTCTTGAGGTTGCTAACTCCCTTGCAATTTACTTTGCAGAGCGTGCTAAGGGTGCATACAAGGGTCGTTACATTACTTTCTCTGCACGTCCTCAGATGGTTAATGTTAATCATGACTCTTTGTGTGCAAATCTTAGGGAAGCTGCTCGTCATAGTGAGGTTGCTAATACCAACCTTGAAGCAGTATTTGACCTGATTCTTGATACTGCAATTAAGAATCATTCTCCTCAGAGTGATTTGCCTAAGAATATTCTGATTATCAGTGATGGTGGTTGGGATTCTATGGTAAATATCCGTAATGTTAGCACTGGCAGTGGTTATGGTTATTGGGGCTATAACAGCACTCGTGCTACTGCTAAGGAAGCTCCTGCTTTCCTTAAGTCCATTGAGCAGAAGTACAAGAACGCTGGATATGAGATGAGCAAAATCATCTTTTGGAATGTCGCAGGAAATGGTAACACAAATAACGGTCTTCCTATGACTAAGAATGATTATGGTATCATGGTCAGCGGGTTCAGTGTAAATACACTCAAAGCCGTTCTCAGTGGTAAGATGAATCCTTGGGATGCACTTATGGAAGTGGTCTTGGATAAGCGTTATGATAAGATTGAAGAGCTTGCTTTTAAGTAAGTTTTAAATATGAAAGGGGAAGAGAATTATTCTCTTCCCCTTTTTTATCCACAAAGGAGAGACGATGGAAACTGTAAAACAAAATAAATAGCTAATGGAAATTTGGAATACAGAAGAAAATGAAAAACAAAATATTTTCCCTGAAAATGTCTCTTTAGGGAGTTCTAAAATAAAAATAAACTGGAAAGATAAATATGGTCATAAATGGCAAAGAGCGGTCTCTGTGTAGGTAAGAGCAAAAAATACATGTCCTATTTGTGCTGGCAAAAAAATAATAAAAGAAAACAGTTTTGCCACTCTTTATCCAGAAATTCTAAAAGACTGGGATTATGAAAAAAATGCAATATCACCTTTCGAAGTTTCGCCAAAATCAAGTAAAAAAGTTTGGTGGAAATGCTTTGTTTGTGGATTTAATTGGTAGACCAAAATATGTCATAGAACATAGGATGGAACTGGTTGTCCTGAATGTTCTAAAAATATAATTTCTCAAAAAAGATAGGCAACAGATTATCAACACAGTTTAGCTAATCTTTATCCGTAGTTATTATCAGAATGGGATTATAACAAAAACGACAAGAAACCGTCAGAAGTTTATGCTCATTCTACTTACAATGCATGGTGGAAATGTGATTTTGGACATTCTTGGCAAGCAGAAATAAGCACTCGAACAAGAAAGAAACCTGCTGGATGTCCAATTTGTTTAAAAAGATATTGTAGCAGTTTTCCAGAATAGGCTATTTATTATTACTTTTAGTAGGTAACTAAAACTATTAATAGAGATTAGAGCTTTGGAAGAAAAAAAGAAATAGATATTTATTGTCCAGAATTAAAAATTGGAATAGAATATAATCGGTCATTTTTTCATCAAAATGAAAAAACAGAAAATAAAATTAAATTCTTTAAAGAAAAAGGCATTAGACTAATTGTTGTTACAGATGCCAAAGAAAATAAAATAGATAATGATTACATCTATCATAAAGAGACAGATGAAGATTTATCTTGGGCTATTAAAGAAATTTTTAAAATAATTCAAATAGAGCCTCCGTTAATTGATATTAACAAAGATAGAAATTCTATTTTAAATAATTATATGTTTTCTATGAAAGAAAGAAGTTTATTAGCTAAAGTACCTGATGTTATATATCAATGGGATTACGAAAAGAATTACCCTTTAAAACCAGAATAGTTTTTACCACGGAGTTGTTTTGAAGCTAATTGGAAATGTTCAAATCGGCATTCATGGAAACAAAAAATCTGCAATAAGATATCTCATCGAAATGGTAAATACCATATTTCTCAATGTAATATTTGTAATCCAATAAAGGGAGCTTTTAAAATATCCCCTTTTTCTTCTGAACTAACTTATGAAAGAGAGGGGTAATTCCCTCTCTTTTTTTATTGTTTTCTATTGACAAGCAAGGAAAATTGTGTTATTCTTTATATACAATCACAATTATATTAAGTGAAAGGTGTATTATTATGGGCTATTTTCGTAATTTAACTAATGCAGAACTGTGGACGGCGTGTTCAGAGCTAAAAGAGATTGAAAAAAAGAATCCTCCAAAAAACAAAGAGAATTGGCCTATTAAGTACGGAAGCTATTTTTCTAAGGCAGTAGATTATTATGACCATTTCGTATCTATGCCAGTTACAGTAGCAGTAAGCGAACTTAAATTTGAGGTAGAAAGACGAGGTATTATTAATGACTGTAAAAGAGTATAATGAATGGCGTAAAGAGTTTGGTCGCGTTCAAGTTTTACTTTATGCTTTTCCAAATGTTTTAAAGAAAATTGGTAATGAAGATTTAATCAAAGAGCTTAAGATTTTAGGTTATGATGAGCATACTCTTGACTTTCTTAATTCAGCCATGGATGCTTTTGAGAAAGCTGAAAAGGAAGAACTTATGAAAGATATGAATGTTCAACCTGACCCAAATACTACTACTCCTAAGAAAGCACCTGTTATGCCAGAAGAGCCTAAAAACCCTTCTATTTCTAATTATCATTTTCAACCTGCTTGGTGTAGTAATTGTATTCATAGTTGGGGAGTAGACTGTTTTAGAGACCCTCTAAATGATATACCTTGTCCTAATTATAGAAGAGACCCGCCCGATGGAGGTTTTTACGGATAATGAGAGTTTTATCTTTGTTTGATGGTATTTGTTGCGGTCATCTTGCACTTGAGAGAGCTGGAATTAAGATTGATTCTTATGACGCTTATGAAATTGAAAAGAATGCAATTAAAGCCACAGAAACAAATTTTCCTGATGTAGTTCATCACGGAGATGTAACCAAAGAAGATTTTACTAAATATCAAGGTAAAGTTGATTTAATTATTGGTCGGAGTCCATGCCAAGGTTTTAGTAGTTCAGGTAAACAGCTTAATTTCAATGACCCTCGAAGCAAACTTTTCTTTGAATATGTGAGAGCAATTAAAGAATGTCAGCCTAAATATTTTCTTCTTGAAAATGTAGTAATGAAGAAAGAATGGCAAGATATTATTTCTTCTTATCTTGGAGTAGAACCCATCGAGATTAATTCTTCTCTTGTTTCAGCACAGAACAGACGTAGACTTTATTGGACTAATATCCCTAATGTAACACTTCCCGAAGATAAAAACATTACTCTGGAAGATATTCTTGAAGATATTGAATTTCCTAACCCTGCGGTAATTAGAGGGCGCAGATTAAACAAAGCCACTATTGTTGGTCGCAGATTAGATAAAAACGGGTATAGAAAAGATACTGATAAAACAATTCCTATTACACAATGTCTTGAAGTCCGCGCTACAAACACAGACAAATCAAATTGTCTCACTACTGTAGACAAGGATAATGTTCTTACGCCACTTCCTATTGGTAGACATCCAGATGCTTTTAAAAATAATTTACCTTTTAGATATTACACTACAAAAGAAATGTGTCGTTTACAGACTGTTCCTGATGATTTTCTTAATATGATTCCAGATAGTGCAGCAAGAAAGGCATTAGGTAATGGATGGACTGTAGATGTAATTGCTCATATTTTTAGTTTTCTTCCAGATGAATATAAAGAGGACAAAATAAATGATTAAGATTGGTGAAAAAGAATTTGTTAATGGAGATATCTATTACAATCCTTTTTTTGGGGATTTGTGGATAATTCAAAATAACACCGAGATACGCAAAATCAATGACACTTATACTACTGATGTTAACGATGTTGTTGGTTTTATATATGTCGGACATGTTGATTTGGAGGTAATACAATGAGTTATGATATTAGTTATAGAGTTCAATGTAAAGATGACCCTAAACTTTGGGCTGATGTTGGAAACTGTGAAGCAAATATTACTTACAATTTGCGTGAAATGATTTAGAAATCTACAGGCTTAGAATGGAAAAATGAAGAAGATAATGGTCTTGTAAAAGATGTTATTCCTTTTATCATTCATGGTTTAGAAGAGCTTGAAAGATTTCCAAATAAATATAAACAATATGAATCTCCTAATGGATGGGGAACAATTAGTGGATGCAAGAGTTTCTTTACTCGATGTATTTTAGATTGGACTACTTTTACAGAAGATAGTTGGACCTCTCCATATAAAGACATTGTTCATTTTTGGATTGTATGAAATCAAATCGACATTTAGTAAATCTAAATTTGGCAAATTGTTTATTTTATTTATATTATTTTATTTTAATTGGAATAGCAGGATTAGATAATTCAACTGGAGAAATATTAACTACTTTTTGTTTATTTATAAGTGGTTGTTTATTTATGATTGCTGTTCATTTTTTCAAACTTTATTTAAAGGACAAAGAAAAATGACGATTGAAAGACTAAGAGATATTCTCAATGATATAGCAAATGGTGCAAATTGGGAACTATACAAAAACTCATTAGTAGTAATTAGCGTAGAAGATTCTAGAAACACTGTGGGAAGTAGACCTTATACAAAAGTTCGCTCAGTAGGCATGGGCTTTGATTGGGAAACAGGTCAATTTAGAATTGAACCTGAAAATAAATTAATGGAGGTTAGTAAAAGAAAATGAACACTACTCAAGTTGCTTTGTGCATCATTCTTGCTATCGGAGTTTTAACAATTTTCTTTTTAGCAGGAACTATTATTGGTGGTATCCACGCTTATTCAAAAGCTTTTGCAGAAGCCGAAGAAACCCATAAAAATTTAGATGAGGCTAAAGAAAGTCTTATCAAATCTTTAGAAGATAAAGCAGAAGCACAAAAAGAACTTATTGAATCCTATGAAGAGCTGGTAAAAACTCTTCAAGAAAAAAAATAATAAACCCTTGACAGGAAACTAATCTTATGGTATATTAAGATTGTCCCAAGGGAAAGGATGAAAAAAGTGCGGAAAGGATTCCCACTGATTTGTACTACACAGGCCTGATAGACAAATCACGTTTTTACCTGTAAGACATACAATTGAATATTCAATAATAGCTGAGATGCAATGACTTCGAAAGAAGCACCCTTCATAGGAATAGGAACTATGAAGATACTAAGAGCGGCAAGCTCTCCATTTGAAAGTTAATGGTGGAAATTCTTGCAAGAATCACGAAATCCTACCTTCCGAATTCTTGCTCGGTAGTGTAGGTTGATTGCTAACTAAAGATGTTGGACAAAGAGCGCGACTTCATTTAGAGGTTAGGACCAGAGGCTCATAGTGAGGCGAACGTAGTCTATTCCTCACCTTTAATAAGAATCCGATGGGGGTCGGAGCGCTTATTATCGTATTTGAATAACCTACGGGTAGGTTGTTCGCAGTTTTACAGAAGACTTATAAACACTTGTCCGTCGAAATGGGTAGACGCCAGAGGAAAAAGTCTCAATGAGTGTAGGAAGTAATATAACGGGGAATAACTTCTAAGTCTTCACAATTTGTTGAATTAGCTAATTTAATAAAAGGTCTCATAATTAATTTAATATTGATTATGAGACTATTATTTTTATAATAGAGGTGTAACATGGAAAATTCTTGGAAGACATCACTGGAAAACAAGAAGAAAGAACTTTCCGAGATTAACAAGGAATTGAATAATCTTACGAGAAAATCTTATGATGAATATATTATGAAAGAACTCGCTCCAAAACTGATTGGGAATTGTTATATTCATCGGGGACATTATATTATGATTGTTCAACCTCCCAAGTTGTTAGAAGGAAGATGTGAGGTTAACTATTCTTCTTCATGGGGTTGTATTGAGATTAACAATTTTGAAGATGAAACACCTTATGGTTGTTATACAGATTCAGAAATTGATGTAGCTCCTTATTATAATGAGGACATTGATTTGTTTTTTCTTTTAAATTATCCGAAAAATTTTGACCGTTTTCAGCCTATTTCTCGTGACGAATTTAATGCAAGAATGGATGAAGCGGTTAGGAAATCTAGGGAACTAATTGAAAAAAAAGAGAAAAATATTACTCCTCGTAAATTTTATAGATTTTAAGAAAGGGGAATAAAATATGTTTTTTAAGAAGCCAGAAAAAGCACGCATTATCGCATACGATTCTTACCCTGCATCTGGTGTAGATTTTGAAGAATCTTCCAGCGAATCTTACACGAATAATCTTCCTAACCACATAATTATCGACAATCATATTTGGGAATATGAAAAAATGGAAGATGTACCTTTTCCTGTTGGAGAAGATTGGGAATGGATTGATTGTTACAAGGCTCTTTATAAGACCTATTATGAAAAAATAAAATATGTAGGTCCAAGTAGAAAGTTCGTATATGAACTTAACAAAGTTTATGCCTTACCAGAAGGAGAAGAAGAATTTAGCAAAGTGGATTACTGTGGCAATGGTTTTCATGCTTGCTTAACTGTAAAAGATGCTCTGAAATGGTATAATTATATTTCATATGTTTCAAATTATGGTTATACTTATTCTGTTAGTGTTAAATTAACTGTTGTTGCAAAAGCAAAACTTTTGGTTAATAAAAAAGATTTATCAAACTGCTATGGAAAACAAAATCTTGATAATGGTAAAATTGTTGGTAAAGCGATTGTATTAACTGGTTTTGTTAGTCCAGAAGAAGTTTACTCTAATCGAGAACAAGATATGTATTGGACCAGTAGTATTCTTAATAGTAATGCTTGCGATTATTTAAAATCTGCTTGTAAAACTAAAGAGGTTAGTTTAAACACTCTCGAAAAACTGACAAAAAATCTTAATATCACTCTCTTTGATTATAAAAAGATGCTTAATCTTGTTGAGAATGGCAAACATTTTGATATGACTTATGCTCAATGTATGTTTGATGTATATATTGACGAAGATAAAAAAGTTTCTCAGTGTTTAAACATGAATTATGGTCATGTATTGGCAGAAGAAATCATCAGCCATCTTGATTATCGACTTGCTATAAAATTGGCTGACAATGATGATGCTTATAACAGAAGTTTATCCGTAGCAGAAAAGATGCAAATTCTTTATTCTCATCAGATGCTTCTTAAAAAGTAATTAATAAGTAGTTGACAAACTCGAAAGAGTATGTTAATATAATAATAAGAACTGTGGTACAATTTACCTCCTTATAATAGACTGGATTTGCTAATAAGGCCACCTCCTTTTTCGTATTTTGTTCATGTTTGTTTCCTCCAAAAACAAATTTTGTACCACAGTTCTTTTTTATTCCTTTGTAAAGGAGCTTGTTAATGAGATTGAATGATGTATCTCTAATAGGTTTTGCTCTTTATCTTTTATGCGGGTTTGCCGTAACATATAATGTTTATAATTGTCCTGCTAATAAAAATGATAAAGAAGTAACCTTGTTGCATTATTTAACTTTGATTTTTTGCTGGCCTATTGCTCTTGTTATGGCAGCAATTTATTGGTTTAAGATTCAAAGTGAAATAAGAAAACAAAAGAAAATTAAATAAAGCTCTTGACAACAGACTCTTTTTGGTTTATACTATTGATAGTAAATTAGACTGAAAGGAGTCTTTTCTATATGTGTAAATGGTGTGAGAATTATAGATTCACTGTTAACGCTACAAGTAAAATGAATCTTATTGACCATGGTAATTTTTATGTTCATGCTAATTATTGTCCTGTATGTGGTACTTTACTAAATGAAAATCTCAAAAAAGACAATGATTTAAACAAACGCTTTATTATTTGTGTTAAGCCTGATATTATTTGTATTAAATCCAATGCAAAAGAACATGAAATCCCAACAGAAGGACAAAATTATTATCATAACGCATCTGGTTTACATCATGAAGAAGTTGTTTTTGGCAAGAAAGAAGAAGCATATCCTTTTAAGACTTACTTTGAAGCAAAATGCACAGCCGATTGGTTCTTCAATGAAGAAGATTATGAAATTGAAGAAATTGTAAGCCCTAATATGCCAAAAGAATCTTCAACAAAAAAAAGCAAAGAACGAGTTTGTTTTGCTAAAATTAACGTCCCTGTTGGAAGCAAAGAAGACCAAGAAAGAAAAGTTTTTTATAAGGGGGCTACTCCTTTTGGTGATAAACCTATCCTTACAGATGAAGATGGAGCAAAATATTTTGGCTCTATTAAAGCTCTTAAAAAAGAATTGGATTGGTTTTATAAACCAGAAGATTATATTATTGTTTTCAAAGATATTGTCAAAATGGAATTGCCTGACCATAAAGATGAAAAGAAAGAAAAACTTCCTCATTTTACGAAGGAAGATTTTTACTATAAGTCTGATTCTGGTAGTGTAATTAGTACAATTTACGATAGAAGTACGAACAAAAAATACGAATTCTCTTCTAAGACAATTGATAAGTTTAATCAAATCATAGATAAACTTAACAGTCTATAATTAAAACAAAGTAAAGGAATGATAATATGATTAGTCCGACTTATGGACGAGTAAATATGAGACAAATAGCTAAAATTATTTTTGACTATATTAGAGAACGTACAGATGTAGCAGAACATAATCATATTGTCATTGGTACTGATAGTCAAAATCACAAAGATGAAACAAAAGCCGTCATTGTCATTGCTGTCTATACCGATGGCAAAGGTGGTAAGTTCTTCTATGAGATTCAAAAACTACCCATTATCTTAAATTTAAAGGTTAAAATTCACAAAGAAACTGAATTAAGCATTGCTTATGCTGACCAGTTAATTGATGAATTAGCAACTTTGTCCATTCAAGAAAATTTTGACTATGAAAAGTATACTAGCATTGGGATTCATGTAGATGCTGGATATGCTGGACCAAGTGGTCAAGTAATTCCAGAAATTGTTGGATGGTTAAAAGGTGCTGGTTACGAACCAACTGTTAAACCAGATAGTTTTGTAGCAAGTACGATTGCAGATAGGATTAGTAAATAAGGAGAAAAACAAGATGGCAACTAAATGTTTTTGTGATAGATGCGGAATGCCTATTTCAAATCTTTTCAATATGAAAGTTTTAAAAATTAAAAGACATTTTGAACGTGGTGGCGAAATTTGGGATGATTATCAATCTTATGATTTATGTAGTAATTGTTTAAAGAATGTGGAAGAATTTCTTCAAAAAAGTAATTCTTAAAAATACTTTCGAATAATGGAAAAAGAAGCCATGAAAAATTTTAAAAATAAACTTCTTGGTTTTTGGTATTATATTAAATTCTATTATATTCATCCTAATAAACCTTACATGGATAAATTAAAGCGAGCAAGTGAAGTAATGAAAGCAAGTCCTTATTCATATAAGCAGTGGGCTGAATTTTTAAATAGGTCAGAAAAAGATGTAAGAAAGATTTTTCATAAGAGATTTTTCTTAACATGGAGAGATTACCAAATTATTGCAAATAAAACTAATACTACAGTAGCATATTTAATGCAAGGGACTACTGCTAGTGTATATATTAAAAGGAGTTAATTTAAAGTGAATTTGAAGAAAAGTTATACTTATTATATTGTATATATGGGCTTGAAACCCGAAGCAACTATTACAACTTATGGTAACGAAGAACGCACTCTTGATAAAGAGATTGACAGCATGGATGATATTGTTGCAATTCAAACAAAGCTCAATGAAGAATACGGCTTTGCTGATTGCGTAATTATGTTTTATAAACTCCTTAGAAATTCTTACAACACTGTCCAGAATAATCCTAGTAGTATGGCTGATATGATGAGCGCTATGGCAGGAATGATGGGTAGTGGACTTCCTCAGACTGCTACAGAAATTTCTGCTAAAGCTGAAGTAAAGGATGAAAAAAATGTCGAAGAAGCAAAGGAAGAAGATACGACAAGCAAAATTCAGTGATTATCAATATAATGATAATGACCCTCGTTTTAAAGTTCTATTCCGTAATGGAGACTGGCTTGTAATTAAATTTATCAATGATGGAGCTTTTTATTCTTACTGCTTAAATTGTAGAGAATATCTTCATGCTACCTCTATTTTGGACAACTTAGAATTTATTACAAGATACTCTCCTGAAAGAGAATTTACTTATTGCCCATTATGCGGAAGTAAAAATCTCAAAAATAAAAAATCAGCAAAAAAGAAAAATTATTCTTATCTAATTGAAGAAAAAGCTATCCAATACAAAGACTTACCAGAAGAATTAAAATTGTATCCTTATAAAATTGGTAAGAAAACTTAATAACCACTTGACAACTCTCTTTGCTTGTAGTATTATATAAATACAAATCGAAAAAGTAAGGAGAGTTGTTAAATTATGTTTACTAAACAGGAATATCTTGAAGAATACAAGAATAACAATAAAAACGCTAACATTACTAAGCTTTTTGGTTATATCGAAGAACGTCTTAACCACAATTCCAGTTTGGGATATGGTGTGGCTCGTTTTGAAAATTTTCAACTCACTCCGACTTTATGGAAAATTTTAACCAATGATAAGCAATTTAAAGAGCTTTGTAAATGTAGAGGATACGACATTACTTTTCAGAAGAATGAAGATGGTTCTTGGGTCGATATTACCAGTGCTCAAGCAAAGGAAGATGCAGAAGTTTGGAATCAGCTTTTTAAAGATAATGATGTAAGTTTTTTCTTTAATATCATTATGTCTCGTCTTTTTGCTGTTGGCCGTAAAAAGAACATCAAACATCCTTATTATACTATTCATAAAGATTGCTGTAGTTCTATTGTTTGGGAATTGGCAAACAATAAAACTTTTCTTAAAAAGATTGTTGAAAATGGATGGGACTTTGATTGTGGTCCTGAACTTCTCCCTTATATTCAAATTAAGGGATAATTAAATAATGTGTATAGGAGAAAAAATGTATATTCCAAAAAGTGATAGATAGATATCTTTGCTTCCTTTTACTGGTTGTGATGAAAAGAAATGTCCATGGAAGGACTGTGTAAGACATCCTGAAAGTGGATTCACCTATAATTCTATGGGGCATTTATCTTATCTTTGTAAAAAATTTAAAGAAGTCCCGAAAGAAGTTGAAGAAACGAAGGAGAAAGAAACAAAGACAAATGATTCTTAAAATTATTATTAACCTTTGGCGATTTGTTTTTATTCTGGATGTTTTAGTTTTCTTTTATCTTGTCAGAGAAGTTACAAAATATGTAAACGATTTCTTTGACGCGAGAAATGTTAAGATTAAAGTATCCAGTACTGGTTCTGCAATTCCAATCATTCAAATTCTTATTCTAAGTGCTCTTCCAATCATTAATATTATTTTAGGTTGGACATGGATATTTAATTACCAAAAATTTATGAAATTAACTTGCATTAAACTAAATGAACATCTTTATAAGATGGGCATCATTTCTGATGAATTAAAAGATGAATTTTATTATAAAGTAATTAAAGATTTTGAAGGGTCTTAATTGATATGAAAACTGAAAAAGAAGTAATTCCTGCTCAAGAAAAAACGTATTGGGTTGCAGAAGATGGTCGTAGATTCTCTACCGAAGAAGAATGTTTTGCTTATGAAAGAAGAGCAAGTATTCGTGATGTAATGGTTAAGCGCTCCTTCTTGATTCCTAACCTTTACGAAGATAAAACAGAGTTTTGGTTTATTTTAGGCGAAGAAGCTACCCCTATTTATCTTATTAGTTATATCGAATATTTTTTAAGAATTTATATCAGCACTTGGCAAAAAAAGACTTTGACTCAAGCTTGTTTAGACCAGAAAAAAGACCAAAAGTATTATCTTATTGGATTGAAAATTGATAATGGTGGAGATAATACTACTTTTGAAGTTCTTACTATTGATTCCGCAGAAGAAGAAACAAAAGAAGCCATCACTGATTACGAAAAAATCTTAAAAGAATACTCTACTCTTAGAGAAAAGCTGTCTATTTTTCCTGAAACAAATTAATAAATACTTGACAACTCCTTTTAGGTCTGGTATACTTTGAATATAAAGTAAATCGTTCCTGAAAGGGGTTGTTTAAATGTATAATCGTAATTTTCATAATAAAATTGGTTCGGACAAAATCAAACTCACTTTTCATTCTCGTGACCGTGGTTTGGAAAGATTGGGTATTAAGAATGAAAGAGAACTTCGTCAGTTAGCTTGCAATGCTCGTAATAAAGGCATCAATCTTGATGCTGTAACTATTTACAACTACGAAAAGATTGGATTAACCAATGAAGAAATGTATGCTTTTAAGCATCGTTTCCGTACCAAGTCCAATAGCGAACGTATTTATTACCACAAAGGTTTTGTCTTCGTATTCGCTGGTAAAAATGCTTGCACACTTAAAACTGTAATTGAATTAAAAAATATTTGAGGTGGTATTATGATTTATAGTGCTAAAAACGATGTAGCAGAAAACAAAATTGTTACTTACTTCCCTGTTCTTGTGGTTAAGTTTGATAACCACAAATGTGTTTATTTTATTAAGCATGACTATCTGTATTGTGTTGACAATTATTTCTTTTCACAAATTTGTGAAGAAGACAATATTCTCTGTGCTAATTCTGAGGGAAAAGCTTTGGCCTTGATTGGAGAAATTAAATCTCACCCAAATAGTGAACAACTAATTAACACTTTTATTAAAGCAATTAAATCTTACAACAATTCTCCTAATGACCCTCAATATCTTGAACATTATTTTTCTGTTGTTCGAAAAGAACATGTTATTACCACTTCTTTAATGGACAATAAATATCACACTTCCCCTGAAAACTTTTAAGGAGGTTTAATATGGATAACTATGAAGCTATGAAACCTTGGGAGCACGGAAAGATTGTTGAAATTCATCATGATATTAAGTCTATTTCTGTGTATCCTGTCGTTTATGAAAACAAAGATTTTTATGTCTGTCGAGTATCAGGTTCTACAGAAGTAATTATAATTAGAAAAAATTCTTATCAAAATTACGTCTTTGAATCTTACGAAAAGTATATGAGTTGGAGACGAAACAACCCTCTTGCTAGTCTTAATAGCAGACGTTTCTTTGTATATATCCCCAAGGATGGGAAAATTTCTTTCGCTGATAATTTTCCTGTTAGAGATTCTCTTGATGAAGCATTGGCTAAAGCTGAACACGCTTATGATGAAGAGGAGAAATCTTTTAAGCGTTTGCAAACCAACTTTGAATATTATGCCAATAGAATTGAAGACACAAAAGAAACTTTAAGAGAAAAACTGTCACGTATTGAAAATATTAAGGCTCAAATTGCGGAAAGGGATAAGAATAAAAATGGTATTTAATCTTACAGATAACGGTCTTGCTCATTCTAATATGGAGACTTATTATTGTATTGGTATTCCCCGAAAGAAACTTCCTCTTAACTATGGTGAATCACCTTCTTATGGTTTTGCTAATAGAGGTTGGTCTAATATGCCGTATCTCATTGCAGAGAATTTCACTCTTTCTTGTTTTTCTTTTGACAATGAAAAGGGGGCTAAGGAATGGTGGAGTAAGAATAAGAAGTTTTTCCTTGAAAACAAAACTTATACCAAAGAATATGACTTTAATTATGCAAAGATTATCAAGGTAGAAATTGGTAGTAAGTATACTATTATGCGTTAAAGGAGAATACTATGGTTAACCTTAAAAATCAGCCTGTGTATTATATTACCATTAAAGCAAACCGAGACTCTGAAATTAAGACTCTTTATGCTGGTGAACACTTTGGTGAAGGTGGTTTTTTCATCAATTTCGATTCAGCAAAACGCTTTAGTTGTCCTCTTTCCGCCGAAAAGTGGTTTAAGTTTAATTTCGATGAAACCAATCTTCCTCCTGAATATTATGACTGGACAAGCATTACCATTGAAGAGCTTAAGCTCGTTCCTGTTATGAATATCTATCTTTCTAAGGAAGAGACAGTTTCAAATTCTGCAACTCTTGAAACCACCACAAAGCGAGAAAAGCCTAAGCGCACTTACAAGAAGAAAAAGGTAGAAGACAAAATTGACACCATTCCAGATACCTAATTCATAAAAATTTAACAACTTAAATATTGACAAGTATCTTTTTTTATGTTAAACTAATAATAGAAAAGGATACTTGTCCTTTATTTTAATTTAAATTAATCTATTGAAATATATAGAAGAATGGAGATAACATGGCAACTGTTTAGTATCATTATGGTAAAAACAATTCTCTACTTCGTTGGTATCATCCTATTGTAAGAGGAGTTACTTATAACAATGTAGTTGTAATTGATTGGCCTAAAAGCGAATTGAAAAGTGCAAGTATTGATATGTGTACTCAACCTAAGTTAAGCCCAGAAAAAATGTATAACCTTTATGGTTATAAGCCTGATGTTGTAACGAACGCTTTCTTCTTTGATACCGCAAGTGGGACTTCTATCTGGAATTTGAAAAGTAATAATACTATTTATGCTAAGGATGGTAATTTTTCTAATGGCTGGGGTATTACAAATTCTGGAAAAATTATGAATGGCGTATTTAATAATGGCGTTGGTTGGAGAGATTTTGGCACAGAATATCCTGCTTTGTTTAAAAATAAACAGCCTCAATCTGTAAAAAACTATGCTGACATTGATTATGAAGCTAAAAGACAGATGTTCGGCTGGACAAAAACTGATGGTAATCCTAAGAAGGAAAAGTATTTTATTGTTTCTGTTGTGTCTGGTGGTATGAAACTTTCCACTGCTCAGAACCTTATTAAATCTCTTTTTCCTGATGTAGATTATTGTTGCAATCAGGATGGTGGAAATTCTACTTATACAAACTTTGAAGGAAAGCGTCTTTCTGCGTCTGGTTGGTTAAGACCTGTTGATTCTATTCTTGCTTTCTGGCTTCGCTCTAATGCTGAAAGAGAAAAAGCAGAAATAGAAGAAAAGAAGCAAGACAAGGCTAACAAGAAAGAAGAAAACCGTCCTAAGAAAACTGGTTATCGTTGTCAGTTAGGAGCTTTTAGTAATTCAACTCGTGCAATTACGTATCGCAACGAAATTCGCACTTTAACAGGTATTATTGATTATTCAACTGCTTTTTGTATTCAAGACCCCAAGACTAAGCTCTATAAAGTTCAAGTAGGATTCTTTGCTAAAAAATCTGGTGCTGAAAAGGTTAAGGCTGATTTGGCTGAAAAGGGATATAATTGTTATATCTGCTATGTGGAGGAATAAACAATGTCTACCATATTTACTATGCGAGAAGTAACTGAAAAATTAGATAAAATAGCTCAAGATTATAATTCGTTAATTATTTCAGCTTATCAAAACAATGATGAGTAGAAACAAAAGTATTACAAAGCAGAATTTTATAGATTGACTTTTGCTTCATCTGAATTAAAGAAATTTGAAGATTGGGGATTCTGTGCTATAACTTATACCCCTGTTCTTCAAAGGTGGGCTTGTCTATTCCCTAGAAACTATAAATATATAGGTGGCAGAAGCTATCCTTATTCCGAAGATGACCCTCCTATTCTTTTTGTTAGTGGAGTAGTTGACGGAATTTTAGACGAATATTTGTATAAGGAGTACACTCAAGGACATGAACGAGAAGAAGTATGAAGTGATTTCTGATATTACCTCTCCTATTGATTAGGAAATTGCAGATTTTATCCAACGTATTATTGACAATGATGAAACTCTGGCTTCTTTAACTGATACTTTTTTTATCAGTTATGATTATGAGTATGAAAATGTTTATATTTGCACTACTTATCCACAGTATTTAACTGTAATTAATCACCAACTTTTTAAAGATTTGTGTGATATAATTAATGAGTATTATGGATTTTCTGTCTTTGTTAGAAAAGTTGATTCAATTATTAGCATTAAATCCAAGGAAAGCTAACAATTTAATTTAATAAATAGTTGACAACACCTCTCTTTTATGGTATATTAAACATACTAAAAAAAGAGAGGTGCTTTTATGTTTAAAATTTTGTGTATTGTTGGCGGATTCTTTTTTATTACACTTGTTGTATTTGTTTGTCATCTTACCCGTATTGTTTATAAAGATGGAGACGATGGATATAAAAACACAATAATTGATTGGGTTAAAGCATATCGCAAAGATTGGCGTAATTGGGCGCATTTAAAGTTTAACGAATGGAAAAAATATTATATTTTAGCTCCTGATGAATGGAGATTAACATGGTTTGCTCCTAAGCGAACCATTAGAGATAAAAAAGGTCTTTGGGATACAGTTTATATTAACTTTGGTTTTATTGGAAATATTAGATATGTCCTTTTTAAGCATAACATGGAAAATAAGTATAAAAAGAATAAAGCTACTCAAAGCTCTCAAGATAATTTAAGATATGTTCTCGAAGCTGTTCAAGGAGATATTGATAAAATTCAAAAGAAAGCCGAAGAAGAAATCAATAAAGCCAAAGAAAAAACAGATAAAATTCGAGAATCTTATTTGAACGAACAATCTTATTTAAATAAAGAAATTGAATTAAAATCTACTGATAAATGGGAGAATTGATATGCCACTATTAAAAATTGCTATGATTTTACTTTTAGTTGCTTTGATGGGAGTTCTTATTTGGCTTCTTTGTGGGTTTTTGCTTGGTCCACTTATTTTAAAAGGAATCTTTGATGTTGATTTAGATGACATTAATGAAAAGCGCAAGGACGAAGAATGTACCAAGATGGATTTTGATAAGTGGTACGACATTTTTTGTTTAAACAATGAGAAATGGAATTTGGGTTGTCTTCCGTATTGTCGTGTTGATACAACAAGACAAAGATTTGGAGAAATTATTATTACTTCAAATTATTGGAATCATAATTATTGTGTTAAAAATATTTATGTGGATTTTGGTTTTATTGGCAATCTAAAATATTCTCATTGGCGTCATAAATATCTTAAAAATAAAAAGACCCAAGAAACTCAAGAAAGAGAAGTAAAAAATCTTAAATTTATTCTTGAAAGCGCTCAGGAAGATATTGAAATTCTTAAAAAACAGTCCAAGGAAGAAATCAACAAAGCGGCAGAAACCACTAAAAAAGTCAAGGAAAATCTTGACAAACAAAAGTTGCAAAAGATGAAAACAGGGTATGATAATGACCCTCCAATGTACTCCATCTTTAGATATGATGACGTAGAGTTTTAAATAAAAAAGACCTTTTCATTTTCTTATATTATATTATGGAACATGTTTGGGGAGCTCTAACTGTAATTTGGGCTTTTAGAGATTTAATAAAAGAAAGCCATCCTATAGCTACAATGCTTAACGGGCGTTGTTTTGGTACGCATATTACTGACCTTACTTATTATTCTACAAGTGAATTGAAAGTCTATGAAAACACTCTAAGGAAAAACAAATTTGATTGTAATCTTTTGCCTATTACACGAATTAGCAGAGACATGGAAAAGTGTGTTTATTATCACGGTTTTAATGAACATGGGGATGATTATTAATGGAAAATAAAACAATTACTTATGGGGATATTAGAAAACAATTTGCTTCTTTCTTAAATATTCTTGTCGAAACTCCTTTTAAATTTTTCTTTGACAATAAAGAGGTTTGTCCTGATAAATTCGCTGTATTATTTAATTATCTTGAACCGACTCTTCCAATACTTTCTTATATCACTATGCTCAGAACTGAAAATCCTTGTGTAACTATTCCATTTTTCGTGAATAATCCTTTTTTTGACTATGAAAAGAACAAAGATGGATTAAAAATAATTAAATTTAACTCTTGGGTTGGTTACTATGTTGAAATGAATACTTCTTTTTATGCGGATTTCATTGTTAAAAATGACGCCATTAAAAATTATAATCTAATGTATAAATATCTCAAGGCTTTAAAAAATTGTGTTTCAATTATAGATGATTTTTTTCTTATGCTTGATGCACCAAAAAGTTATCTTAATCCTATTTATAAGAGTATTTCTGCAAAAACTATTAGGATTTTAAATGAGTTATTGGGATTTTATGGCAATTATATTTTGGTAAAAAAGAATGGTGTAAGTCGATATCCAATAGATGATATGATTTACAATCAAACAAATAACATGATTTATATTCATTGCACTCAACCAAACACCCAAACTATTTATAACCTTGTTCCTGTTACAGCCGTTGGTACTGATAATCCCCTCCTCCCTGTTACTGCCGATTTAACTCTTGCTAGAGGTGGAGAAGGAACAAATTTCTTTGAAACCATTCCTCACACAAGATTTAATAATATTGCCACTGAAATCATTGGGGAAGAAATTGAAAGAGAATTTGACAGAACTTTGCGTGATAATGCTCATAGAACTGTTGCAGAATGTACTGAATTATTGAGGACAGCCACATGATTTATTTAGATATGTATGGCATAGATGAATATCAAGACGAAAAAGCTAAAATCCTTTCTAAAGGTGAAAAGCCTAACAGACATAATATTGTTCAATTTATTGCGGCTATGACTTGCTTGACGAAAGATTTAGGTGATATGGATTTTGGGGAATTTGTTTATAAAAAGCCTGAGAACAAAAATGATTGGATGATTCTTTATAGCATTTCTAAAAAATTCGATGCTATTCTTGAATATTTCTATGAATTGATTGTATGGCAACCAAGTTGGTTTGTATCTTTAGTAAGTAATGCTTCATTATGGAGTGGAAAAACAAGTCGAAAGCTGCCACAACCTTTTACTTATCTTAATGATGGTACATCTTATAACAACCTATTAAATAGTAAACATTTCCATATTACTTGGTTTGATATTGCCGAAAGAAGAGTAGTTTTTGAAGAAAATGAGGTTATTATTAATAAAGCATTTGAACGTGCATTAAACGGCAACAACAAAATTTGTAATAAGTATTTTGGAAGTTTAGGATTTTATATTACTCGTCATTGGCATGATTTACAATTTGCATTTGCTCTTTTAAATTATTTAACAATTCGTATTACTCTTGATAAATATGAAAAGGAATCTTGTATTTGGCGCACTTTAGAACAACATAATATTATAAATAATCCAAAAAATTGTAATGAAATAAGACAAACAATGGTTACAATTCACAAGCTTCATTTGTCTATTAATGCAGTTAATTCAATATTAAATTTTAATTCTGATTCTATTGCTACTGAAAAAGAAAGAGCGCGTAATAATTATTACAATTACTGGATTTAAAATAAATTAATTTAAAAAGGAGATAACTATAATGCCTAAATCTCGTATGGCACGCAATTTTAAAGCTCGCAAAAATAGTTCTATTAATTACACACTTCTTGCTCGTCAAAAGGAATTTCCTAAGTTGATTTGCAAGAAGAACCTTCCCACTCCTGATACCAAAGATAGTGACAATCCTAATAATGTCAAGTACATTCTTAAGGAAAATGATACTCAGTGTGCTATCTTCTCTACAGAGCTTAAATCTCAGGATAATCACAAAGACCCTCTTTATTTGATTGTGGGTGCGCTTACTGGTGCTCTTCTTCTTACTGACAAGGAAATTGAAGAGTATTTTGATTTGACTCCTATGATTGATAAGAAACTCACTCTTAAGGACGCTCCTTATAAGAATACTGGTGTTAAGATTGAGTATGACACTAATGATATTCCCACAGATATTGTTGACTTTAAGGGTGCTCCCATTAAGTAAAGGAGAATAATATGAAAAAGAATGATTTCCCCACTAACCCCGTAGCTTTTGCTCAATATGTTTGGGAAAATATTGAAGTTGGAGACACATTAGTTGATAGACTTCGTAATTTTTGGAAAGTAACCTCTTATGAAACTTACAATGGTCGTAAAATAAGAATTAGTATTCGTTGTATTGACAGCGAAGCTTGCGCAGGAGGCTATAATAATGGAGAGTACGAAAAACTAACTCGTTATGACCTTGCTCGCAAATATTATTTTTATATTAATAATATTGCTGTTGAGATTCCCGATGTTGAAGATTGGAATGCTGGAACTTTCGTTCAAAATTATAATCTATTGTGGAACATTATTGACACAATGACTCCTATTACAAAAGAAGAAACAACAGATATGTATGCTTTGTTTCTTTTAACTCAAGAAGCAGATAAGATTTACGAAGAAAAAAACGAAAAGATTTCTACTATCAGGACTTTAAATGAGTTAAAGAACAAATTTGAAAAACGTGATTGTTATGATAGAGACAAGATTCTAGAAAAATGTGAAAATTGTCTCCCAAAAGAGGACAAAAAAATGACAGAAAACGAAAAAAATTACTTCCTTAAAAATAAGGGAAAAACGGGTGTCGATACCCAATTAAAGTCCGCATTTTATTCGCAGGAAGAACTCGATGAAGCTATCAAAAAAATTGGTGACTTCCTTGAAACCCATACAAATACTGCTAAAAATAAGTGTAAAGAATCTGTTAAGAAATTTACGGACTTCTCTGACAAGGATTTGGATGAGATTTGTACACGAGTGGTGGACACTTTTTACAATGGTGTTGATAGAGCCTCTGATTTTTCTAAGAAATCCTTTTATAATTTTAGAAATTGGTGGAGAGAAAACCATAAAGATGATGAAATTAAGGTAAAAGAATCTAAAGAAGACCCCAAACCTAAAACGGAAACTCTTAAAGCAAACAATAAGTCTGTTATTACCGTTGACAATAATGAGGTTGATACTAAAAAGAATAAAGTTAACAGCACTGATGTAGAAAAGCCGAAGCCTGTCTTTAAGCTCGGTGATGTTGTCTATACTAAGGGAGAATCTGTTGGCTATATTTCTCGTATTGGGTATACTGATAGATATTGTTATTATTATTGGACACCAATTATCGTTTCTTCTAATGATAAGACACTCAAACATTTCATGGTGGATGAAGAAAGGGGCTTAACTTATCCCTATGAAACCCATTATAAGCGTATTGGCAATTACCTTATGTCTGACCTTAATTGCGTTAAGGAAATGGCTCGTATTGATTCTGTTTATAAGTTAAGTGAAGATAATCTTAAGAAGTTCCCTTATCTTGATAAGTATATAAATAACTTTAAGGATAATGAAGACGAAGGAAACGAAGGAGATACAGAAGATAGAACTGATTTCGTTAACAGACCTTTCCATATTGGAGATATTGTAATTGATAAAAATGGAAACGTAGGTTATATTTCTGAAATTTGTTCCAGAGATAATACTTGGTTTTATTATTATGTTCCTGTTGTTATTGAACCTAACCATATCGCTTTTAAGGTTCAAAAACCTCTTGATTCTACCCTTGAGAATTATATTCAAATTGGAGCATGGGATTTAACTTATAGTGGAGCAAGAAAAAATCTCTCTGGCTTTAAAGAATTTAAGAATTTATCTTTAACTTATAACAAGGAACTTCCCGAAGAACTTCTTAAAGAATTCCTTAATAAAAATAAGGAATCCCTTAGTAAAAAGAAGACCAATGAAAAAGATTCTAATACATCTACAACAGATAATATGAACTCTCCACTCAGCAGAAAAACTGGTAATGCTGATTCACTTCCCAAGTATCTTAGTAAGTTTCATCTTACTGATTCTACTTATAGCTATGAAGTAAACACTAAACTTACTACCGACATTGTTCGTAAGCTGAATGAAGTTATCGAAGCCCTTAATGCTATTACTTTGTATCATCTTAATGAAGCTCAAGAAGAAAAACGTAGAAGACAACTTGAAGAAAGATAGAACGAATTGAAAAGCACACTACCATCATCTGAAAAGGTTAACAGTTATTCCTCTGTTTATAATACAGTTAGAAAAAACGCCGATATTTCATGGTCATCATGGAAAAAGGAACTTTTTAATAATAGTTACGCTATTTCAGCCCACGCAAAAAAATTGTAATGATATTATAAAGAAGAGTCATTTTGGTTCTTCTTTTTTTATTAAATACTTGACCTTTACTTTGTAATTTGCTATACTGTAAGTACAAAAAGAAAGGGAAGGAAACTGGTGAAGCAATATGTGCAAAATTTGCCCTCAGTGCGGTGCTATCGCTGAATTTAATGCTTACTATGGTCGAGTAACATGTACTCGATGCAACTGGGAAAGTGAAGAAAGCAAATTAACTGTACAGTCTAAATCTGTGACTCATTACGTTATTAAGTTTGTTTGGAAGGATTCTAATAACTTCATTCAGACCACTTATGCTGGTTATGATTATAATATGACTCATTATAATTGGGGACCTACTTCTTCTTGTGACTTCAATGAAGCTGAAAAATTTGACAATATTGAAGCTGCTAAGAATTTCTATAAAAAGTATAATAGTTACTTCAAATTTATCACTGAAAGGGAAAATTCTTCCACTTATATTTCCAAAATCGTCATTAACACAGAAGACGTAGAGAAGATTTAAAGGAGATTAAAATGAAGAACCAGTTTATCATTGAGTTTACTTATTATGAAAAAGGTAAAATTCATACCACTTATGCTGGCTATATCCTTTCTCTTCCTTCTCCTTTCCGTTCTTTCGACCAAGCAAAAAGATTTAAAACTATTGATGATGCAAGAGAATGGCTTGCAAATATCTTAAAAGACATTAACAACAATCCTGATTTTGCTTTTCCAAGAAGAAAGTTAGAATCTGTTCAGTTCCTTTGTATTCAGGTCTTTGCTGCGGAAGATATTACGGAAAGGTATATTTCTAATTCTGAGCGTTTTCTTGAAAAAAATTATCAGCTTAGATAATAAACATTAACAATTATAAAGAGGGTACTACAATGATTGAAGAGTATGGTTACGAGGAATATTTGAGAAACGCTAAAAACAATCCTACTAAGGAGAACCTTTCTAAGCTCGCTAATTGGTTTAATTTCTTTGGCATTGAATATTGGAATGGAGAAGGCTTTGTCATTGATAATAACCATCTTCTTAAACCAATTTTTGACATTAATTCCAAAGAAGAATATAATTGCCTTCTTATTATTGGCTGGGAAATTGTTTAATCTAAAGGAGCTAAAACAATGAAAACTAATTATTATATTGGCGTTCCTGTTAAAAATGATAAAAAAAGATGCTACTTCCTTTGCAGTGATGATTGCTTTATTACAGAATACTTCCTTGAATTTGATAAATTCCACGCGCTCTCTTTTTCTGATGAGAAGTCCGCTCGTGAGTGGATTGAAGAATATTATCCCTTCCCTAATAATAGAGAAATCAACATTGTTTGGGATGATTTGTCTACAGAAGAAAAAGAAAACTTCGATTGGGCTACTTTCTGTATCTTAAAGGAAACTTGGGAAGTAATTGAACCTTAACTGCAAATTATTTTTATAACTTATTTTAAACTTGTTTATCTCATATCGGATAAACAAGTTTATTTTTATTTCAAATTGTGCTTGACAGATTGACTTTTCTATGTTATACTATATATGGATTAATAGAATTCGCCATATTGTGTAACTATTAATACTACTTATGTAAAGGAGATAATTTATGGCTGATTAGAAATAGAGCCTTTATCTTAGAGTTTAGGAAAAACTATCTAATGTTTCTACTGTCAATAGTTATAAAGAACTTTGTAAATTGTTGGATGAACCTAATTACTCTTCTCCATCTCAAAAAAATTTTTAGAAGAAACAATTGGAAAATTGGAAGAAATGTTTTACTTGGAGAAAAAACAAAGATAAATTTACTTGTATTAAAATAGTTCCTCCTGATGAATATTATCGTGCTGTTGCAAAAGAATTATATCAGAATACAGCTATATGGATTTTTTGTGCCTTTCTTAATGTATATGGTTAGTATACTAAAGGAGAAAGCCTTTGTATGTCCAAAGGAGATTTAGCTATTGCAATAGGATTGCAAAATGAAAATTATAAGCAATTCCATTTTTCTCCATATTCTTATGGTAGACGTTTAGAAGAATATACTTTAAATTTAAGAGATTCAAAATATCCTTTTGTTACATAGCCCAAAAAAGAAATTCGAGAATTAAGAAACAATAAAGAAACCGCTCATAATATAACTAAAAGAACTCAAAACCTCTTAGATGATTATGATTCTCATACTTCAAAGCAAAATTTTTATTAGATAGAAACAATCATTGATAAATTAGCAAAAGAAGGAGTTATTTTTTCTCAGGATATCTTTATTGGAGGATTTATAGAAAAAGATAAACTTCCTTTTAATGCAGATTATTCAACTATATATGAAGAAGATGGTAATTTCTATTTACCATTAAAAGATAAACCATCTTTATTAGTCACTTATAAAGAAAGACCTTTAAAACCAAATGAATTAAATACTTTTGTCAATATTCGTGGTAAAATTTTTGCTAAATATAACTGTAAAGGCTATTCTGATATTTTAGAAAAAGGCTTATTAAAAGAATTCCAAAAAGAATTAACTCATTCTCTTATCATTAATCTTGGTGCTTTATTTGCCTATCCATCTTATTTAATTAGATATTCTACAGAACATATTGCTGTATGTGCATCTCTTTATAAACAAACTTCCGATATTGATGATGTATTATTAAAAAAGAATTTAACCACTAATAATAAAGAAACTCAAAAGAAAATTTCTAAATTAAAAAAGAGCAGACAAGCTAAAGAAACGCCAAACTCAAGAAATGTTATCAATCAATCTAATGGAACTGTTTATTTTATTGATAAAAAAGAAGAAGAAGCTTTTCAACTTTCGCAATATTATGAAACTTTCTTATATGAAAAGTTAAATAAAGACCTTATTCAACTTAATTTAGATAAACTTATACCTCAAAATTTTAATTCTCTTCCTTCTAATTCTACTGAAAAAAGTTCTATTTGGGAAGATTTGTTTAATAAATCTTGGACAAAAATTAAAAACTATCAAGATAAAAATTGAAAACCCCTTTATTTTTCTATGCTTATTTTCTTTTCGGTGACAGCTTCGTTCTGATTTACGAAGTTTTTAACATTTTTTATCCTCGTTTTTCCCATATAAAATAAGGGTTTTCTAATTTTAAAATTGAAAAAATCTTTAAAATCGTTTCGGTTATATATTTACTATTATTAGTATTGGAGAATCTGTTTTAAGATTTTTTGAAAATAAAGGTAGTATTTATAAGGGTTTTTTGACATTTTTGGTTCGTAATGTCGTTACCGTCTGTAACCGAGATAGAAAAATAAAATGTTTTTCTCTTCTTAGGACGAATTTTGACCTGACCCTCTTAAAACCCTTATATTTACTGCATTTAAAAATTTGCTAAAAATTCAAAATGTACGTTTTTTGAAAAAGTCCCTCAACAGGAGAGTTTCTAACTTCATACTTCGCTTACGCTCGTATTCACTAAGAAACTCTATCATTTCTACAACTTTTATCTTAATATCTTTATAATAATAAGCAATACCTTCCTGTTTCATTTGAAAAAAAGTACAGTCAAAAACTAGAAAAAGCATTAGAGTTTGTTGAAGTGAGCCTTGCGAACGATTACAAACTCTTATGCTCTCTTTTTCTATTTTTGGCTGTAACCGCGAGAGGATGTTTGCATTATGAAAGAGAGAGCATTAGCGACGAATGGAGCGTAATGCGACCATCTTTCATAATGTGCAAACACCGCATCACGGTGGATTAACGGCGAAGCACCTTCGTAATTATAAATAATTACTTTCAAAAAATCTTTATTAAACTATTGACTTTTTGCTCTATATCTGTTATTATATCTATGCTGAGAAAGATAATTGATAAAATATAAGTATCTGTCTTTCGCAACACCAAAATTCTGGAAGTTCTTATGTGAAGTGGAGTGCTTGCACGAACACTGAACTTAGAACTTCCCCTGTGAATGGAGTTTGTATTATGAAGTCTATGAAGCTTAATACTTCTACTAAGTATAAAAATAATAAATATCAAATTAAGTACCTTAAAGCAAAAAAGAATAATATCGTTCTATTTGCTACTTACTCTGCTACTTGGGATAAAGAAGATAATATCTTTTATAGAGTATATGATTTCTTTATCTATTTTAATAGAAATAAAAGAGCTGTTCACTATATTGGAAATAACCCTGTTTACGATTGTTATGGATTTTTTTCTAATAGTAATATGAATTCCTTTGTCTAAATTTATTTCTCTTATTCAAGTTTGTAGTGATGGATTTTTTCTTGATAGTACTTATGCTGTTATCTCTTGCCTATATACTTTATGTAATGGTTTGTCTGTTCCTTTGGTTACTGAAAGTGGGTTTAAGTTGGAAAAGTTTACCATGTGAGGAGAATATTAATATGGTTATTATTGGTATTATTTTTTGTTGTGTATTAGCTTTGGCTATTGCGGCTGGAATGTGAAAGGTAATTGCAAATGAATAAAAACGAATACCTTAAGTATAAGAAAGAGCAATTTGAGAAAAATCTTGAAAGTGCTTTTGATGAAAATAATTTATATGTAATTATTTTTACTGATAATCAGCAGTCTTCTTGTTATGGGCATCATGAGTACTGTGATATGTATGGTGGTTGTGATAATACTTGGAAAGATAACATTAGAAATTTATTGACAGGAAAACTTAAGTATTATAAGATGACTGTTAATAAGTGGATTACCTACAAGTGTGATTGTGGCTGTAATACTTTTTATATTTATAAGGATTGGTTTGTGTGTTCTGAATGTTTTTCTGAACATATTATGAATGACTTTGTTATTACTTATAAAACTAAAGAAGATGCTGAAAAAGTAACTATGCCGATGACTGGAACAGTTGGAATGAATACATGGCATAGATTTGGTTTAATTAGTAAATATGAGTTTGATAAATTTATGAAGGATTGTACTAATAAGGAACAAGTTGTGTACTGGTAAATGAATTTATCAGAAGTATACTAGCAAATAAATTTACTAGAACAGATACTAGCAAATAAATTTACTAGAACAGATACTAGCAAATAAATTTACTAGAACAGATACTAGCAAATAAATTTACTAGAACAGATACTAGCAAATAAATTTACTAGAACAGATACTAGCAAATAAATTTACTAGAACAGGAGGTATACTGATAATGGATAAGATTACTTATTTGAGAAAAGCTAAAGAGAAAATTAATGAAGAATATTTAGAAAAATTGCATGGAATAGATGAGATATTTAAGAGCGATAATGTCCAGATTGCAATTTATGTCGGGAAGAATATTATTTGTAATAATCTTTATCATGCTATTAAAAATGACGGGACTGTTTCTTTTGAAATTTATGAATTGAAGAGTTTATTGAGAGGTAAACTTATCCATTCTTCTGATTGGTTTGTTAGTAGATGTCCTAAGTGTGGATGCTATTTATATTATCCATGTGCAAGTACAAGTAAAGGTTATCCTGAGTATAATAAACATGGCTTTGGTGGTATATGTGCTAACTGTTTTGAAGAAAGATTGATTGAGAATACTAAGGCTATTAACTTTCCTACTGAAAAATCTGGTCAGCTTGTGAATTATAAGTATTATATTAAAGCTGGTACTATGAATAGAAATGAACTTGAACAGTTTATGAAAGAACTTGGGAATAGAAAGTATTGTAATGGCATTTTAATGAGTATTGATAAGGATTTGAATATATTAGAATTGGGAGCAATGCTCCCGCATTGAAATTAGGTGATATTATTGATAGTGAGGAATAAAAAGTTTGAGTACTGATTTGTGTTTTGGATAGGGAATATATGGAGAAAAACATATGTAGATACATTTTGGATAGGGTGTGCAGATATTGGATGGGTGTGTAAGGTTTTTGGGGTGGAAGTTTGAACGAATTACAAGAAAGTTGTAAGGTTGTAAGTGTGGTTATCGTTTAATTATGATTTTAAATAGAAAAAAATACAAGTGATATCACTTTAAAATCATTATGTGTTCATTGATAACTTTAAAGAATTTATTAGTGAGATTAAAAGATATTGAAAAACTTATTAAGAATTATGATTGATAAAGATGGAATAGTTTGAAAGATGACCTTGATTTGAGCTTTGAATGATATGGGGAAAATTGAGGTGTCTTGACACCTAACTTGACAGGTGTATAGTCAATTGTCTTGTCAGCCTTGACGTACCGAAGGCCAATTTTGCCCATTTTCCTATTCTGGTGCTCTTTTAGGTAAGGAGAGGTAGGCATAAACATAATCTTTTTTTAAAAAATTTACAAAAAATTCATAATCTGTTCATAATTTAAACAAACCCTCCCAAATGTTCAAAAATTTACATTTCCTCCCAAATGTTCAAAAAATTACAATCTGTAACCAAAAATCCCATTAACTTCTTGACAATCTTCCTCCCTTATGTTATAATACTCTCATGGTTGTATAAAGCTTCGTTAATGCTAACGCATTATTGCAATGCTAATGCATTATTGCCAACGACCTAAGCGTTAAGGACATACAAACTTTTATTTAACCCTTTATTCGTAAAAGCAAGTATGTCAAATAAACTTAAGGAAGGTAACAAGAAATGAAAAACAAGAAATATACAATTAAATACGCCAAGCCTAACCATAGCAACACAACCCCAAACATAAATACACCCACACATGAAGTACAACTCACAAATACACATCCTCTAATTAAGACAAGTATTCGTAAAGCGATTGCAACTTGTCTCACATTCAGTTTAGTGGTAAGTGTAGTAGGGTATGCTCAAGCCTTAAATAAAACAGGTGAAGATAATGCTTCCAAAGATAATGCTTCAACCCTGAGTGAAACTGAAATCTTATCTCCTCATTCATCGCGCGAGCGATGCTCGCATTATATTGCCATTAAAAACTTTCAAATACACAAAGAAAATTATTGGGACACAAACAATATTGGAAATGTTAGTCCTGATAGAATTTTTTATGTGGACATGAGCAAGATGGTTGAGAATAATGATGAGCCTGTTTATATTTTTTCAGACATGAGCGTACAGTATTCTGGAAGTCAAAATTCTGGAAGTCAAAATTCTGGAAGTCAAAATTCTGGAAGTCAAAATTCTGGAAGTCAAAATTCCGAAAGCCAAATTTCTGAACCTGAGCACACAGAATCTAAAACTTCAACTTATCGCTACGCATATTTAATTCATCTGACTGATTCTGAACGTCATATAGTAGAGAGCATTGTAGCTGGAGAGAGTGGAAATCAGCCCTTTGATGGTAAAAAGCTCGTTGGACAGGCCGTATACAACGCGATGCTGAGAGACAATATGTCCCCCTCACAAGTAAGAAAACAATACTCCTATGATGGATATAAGGACATTGATGAATTTGAAAAAGAATGTCTTAAAGCCTATGGCAACACAAATGCTGCTGATGAATGTAGACAAGCAGTAAAAGAGATATTCGATAATTATAGTATGCCTACAGATGATTTTGTATTATTTTTCTATGCTCCTGCACATAGTAAAGGCACATGGCATGAAAACGCTAAAACTTTAAAGCCTATTACTTATGTAAAAGAAGATGGAAGCACTACTAATTATATTGGTGGTCATAAATTCTTTGCTTTGAAGAATGAACCTGTAATCAATTATACCAGAGAAGGTTAATGGGTTTTAATAGAACCAAGGATTTATAATAATCTAATTTATTTGTAAGCAAGCTTAGGACTTGAGTACAGTTTGAATATAATTTTAACCTATAATATGGCGAACTTAATTTAGACTGAAAAGTAATAATAATTATAATTAAATTAAAAGAAAAAGCAAAAGAAATAGAAAAAAACAAAAAAGAAATAAAAACAAATCAGTTAATAATTTAATTATAATACATTACAAATACAAAAGTACAAAGCTACTAAAAATTAGTAGTATACTTTTACCTAAATGATGATGCAACAAAAGATAGAACGAAATTTATAAGTAATTAATATATAATTAATCCATAATTTTGTTTAGTTGTATATCTATTGCTCAAGTATGCTTTATACAACCTAATGAAATCCACAGCAACTAAAGTTGCCCAATGTCTGTAGTAAGTCAAGAAAAGTTATTAAACTCTTGACAAGCTACAGGCATTTTGTTATAATAATTAATGTAAAGAGATGTAAAGAGAGGTGCATATAATGCCGAGAGGTAGACCGAGGAAAAATCAACGACAACAGGAGTTGCCGAAAAATCAACGACAACAGGAGTTGCCGAAAAATCAACGACAACAGGAGTTGCCGAAAAATCAACGACAACAGGAGTTGCCGAAAAATCAACGACAACAGGAGTTGCCGAAAAATCAACGACAACAGGAGTTGCCGAAAAATCCTTTACCTGTCATTAAAGACTCTAAAACTGAACAGGTTGAAACTAAAGCAACTAATCCTATGACAGAAATAAATATTTCTCCCTTACCAACAAAAGAAATTTTCTCCTCTTCAAAAAAGAAAAAAGAGGATGACACACCTCGATGCGTATGTTGCAAAGAACCTGTTTATTCAGGGCGTAGATTAAATCTATCTTTGCTTACAACACTTGCATCTTATCATTTTGCTGTAGAGGAAATGCAGCCTTATATTTGTAGTAGGTGTGCTTCTGATTTAGGTGAGGTTATTAATAAATGGCTCATTAATCATGGAGCAGAAGTTAAGCCATATTATAAGCCAGAATACATGGCTAAGAACTATGATGAGAATTTAAATAATTCAACTAAAAGTTTGAAGGAGGATAATTCAAATGGCTGAGACCAGTATTGATTTTATTCATGGAGAAGATGTTGCTGTATGGAGTTCTGATTATTTCACTGTAATTAGAATTATGGAGGAATATCTTAAGAATTATCCTGACGAAGTAAGTGTTGTATCTGACTACAGTGATAGTGATGGGCAGAACAGATGTTTGACTATTAAGGTTCCTGCTAAGTGGATGAGAAACCCCAAGCCTCCCAAGAGTCGTAATTTGACTGAGGAACAGAGAGAAGCCATGGTAGAACGTGGTAAGAGAATTGCTGCTTCGAGATGGGGAAACAAGGAATAACAAGAAAGAATATATAGATATAATATATAGATATAAGAAGACCTGACTTTTATAAGTTGGGTCTTTTTTGTTTTGCAATTACGCTTTGAGGGTACAAGATGAATGAAAGATGGGTGGCTTATAAATAAATTATTTATATTTGAGCTTCAATTTTAAAAGATGGAGTTGGAGTAGTGTAATTTGATGGGTGGAAGATGAAATTGATTTTAAAATGAAATTTATAAAGAATTGATTATAATGAAATGGAGAGATGAAATTGCTGGATGAAATTGCTGGATATTTGCTGAATATTTCTTGGGGAAAGATGAAAGTAGCGAAGCGGGAAAAAAGTTCCTTTGTGGCGATTTAAAAAGACTCCCCCGTTGCATTTTAAAAAGGGTGGGTGGGCTGGGAGGAATAAGGGATTGAAGACCATAGTGGGACCTTCGCATCCGACGAACCTAAAAAAGTTTGGCCCTTTAATGTGGGTTTATTGAAAGGAAGGCGTTTCTCCTTTCGATTACCGATTTTTAATTTTTTGGGGTGGTGGTGGAGAAAGGAAAAAATCTCCCCTTGAATAAGGAAAAATTCCCCATTAAAAGGGAAGACAGATTCTCACTGAGTAAGAATCTTAACTTATAGCCACTGAGTAACTATAAATGCTAAGAAGTCTAACCCACCCTCCCTACCAAGACTTCACTTAACGGACACAAATTGAACCAATGTCTTCATAACGAACGACTTTGTATTCTTCTCGATTATTGTCACGAAGATGAATTTCCTGAAGTCGTTCATTCCATGTTACATAATCGCACCACATATCAGTGCCATCTTTAAGATAAACCTGAGTCACTGGATGTTCCCTCCTTATTTTCTTCCAAAAATATTTTTGTTGTTCACAGAAATGCTCGTATTCATATTTTTCATCCCTTCGACGGTATTCTTCATAATACTTTTTAGCCATAGCTAAAGAGTCAATAGACTTACCATCTTTAAACTTTC